CCTCAAGATTTGCGATCATTTCGTGATTAACTGTTAAATAATTTTTGATGTCAAAAATATCAAGTTGAACCAACTCAACATCACTAATTGGTTCCTGAATAACATTTCTCAAAAAATCGATGTCGTACGAAATGATATTCATGTCATGATTAATATTTTTAGCAGTATCGCTCATGTACTCAGATAGGCCACCATCAAAAGTGCCGAATTCCATTACATATGAAGGCCGTTCGTGGTCAATGAGCATACGCATCGCATTCAAAAACATTGGGTCATGCATTATTTGTCTATTTTTATACCTGTTACTACTCACGCGCCCATAGTTCATCAACACCGCGATATCAGAATCTGTGTAAACGCCAGAAAACTTGCGTTCACTAGATGATTTTAGGTGCTTTTCTAACATCTTTCAATTATACTTGAACTCACATTGCCATCACGTTACGAAACGGAATTTATATATGACCATTATCACTCTTGAACCATGGGAATACGTGCATGCGTGCAATGTTGGCATAGCAAGATTTGCAGCAAATTGGGGAAAACAAGATGCTCCACATTATAAAAAAGAATTAATGGAAGACGATAGAACGGCAACAGTCGCATCTGCTATTTGTGAACTCGCCGTAGCAAAAGCAACTAATCGTTTTTGGAGTGGGCATGTATGGTCAAAAGAAGAACATAATAAATATCGAAATGTTCCCGATGTCGGCAGAAACATTGAAGTACGGCGTGTACGCAAAGGAAACACTGTCGCAGTGCGGAAACACCAATTAGGAAAAGGTTTAGTTCTTTTTGCCGCCCAACCCGAAGTACCAGAATTTATTAATGTTGATATCTGGGGATGGTTAGATTACGACAAAGCATGGGAATTAGCAGAACCAGCACATTATGCTCCAGAAACAACTCGCCTACTCAATAAAGAACATTTAAAAATAGATTTGCCATAAAAGAAAACTTGTTTAGATATTTATATTATGATGAGCGATATGAGTAAACCAATTTTTGTTGCATCTATTGCCAAGAATGAAGAAAAGTATGTTAAAACTTGGGCAGAAAGTGCCAAGGGTGCAGACGGCATATTCCTTCTCGATACTGGCTCAACGGATAACACTGTTTCAATAGCCAAAGAATGTGGCATTACCGTATTTGAACAAACGTTCAATCCATGGCATTTCGCTAACGCACGAAATCATTTACTTGATTCACTACCAGATGTTGATGCATGGATAATCAACCTAGATTTAGATGAACAACTAGTAGGTGGCTGGATTCAAGCATTAAAAAATTCACCAGATTGGGCAACACGAGTACGTTACTCATATACCTGGAATTGGCTAGAAGACGGAAGCCCGGGCCTGGTTTATCATGGAGACAAAATAGTTAGACGCCAAATGTTCAGATGGAAAGGCGCATGTCACGAAGTCAACGTACAAACAAGTGGGGAAGAACGCCACCACTTCACTAACGAATTTCAAATACATCATTTCCCAGACCAATCTAAATCACGAAGTTCCTACCTCCCCCTATTACTGCAAGACATAGAAGACGATCCAGAAAATGGTCGGCAAACCTACTACACGGCACGAGAACTGTTTTTTAACAACAGATACGAAGAAGCAACAAAACTATTTGAACGACATTTAGTAATGGAAGATTCTAAATGGAATGCAGAACGTGCTTATTCAATGCGATTCCTTGCAAGAATGCATCCACATAAAACGGAATTTTGGCTTCTGCGTGCATGTGGCGAATATCCAGAAGGTCGTGAACCAGCCCTTGATTTAGCGCAACATTACCTTAATAATCGCCAGTGGCTAGGATGCTATTGGGCTGCAAAGCGAGCCCTAGCAATTACTGCGCGAGAGTCTTTATATCTTACTGAAGCAAAATCATGGGGATATTTTCCGCATGACCTAGCCGCGCTTAGTGCTTATTATCTAGGTTTTTACGACGAAGCAATCAAACATGGTTTAGAAGCGCTGAGTTTTCATCCCGAAGATGAACGTCTTCTAGATAATCAATACTGGTATGAGAGCGCAAAAACTTGCGTCAATGTTGTTATACCAACAAAAAGTAATTTTGAAGGGCTTATTGCTTTATTACAAGATTTATGCATCGATAAAAAAGTTGACAAAATATGCGTAGTTGCCGATGGACCTCACGTATTTGACAATCTTCCAGAATTGCCATACGACTTAGAAATCAATAAATCTATTCAATTCATTACTGCTGAAGAAGGCAAAGGAATCCAGTATTTATGGAATTTAGGTATGAATACTGTTGGTAGAAAGAACCATATAGCATTCTTGAACGACGATGTGCGACTAGATGAATCTTGCATTAGTTCGCTTTGCGAGACACTAGATAGAAACGAAGCAATTGGTCTTGTCTGCCCAAACTACACAGATATCAAGATGAACGACGATAAGCAAGTTTTTGATACCTGCCGATCACGATATGACGGCACTGGTGGCATGGCTGGTTTCGCTATGGTTCTACGTTCAGAACTCGTCAAAGCATGGTCGTTCGATGAAGGGTACAAATGGTGGTACGGCGACGACGATTTAGTTAATTGGGTGAATCATAATACGCCATACAAAACTGTTATTTCACATAAAACACACTGCGTCCATGCTGATAGTATGACCATAAAGACGAATAAGCCAGTAGACTTTGAAAATATTGTTGAAGAAGACAAAAAACGTTTCATCATGAAATGGGGAGAGAACAATGCACGCTGAAGTGTTTGAATGGGTAGAAAGTTCATTCAGAAAATGGAGAGAAATTCACCCAAACGACAACTATGAAGTTATCGAAATTGGCAGCCTCAACATTAACGGCACTATCAGAATAATTTTTGCTGATGCCAAAAACTATTGTGGTGTTGATATGCAAACAGGTCCTGGAGTTGACCTAATAGCAGATTCCGCATATTGGTTAGCCCCAGAACCAGTAGACATAGTTGTTTGCTGCGAAGTTTTTGAACATGCTCAAGAGTGGCGAAGAATCGTAGAAATGACTTACAAAAACCTGAAACCAGGCGGAATTTTTATTGGCACCGCTGCAGGCGAAGGCAGATTCCCTCACTCGGCAATTGACGAAAACCCAATTCGTGATTGGGAATACTATGCAAATATCGGTGCCCGCGATATGCGATGGACTCTAGAAAGAAACAATTTCAAAAACGTCATAGTAAACACAATCAATAATGATGTTCGTTGGAGCGCACACAAATAGCATTTTACAAAAACACCATAAAGGGAAACATGGAACTTGCAGAAGAACAATTAAAACGCTTTTGGGCAAAAGTAAATAAAGAAACGGACAATGGATGCTGGGAATGGACCGGAGCGATAAGCACTAGAGGTTACGGGCAGTTCGGTGTGAATAAAATTGCCAAATCAACACACAGAATCAGTTACATCATGCACAAAGGTGAAATCCCTGACGGACTCATGATTTGCCACACCTGCAATAACCCTCCCTGCATAAACCCAAATCACCTTTACGCCGGAACAAGCAGTGACAATATGAAGCAATCCGTTCGTGAAATGCGTCATTTTGAACAGTCAAAAACACATTGTAAAAATGGGCATGAGTTTAATCAAGAAAATACATTTCTTCGGGATCGAAAAGGCCGCGGGATTACTCGTGTTTGTAGGTCTTGCAAACGTGATGCTGAAAGAAAACGTAGAATTTTTAAAAAAATTAAAATTCACACAACAGAAAGTTTCCACACGGACACTAAAGAAATCAAATGAAACTTACAGATGAACAACTAAAAAGATTTTGGGCAAAAGTAGATAAAAAAACAGAAAGTGAATGCTGGGAATGGATTGCTGGAAAAAATTCTCGTGGATACGGTAATTTTAAATTAAATGGTAAGACAGTCACGGCATCTCGTATCTCATGGTCATTACTTAATGGGGAAATATTCAGTGATATTTTTGTTTGCCATTCATGCGATAATCCATCATGTGTAAATCCAAGTCATTTATTTGTTTCTGATAATCAAGGAAATGTCGATGACATGATTGGGAAAAAAAGACATCGAAATCAAGTAAAAACACATTGTGGAACATGTTCACGCGAATACTCCATTGAAAATACTTATCATAGGAGCAGTGGACATAGGGTGTGCAAATATTGTTCTAATAAAGCAAGTAATGAGTATCATAAAAACAATAGAAATAAAATTAATATACGCAGAAGAAATAAATATAAAACGACCAATGACTAAGGCTCTATAGAAAATCTTATTGAGCAGTATGTTATGACGTAATGGGATGGCATCCACGCCAGATGAATGGGACTGCACTTGCGACGATGGGGTTATCAAGGGAGTTTGTCATAAGGTTTGCGTCGCTGTTATGAAACAAGCATTTCTCTGCATCAATCATCGCATCAATAAGGGTGTTGATTTGAATGTTGATTCCGCTGTTTTGTTGTTCTTGTTCGTAAGCGAGGATGTCGTGGGTGTCTCTGCTGGTCATGGTGACCAACATAGCGGCTTATTTCTGAATTATCAACGCAATACAAGAATAACTAGGGTTCTATAAAAATGCATTCCCCAGGACAATCGTCGGCAGCCTCAACAACATCATCTATTCTGTCGTCTGAGAAAGAAGCCAGGCCAGCGGAACCCTCTAAATTGCCCGCTGCTGCCGCATAAATCTTTCCGCTCTCTTGCACATAGGCAAGACCATCCGACATCATTACGAATACATCTGGGGCTATCTCCGCGCATAAACCATCTCCGGTACATAAATCTTGGTCAATCCAAACTTTCATTTACAGGCTCCGTATTCTGCATTACGCATTAAACGCTTTAGTAAATCCTTCAGGACAAGTTTTTTTGCATATCAAATCTGCGATAACAGGTGCAACTGCTGCTCCGATTGCAATACCAACACCCGCTGGCGTTGCCCACAATGCTGCTGAATCTAAACTTTTGGCTAAACAGTTTGAGATTATGTTTTTTAATAGCGTGTGGTCAATGCTCTCACTGACGAATGGTATTAGTAAAAATCCTTCCGTTATGATTTCGCTCATTGCCGCTACTGCCACGGCCTTGGTTGCCATATCTGCAACATAAAGAAGCGGCTGTGCCATAATTGATAGAGTGGTTGATGTTGCTGCACCTGCGGGTTGTGCTGGCGTAAAATAGGCAACAACCCCAGCCGAGATTGCTGCAGTCACTGCTATGTTGCAACCGTTTTCGTCCACCCAATGGTAGGCATCGATTACGCCATCTTTTACTATTTCATAGCCTGATTCTATTTTGTTTCCCAAATCAATGAGTACTGGTAGTACTTCGTCTCCCACCTCCATGGCAACCATGTCTTCAAACGTGTGGTTCTCTTCAGGATGAGCGTGGATGTACTTTCTGGCGTTTTCGGTAAGTGCGTGATAGCCACAGTCCGAACCTGGCCATTCACCACCCCAACCGTAAGACCGTACTTCATAGGGGTCACAGTCTGAGCAATGAAAAACAACTCCGATACCTTTTTGTGCTGCCATTTTATTTTCCTCCAGTAAGTAAGTCTCGGTTAACTCAAACTTTTATTTAGTTTTGAATTCAGTCCATGTTTTATCGCCAACACCAAAGTATTCGCGTGCGTATCCTGCGCTGACGATGTCTTTATTGAGACATGCCGTTGTTGGGGCATCAATATCGCCCGATGAGTAGAGTTCTGCGAGTACACGACCGTACTTTTCGTTTTTATCAACGATGGTTTTGATGAAAACACTTTCGTGGTTATGGAACCAATCTTTTGTGAATTCCTTAGCCTTTAGTCCCATTGCCTTCTCGGTGGCATCCTTGGTGCGTGACTCCGGGGTATTGATACCGTATAGTCTGACTCTAATTTTATGGTGGACGCTGAATCCAAGGTCAACCATTAAGTCAACGGTGTCACCATCAATAACGTTAAGAACTTTTCCTGTGTACCAGTATGGGTTAATCATCCGTCTTTTCCTTTGGTCCTAAGTACATTCTGGCAATTTTTCCATCACCAAAATCTACGTGTCGTTCACCTCTGATGTAATCGTCTTTTTCAGTTACTTCATCGCCGTCGCTATCAAAGTATGCTTCAAAAATTACTTTAGGTTTTTGTTTATTAATTCCGGTATTGTCTCTCGAATTCATATCAGTTCTTACTTTCCATCCACTCGTTTATTATTTTGTGGTTTAGTCAGATACCTACGAAGATTCTCACCACTAGGAAGTTTCACAAGTTCTTCACCAGAAACAGCATTCGGGTCATCAGCAGTTACTTCGTTTCCTCGTGCATCAAAGTATATTCCATAAATAAGTTTTTCTTTTTTCTCAGCCATTATTGTCTTTCCATTCACTCGTTAATCATCGCGACCCTATTGGGGTGTGGGTCTTATAATGTAAATGCATCTGTGAGTGCATCTGTAATTGCATCTACACCTGGACTTTCATTATCTTTTTTCCATGTATCCATCCACTCATTAATCATCTTGGCTCTATTGGGATATAGGTCTTCGAATGTAACTACATTGCCGTTATCATCAGTCCCTATTCCGCCTTCCTGTTTTGAAATACAGTAATACATGAACGATTCAGCCCAGTCTTCTTCAATCATCGTATCGCCGTAATCAGTTATTCCAATACTTCCTATATCGGGGGCATGATATTCCCCTTGTGGAATATCGTATATTCTGAATCCATTTTCATCAGCAAATTTTCGTGATATCTCAGCATCTCGTGATTGGACTTCTTCCCAACTCATTGACAAATCTCGGTCAAATGAATAGATACTGTTATTCTGATAGAGGTGGGCAATCTCGTGAGCAACAGTTCTCTCTAACGCTCCCGAGGCAGAAGTACCTCTTACTCCAGCCGGATACAAAGTATAGGTATTTCCTGGACTTAACGCTGAACCCCAAGTTATAAAACCATCATTTCGCTCCGCATCATCCAATGCAGGGTCGTTAGAAATTGTTATCTGTTCCAATACTTTTTCAACATCTGGGAAAGTGGCCTTTATCATATCAAAACCACTTGCTGCCTCTGCCATTATCTTGTATGTTTCTGATGATTTAAATGTCGCGTCACTAATTTTATCTTTGCTGTCATTCTCAATTTTTGAATATGACTTCTTATCTAATTCTTGCAAGACTATTGTGTCGTTAATTTTTACTGCAATAGCAAATTCCATATCTCCTACTCCCCGCGCATCAGGGATATCAGTAAGGAGCATTGATTGCCCTTCCTTTAAAGAATCAAATTCAGGGTTCTTCCATAAATTCCATGAGTTCTGATTCAAGAAATCACTATCAACGTCATAAGAGCCACGTACGAATTGGCTATCAGTATCCCCCGCTCCTTCTGTTGGTGGAGTTGGAGTAGTTTCTGGAGGGAATAATGGCTCGCCGATATCTGTCTCATTATCGTTGTTTGAATTAGTAGATTCGCCATCACTGCCACTACGTCGGCGTTTTGCTTCTTCGTACATGCCTGCTCGCCTGGCACCCTGTTCTCGTCTCCGCTCATCATTTTTTTCTTTTGCTTTGTCTGCAGATTCTTTGGCGGCATCAATACGCGAACGTACATACTCGTTAATAGCGTCAACATCTACCGTGCTCTCTTTAGGAATTGGAGTAGTCGGTGGCTTAGTTGTAGTCGGTGGAGTTGTAGTCGGTGGCTTAGTTGTAGTGGGAGGTTTTGTTGTTGTGGGTGGATTAATTGGAGGGGTGGCTGGTCCTACTTTTGGTGGGGCAGTTGTTGTGGGGCCAACTGGTGCAGGCCCAAGACGTGGAGGAATGTCACCTTCTCCTCTTTCCTTTGGACCAACGGGTGTAACTGGTTTTGCTGGTGTAGTCGTAGGCGGCGTTGTAGTCGCTGGTGGAGTGGTTGTTGTGGGTGGAGTGGTTGTTGTGGGTGGGTTAAACTGAATTCCCGGCTGCGTTGTTGGGGGAGGACTAGAAACGGGTGGAAGTAGAACGCTCGGCTTGTCAGGCTTTGAGGGCCCACCCCGTCCTTCAGTAGGCGTATCTGAAGGAGCCTGCGGCTTGGGCGTAGCGCCTTCTCCACGTTCTTTGGGTCCTACGGGAGGTTTTGGTGCAGGCTTAACAGGCGGTGCTGTCGGTGGCGTTGGACCAGGGACAGGCGGTGCTGTCGGTGGCGTTGGACCAGGCGTGGGAGTAGTGGGCTTAGGAGTAGGCGTCGGCGGCACTGTAGGTGCGGGTGGGGTTGGAGGTGTGGGCACAGGAGGCTTGGGAGTAGGAGTGGTAGGCGTCGGGGTTGGCTTATCTTTAACTCTTGACTCTTCTTGTCGATGCAGCCATTCCGCAAAAACATTAGCCTCTTCGGCGTTATTAAACGTTCCTAAATTTTTTCCTGTTTCAAAATACTCATTCCAAGCAGCATTTCTTCCTTCTTCAGTATCGGGATTCCAGTTTTCACCATTAGGTCCTATTGTAGGTATTAATACTTCTTTACCATCAACAACTCCGGAAATACTACGTACAGTAGCCATGGAACCATCATCTAGACGTATCGGCTCTCTGTTTGATAAATCAATGTTCCCAGGTTCAATTGGCGCTGGAATAAATCTACCGTCAGTATCAATGATGCCATTCGGCAGAATGCCGGCATTCCAATTGGTCGCTTGACCTGGTTTTAATTTTCTTGCTTCTGATGCAACTAATTTACTGAAGTCTTCCCAGTTGACAGATTCCATTGCTCGTTCCAAGTTGTCGGCAGTTCTTCTTGGCTTCGTTTTGTTCCCCTCATCTTTTTTAGGGGACTGTGCGGGTCGCATGAAATCAGTTCCTTCTTGAACGCTTCCATCGCCATCGCGGTCTACTGCTTTCGGGTCATACCTTTCACCAGACGAGCCGCCGCTAGATGATGAACCTCCACCAATGGTGCGAGTGTTGGACTTGGCCGGCTTTTGTGTTGTCGAAGGTTTTTTCCCGTTAGAAGAAATCGTTGCACCAAGTTCCTTAACGGAAAGAAACTCTAACTCAACTATTTTTTTTTTGTTTTCGGGCTCGCCTGCCCCATCGACCTTTGTATTAATAACTTTAGAAACATCATCAGAATTATCAATTTTGACATATATTTTTGCAGTTTTTTCTACAATCGGTTTAGCCCCATTGATTGCTTCTCTATATCCCGCATTTCTGAAACTAGGAGTAATGAAATTTTTTGAATCAATTTCATCAACTGTAAGAGATTTTTCTTCAATAATAGAATTATCGTATTCTTTTTTCTTTTGCTTATCCTGCAATTTACGATATCTCTCAAGAAGTCGTTGACCCTTGGCAGCAAGTTTCTTGGCGGCAACTGCAGTCTGTGGGACAGGCTCTCCCCACGCCGCAGCAGAAAGAGCAAGACGCGTAGGCCGCCCATTCTCATCTTTTAGGGGGCCAGAAAGAGTGGTGAAGAAGCGCACAAGAAAAGAACCCTTACGGCGCATTTTGTCAGGAGTATCAGCGGGTCCCTTGACTCCGGGCTTAAGGTCGGCGCCTTCTTTATTCTTAAAATACTTGCGGCCAGCAGCAGTAAGACCACCCTTGGGGTCACGAAGAACGGGCTTGCTTGCCGATTTCTCTTCTGGCGAAATTGGAACACAATTAGGAACCATTCGACCGTTCTTGCCCTTCTTCATACCGACTTGCTTGTAACCGTCCCAACATAGACCACCTTTGGAGTCGCTTGATTCACGATTACCTGCACCCTTGATAGAGAACTGCTCATCTGTCTTTCTTATTTTCTTGCGACGACCGGTAATGCCCCTCCGTATAAAACCACCAGCGGTATCAAATAGCCATTTTGCATCATTAATTGTTTCGTCAGAATCGTCAGGGAACATGATGTCAAATTCATCATCATCCAATGAGTCAATATAACTATTGAATTCTGCTTCCTTCATTTCTAGCAAAGACAAGGAATTTTCTTTTCCTTCTAATTCCTCTAACTTTTTCTTTTTCTTGTTCTTGCGTCGCTCATTCAGGGTTCCTAATATGAAACCTGTCGAAACCCCGAACATCCCCTTAACTTCTTCAACGGCTATCTCGTCATCAATAGGGAACGTCTTTTCCAATTCATCATCATCCATGGAGTCGATGAAAGAATATGCTTTCTTTTCATTGTCATCACGAAACGGCGGCTTACCTACGGTTCCATCTCGTTCCACTGAACCAAATGTTCCGGGATTACCACTCGGCATAGACCCGAAAACGTCTTTAGTCTCTTCTTTGTCTTCCTCGTCCTCATCATTGGCTTTTCCATCGGTGACAGTCGGACCACCAACAACCCATGCATCACAAGTACGCGCAGAGTGACACTTGAAGTCGAACGCTTCACAGTACCCGATTTCGCCTGCTTCAACAATATCCATTGCCGTATTGCCGGCTTCATTACCCAGGGCGCCCTCAATGCAGTCTAAAATGCGTGGAGAGCGAACAAAAAGAATACAGTTGCCACAAACCTGCTTTTTAGCCTCTTCAATGGAGACACTCCAGCGGTCACCTTTTTTCTCCCAGAACTCATCGTTCGGTTCGGCAGGATTTAGGGGGCCATAACCAGCGGTGTCAATCGCGTTCTGGCGATTTTTAATATTTAATCCAATATCCTGTGTTGCTGGTGGACAAACTGGGGCAGCCTTACCTTCAGTTTCAACAACCTGAATTTTATCTATTGAATCAAACTTCACGGTCAACCTTCTTCGTCGGTGAAGCGCCCTGGCTTCTTTTTCTTCTTACGTTTTTGGTAAGCCTCATCAATGAGTATGTCTTCCAAATCGTCTGCAGAGCCCTTGTAATTTTTTGTAACTTTTTCGATTTCTTCCCAATCGAAATCATTATCATCGTCTTTAAATGTATGGCGTCCCATAGTCTCAAATCTTAAAATACTAAATGTTTACTAAATGACAAGGCCCCTCAGTTGACGGCATGAGAACCGTCTTCCGAGGGGCCGAGCCACTACTTCTTCCTCTTACGAGTTAGTTATCAGGCTGTTGGTGCTGCGTCGAAGTTGACCTTGACGAATGCTTCCGGACGCTTGACAGCAAGAGCCAAACGCTGTTCGGCAAGAATCACAATGGCGTTACGGACGAAGAAGTCGCTGTGCTGTTCGCTGATTCTAATGCTGGCCTGCTCACGGTCGTACAACTGTGCTCCGGTACCGAATGCACCGACAAGAGCGGTGCCTTCTGTCATTGCTGGGGTTTCGACGACAGGGATACGCCACAACTTGGGCTCTCCACCAAGGGCGACCGACACAGCAACGAGGTACTGGCCATTGTCGTCCTTAGCGAGTTCCATGTCTTCCCAGTCATTCGGGTGGAGAACCACGCCGGTTGGCTCGTAGTAAGCCAAGAACGACAGGGTTGCGGCACGACGAATTGCGTCGACCTTAGTATCTGCGACAGGCAAATGTGCGCCGTCCGACCAGTCGTATGTCTGGATACCCGTTGTGGTGAGAACACCCTGAAGGTTTTCGCCAGTACCGTCACCAGCAAGAATCTGTGCATCTTCTTGCAAACGGAGACCGTACATCAATTCGTTGTCGATGATTGAACGCAATTGCGGTTCGTCAGCGAGAACGTTACGGTGTGCGGCTTCCCAGTGAGCGATGGTGCGGACCGGAGCCTGCTCGCCCACAAAGGTGAAGGACGACTGCGGCTTGATGCCGAAGTTGGTGTTGTCATTGTTGCGCTGTGCAACTGCTGCAGCGTTGTTGGTGAATCCCGTCATGCGGAAGTATTCGATAACTTGAGCGTTCGTTGTACGAACGGGGAACAAGTCACGAACACGCTTGGTGCGCATTGGAGGAATAACAATCGGGTCACGCTGGATGTTGCCGAAGGTACCGGGGTTTCCGGTCGGCAATCCTGAGTACAGGTCCTTCTGGCTGTATGAGCCGGTGAGAACTGCATTGGTCGTGAATGGGGTAGGCATGTTTGCGCCGTTGCGGCCACCGTTAAGTGACTTGAATTCAGCCGAACCGACGAACTCATCACCGATTGACTTGAATTGGGTGCGCTGTGCCGAAGCACCAGCGGCGCTAGCAGCAGCCGATGCGCCAACTGACTGACCTGAAGCCTGATTACTCCATGCATCGACTTCGCGGAATGATTCAAGGCCCTCGATGAGACTCTTGATTTCCTTGATGTCGCGCATGTTCTTGTCAAACGCTGTCTTTTGGTCGGTTGATACAACGACGGTGCCGTCTTGAATCTTGAATGAGTCTGCGATGGCCTTATTATCGGACATCTTTGAACGGAGTGCGCTTTGCAGTTCGTTCAGACGTGAAGTGTCTTCTGACATGTTAAACCTCTTGGTTTCTAGGGTTGGAGTGGATGTATTTTTTTGCTTGTGGCTTAGGTAAGCACCCAGCCCTAGATACTAAAATACATCACGTAAACCCTGCTCAATGCAAGAAATACACTTTTATGGTACTTTTTTATTTTAAGTACTCTAAATTGTCAGATTTAGTACAATATTACTCTTTTTCGTCTTTTACGACGGTGCCGTAGATGCGCTCAATGCGGCCATCTTCATACTCTAATTCTGCTTCAATATGGTGGGCATCAGGACTGTCTTTGGGCACAACGTTGCCATCGATATCCGTGGTGACTTGACTAATAATCTTGTAATTGGGTTTTTTATTTTTGGCCATTTTCGTTCCTTTTGTAGAGTATGAAACTTATCAGAGCAAGATTCGCAATGATGCCAATTATTCAAATTGAGCAAGAAAATCTGAGCGTTTCATTACTCCATTTTTAGGCTGGTTTTCATTTGCTTTGGGGTCGATGACAGGCTTTATTGTTGCTGGGTTGACGGCCAGCGACCGGCGGTGTTTACGCCTATCGTATTTATCTTCTTTTTTCTTTGCCGTATTTTCTTTTGGAGTGTCTTTGAAACGTTCTTTTTCTAGTTGTTCAATACGAACTTTTGCTTCTGACATATCGTCAAATATGCCTAGGTGCATTCCAGTTTCGAAGTATTTGTTAATTGCTCCACTCTCAGTCAGTAGTTTGCCGCCCTCAGTAATTGTGGGGACAACGATAACTTTTCCAGCATTCCGGAAAGCCATAGGTTTAAATAACTCTACTTCACCATTCGATAATTTAATAGTCTTACGAGAAGAAACATCGATATTACCTTCAGATGAGTTACTGGGTGATTTATCTTTCTTGATATCCAACTGCTTAACAACGTAATGTGAAGGCTGACCAGTCTTGCGAGCGGAAGCAGAAGCAGAAGCAGCCCTGCGAGTATTCGCAACAAACTGCTCGCCACGCTTACTGCCCTCTAGTTTCTTAGCAACGGTAGCCTTACGTTGAGCGGCAGTTAATCTAGTCCACGCTTTAGCGGGAAGATATCTGCTCATTTTGCCCTTACGATAAGCGGGTTTCCCATCAATAGTAGTCCATCTCTCTTTAGTCCACTTACTTAGAGAACGTTGACTCTTTGAAGGCTTACCCCTATATCCGCCTCCCGCCTTGCGATAGGCAAGAGCGAGTAGTTGCGCTTTTCTGGCAGACCATTGACCGGGCCTACCGCCATCAGAGCCGTTCATAATTCTTTTTTTCAAATTATTTCTGAGTTCTGGTTTTGTGTAATTTAAGTTAGAAAGAGATTTCTTTTTGGGGATATTATCCAAAAAATCCTTCGTTGCCTTTTGTATCCAATCGGGCGTTTCTCCATAGGTAACGTCACGAGCAGGAACAATCATGCCTGTTCGTTTGAGTTTTGGTTTGCGCGGTAGCAATCTATTGGGAAGGTTTTCTGTCATTTGCTTTTTTGCACAACCCCATCAGGGATTACAGCCAAACGGCATTTTGCTTCTGCTTCTACTGGGAGGGCAATAATTTTGCATGTTGTGCCGCCTTCCCACATGACGCAGTTTGCGCATTTGACACCAATGTCTTTGACATCATTTTTTGATGGCGGGGAGTATCCTGCCCATACGCCTTCGCCGTCTTCATCAAATTTTCCATATTCTTGAGTGATGGAAATTAGTGCTTCAGCAAATTTTCTTTCCTGTGGGTTGAGTGTTTTAAATGACTCGTTTGATGGAGAGATAACGAGGTTGACCTCTCCTGCCATCAGTCTTTGTGCTGGGGTGACTTTCTCATTCATAAATTACCTCATCTAATAATGTGTTGAGTTTATTTTTTTTGACTACTCTTAAATTTTAAAACAATATTTCGCATTCTGTTGACAGCCTTGGAAACTAAAGTTTCTTCTTCGATGCTACTAGCCATAGTTGACAAGGCATATTCTGCAGCAGTAATCCTCTGGTCACCTGTATATCTGCCATTTTTAGGATTTGGTATCTGTCTCATTACTACTTCTTTCAATTTCGTTCTTCAAATTCGTCATAGAACCATCTGGGCCAAAGGCGTTGTGATAATCATCATTTGCCAGTTTAAGCAATTTTGACTTATCTAACTTTTTAACACCCTTAGATTCTCTTTTGCCCTTACTCATCAAAATCCAGACTCCTCGTTGTCGTATGGAATACCAAGAGCCTCAGCAATACTGCGCGACCTCTCCTGATTAAAGCCATACTTTTTCGACAACTCATCATCAGTCAAACCGCCAACAATATTCAATTCTGCGGGAGTTTCTGCATTTGAATTGGTTTTTGTTATTTTTCTCATAATCATTATATTATTCTACATCCAAATCAAAAAGTCCAGCAACTTCATCCCAATCAGTTGGCTGATAATTAGAAAGTTGCATCCTGAACCTTTCCCAAAGTGCTGCCTGAAGAGCAGAGGGAGGAATATTATATTTTATTGCTGCATTTCTTATCAATTCAGCAAATATGGGGTATAAACCAATTTGTCCACCCAATTTTTTGCTTTGTGGCGTTGCTTGGAACATCGCTTGAACGTTATTTACTTTCTTGCCGTCGGGTCCCTTTATGTTCAAATGTTCGGCAAGTGTTAATTCTTGCCCTTTATATAATATTTTTACATCTGGAGGAACCATCATTTTATACATCCATGTATCAATCGTCACTCTAGTTCCATTTGGGTCTACGATATTAGAATAAAAAGAACGGACTTTGGGCCCTTTAAGCACATCATCTATTGAATTTTTATCTCTCAAAATAAAAATTGATTTTTTAATATTCGCAAGACCATCAACACTTCCGGCTTTAAGAAAACCAAGATTCAAACCTATGAGTATTTCTATTTCGTCATCGTTAAATTCAGAAGGTCTAATTTTTCCATCGCCAGCACGAGCAAGGAAAATCTCAACTTCTTTTTTTGAAATTTTTAACTTACTTAATAATTCTTCTGTTATCTCAAAATCTTCATCAGCAGCAAAAGTTCTTAAAATTAATTTTGCCGCCTTGATATTTTCATTCACTTCCCTCAAAGGAGATAACGCTGCCATTACGGCGGCGCCCTGCTCGAAAGTTATAGAAGTACCATATCTATTATTTAAATCTTCGACCATATCTCTCATTCGACGATTAACGAATGGGTACCATCTTTTACCAATATCGATATTAGTTCTAGTTAAAGTTTTTAAAAAATCATCAAGAGTCTTTTGAAACATTTCCCTAGAAAGACCCATCTCTTCCATTTTTGACTCCATGGCTTGAATGAATTCTGGAGTAAGTCCATCTTCGTCAATTCCCTGACGACCAGAAACAATTTTGCCTCTTATTGCTCTGCGTGTATCTTTAGGCTTGGATGCTGGTACTCCTGCGCCCTTACGTCTTGAACGCGAGCCACCAGAAAACATGAAAGCATCGCCATCATCGGAAACCTTATAAATGCCAGTGACCTTGCCTCGTTCCACCCTAGATGACGTCATTGATAGTTCATTACGGGGGAACGTGTCGCTACTAAGGCTCGCTGGAGATGTGTCCTCAATTTGATACATATAGAGAGGCCCGTTACTATCTTTATATCTGCCAGAACTAGCAAAATCTTCGATTCCTCTAGTCACATCAGCAAAATTGGGAGATGCGTAAACCACTGAAGAATCATTGAAATCTATCTGACTAGAACTTTCATTCTCCTTGCCAGACTTACGAGGTGAAACAATAAAGTCGCCGATGTCTAGTCGTGTATTCGTTGTGTGATATTTACGTCTAGTGGAACGAGAACTTGTCGGCGGTTCAATATGTTCCATAACATGAATTTCTTGTTCAATATCCTTGCGTGTTATTGGGTCGCGCATAGTTATTGTTTTGACTGAAGCGACCCTAAAGTTTCCACGAATGATTGCTTCTACTGGGCGTTCATTAAATTGGTCCGCAACGATAGTTTTTCTATCATCAAAAACTAGCCCCTTGGTATCACTGGGCAACTGAACAATGATTTTCTTAGGCATTCCTCCACGAATACCTAAATTGGTTAATTCATCAATGTTGTACTGTGCCGCAACATCGGCCCTAAATGCTGCTGAAGCAGCCCTAAAATTCAATTCGCTGCCAACACCAAAATTTATGCTATCGAAAACATCTGGCGTTAATCGCATCGAACGATACAGGGGGAGTGGTATGGATTTTCCGGCGATAGTAACTTGACCAGAAATAGTGGGAGCATTTTCAAGAGCACCATCAAGCACTCGTGCTATATTCATAAACCTGTCGTCGACGTATTGAGTTCCCTCTGGAGGCTTGAGACCACCAAGAATACGAGCCAACATTCTACTGTCACTAAAACTACCTCGCCAAATATTCATTGCATCCAGCAATGCCACCTGTGTTTTGAATTCGGCACTATCAAGGATTTTTTTACCCTGAGGTGTATTTTTATCGGGCCATTTACTAATTTCCTGCACGACATTTCCTTCGATTTTCCACGTCCCGTTAGAAAACCCACTAGAACGCCGTGAGAAAGAACTGTCGCTTACTGTTTCTATAACTTCCTTATCGGTTGTATTAGTTTCGTATGTTGATAAAAATTCTTTAAGCATTCCATGAAGATTAGGGAACATATCCGAAAAACGGACCATTTCATTAGTATCTTTATTTCTGAATAAACCACTATTCCGCAAGTCTGATATATACAATTTTATTGTTTCAGCAAAATCTTCACTATCACTTGTGCCGCCATATTCTGTTATTCCTTTTTTCCCTTTACGTATATTTGGGACGGCAGAATCTCTAGAAATTGGAACAAGTATTTCGTCATCAAGTAATTGTCTAAATGTTTCAAAAGTTTTTTTATCACTTGCTCTTGCTTTTAGCCATCTATTAGATTCATTAACAAATGATTTTTTATAGTTTCGCCCACCATCTCTATCAAGGATATGCCCGAGTTCGTGCGCTAATACATCGCTTAAATGACTTTCGGTATGTCTATTTAAACTATAAATTGCAATAAAATTGCGTGGTTCTTGGCCAAGGCCGTTAGAAATTTGCGTAACAGCCTGGCCGTCTACATCCACCCATGGCAAGAATAGACTTTTTTCACTTGCATGTATGAAACTCATTTTTGAAACAGCGCCATCCGGTAAAACTGCATGCAATTTTTGCATCTGATTACGAATAATATCTAATTTTGAATTAATTCTATTAGATATTTCCTGTGGGATTCCATTACCAAGAACCATGCTCGTTGATAACTCTTCAAATTCACTTTCGGAAATATCAACCGATATAAAGTGTCCATCGCGACTAAGTAAATTGTTTGGGACTAAATGTTTTACGGCAATACCAAACTCAGTTTTTTGTGAACTACTTGGACTTAACGCGGCATTTTTGAAAAGAAAAACATTTATCTCTGGGTTGTCCATGGTATATCTTACTAATTTTTGAACGCTTCCAAATCGTGGCTCTTCGACATCGAATATTCCATCAGGTATTAAAGTTGATTTAGAAGGAACTATACGACTAGAGCGTGAACTATTAATAGCATTGAAATCACCCGTAGTTATCGCTTTAACTAAATTTTCAAGAGGCTCATCAAAACTATACAATGTTCCTATAACGTCATCAAAAAATTGTGCCCTATTTGGAAACAGTTGAGCAAATCTGACGTTTGTGCCCAATTCTTCATTTATAACAAAACTGCCATAGAATTTATCTATCAAATACATTGCCAATGCTTCAGAAAAATCCTCCCGAACATCAGTTGTGCCATATAAACTAACAGCCTTCTTGCCAGAAATAAAACTCATGCGTGTTCTTGTTTCAGGATGAATTAATGCATTTTTTAAAATCATACTATGAGCGACCTGGCTATCACGCTCCACTGCAGCCCCCCATGCTATTGAATCGCTGAAATACATTGGCTTTTCGGGAGAGTCGCCCAGCATCTGCGTAGCAGTTGGATGAACCATGTAATACATAGGTGGTATTGGGTCAATCATATGGCCATGTTCATGAAAGAACGTTCGCATTGTTTCAAGTGATTCAGTAGGTGTATGGCCGTTCCAAAAAGTCATTGATTTTTGAGTGTGACTAGCATGTGCATCCACTGTAACTATTGTTTTTTGCCCATCCGGATAAGTGAATTCGTCTATAACCTCTTGTTCAAACAAAGAAATCTGTTTAGGTTTAGTTATATTTGATGGAAGTATCGAGTACATAAAATCAATAGCATCATCAATGGTTCCATCTTCACCAGGTATTTTTACAAACCTGTCTGATATGCGCTGTTCTATGGATGCGGATAGAGGCTTCCCCGTGCTGATACTTTCACGTAATTCAACAGATTCTTCGGGTGACAAAATTGTGAATAATACTTGTCCACTTTTTGTCATACGGACTAATCCATCAGATATTCCTTCAATGTGATGAAAATTTTTTATTTCATCTGAATAATCTCTGATAAGTAGCATTTCTCCAGGGTTGAGTCCACCAACTTCGGGTACTGCCCATAATGTTTCATAACCATGTACTTTAAACCTATGCGTCGTAGAAGGATAGTCAACATCACCAACAACGGGATAAGGACCGACTTGGCTTAAGGCCTTCTTATTTACCCTATTCTTTTTTCCTAGGGAAGGGAAGAAACTGAATTCGCGCTTGGAACGCGAAGTGTCCGTCAATGGCTCTATTGCATTTGGCTGCAATGGACCCCAAACACCGTTATCGCTAATTTCTCCTGCAATACTTCCTTGAGGAAGAACCCACAACGGGTGAATTCTCATGTTTGGTATATGTTTCTTATCTTGTTCCGATGGGGCGAATGGGGGCCAAGCATCTTCTCGCTCCAAGTATCTTTCCCTCATATGATTTTTATTGTAGTAAACGCCATCTGCGGTTTCTCTCCACGGCCATTTATCTAAATCTTTTGTAATGATTAAAGCCGGACGATTCTCATTAATTCGCATAGGAAAAATAGTTGTAGGAATATAGGAATATCCTGCAGCAAATGCCGCATGAAGCCTATGGTTGCCTTCTGATACGTATGCTCTGCCCGTTGTCGGGTCGTACGCAATATCAATCGGGCTTCGGAATCCATTCGATAGAAGTTCTTGTCTCAATTTTTCAACGCGTTCTTCAAAAATAATCTCCCCATCATCATTTGGCATATTCCCAGGGAGTTTCATTAAGTCTCTAACGGAAACAAAAGCAATGTCATTGCCTGGAGATAGAGGATGCTCTATGCGTATAGATGGGGAATTCCCATATCTAGCAGAGCCAGTTTTGCCTACCATGTCTGGATATAAAATTCGTGGGTCTGGCCCAGTGAAGGTTAAACTCACAGGCCGAGCAACTTCTTGCGACACTACTGTTGGAATTTGACCTGGTAGTGCAGGTCTTTCCCATTGAGTGCTGTCTTGCACCATGCCGTCGTTGTCGCCATCGAAAGCATTAGGGTCAAATGGTTCGTTGACGCCACCAAGGGATGGTCCTAGTGACTTGGTTTTTGGTTCTTTATCATCAGGTTTAACTATTTCGTCTTCGCCGTTTAATGGTGAGAATGGATATTTGCCTGAGCCTATGTTGGCTAGTTTCCTGATAGCGTGCGTTATTGTTCCCCATGCGTGAGCATCGGTTTCAAAGGATGCGGTAGCCATTGGGCCTACATCGCCTATTTCGACGACAGTTCTGTCATCGATTAATTTGTTCACGTAGTATTCAACGAGTGGAGAATCCGTAACAAAAGAAGCATTGTCATAAGTGGCGGAATAGTCTTTATCCCCTATTGTGAAAGTCCAGTTCATGTTCATATTTTTGCTATTCCATCCCTAGACATGATACCAGCAGTTATTAGGACACCTATCACTAAAGCAAGATGTTCGTAGTCAGGAAAGTCCGTACCGGTATAGGTGTCTGCTAAAACTTCGATTCCAGTGCTGAGAACCTCTGTAGCAAAATCTTCTGGTTCATCTCTAGGATAGATTCGCCCAGTATATCTCTTATCAAATTCATCTTCTATATAATAGTCACTACTCCTATAATCGCGAACTCCGGGTGCTGGCTGTCGTATACCAAGAGTCGCCGAGTATTGCCAGTAGACGGCATCTTCAAAGTCTAAATCAACCATTCTCTCTTCTACGGAAGAACCTTTCTCGCCCCTTAAGCCGCGGTTATAGAGAAACGCTTGCTCAGCCATTGATGCAAACGGAAAATAAGTTGACATCATGTGCATAAATTCATGCAAGTTTACTTTTTGCTCAAAATTTGTTGCTATCTGCCGAGAACCCTTCTTCCAATGGCCAGCCCTATCACCGACTTCATCGACAGTTAATGCACGAACCGTATGAGGATTATTTTTTAGAAAAAGATTTAATAACTGAATAATTGGTTCGGGAACAATTTCACTAATATGTTGTTTAAATTTTTCAACATTTGCTTCAGTCGTCTTCATGGAGCCATCACCTATTGTTGGCTTACTTACGTCCAATAAAGAATCTTTTGAAGGAGATATGCCCATTTCTTCTAATATGTTAATTAAAGATTTTTTAAATTCTTGAGAAAATGTCAGTGGCTTATCAGCCAATAATTCATCAATTTCTGCTGATAATGATGAAATTTTTTCTAGAATATAATCACCTTTTTTAACTTTTGCCTGCTCTAAATCTTCCCGCAATTTTTTTAATTTATCTTTTTCTTCAGGAGAAAGCACATCTATTAAATCAGATAAAATTTTTTGTAATTCCTTATTTAGTTCTACCATTTTTTGCATATAGTCATTCCATTTTTGACTAGTGCTACTTTCTGGCACCTTGCGAGCAATCTCTTTCAGGGCATTTAAGCCACCCATCATATATTGCTCTGCTAAGTCAGGATAATTTTTTTCCAAATCTTCAAAAACATCACGTAAAATTGTTTGCATCTCGTCAATTATTTCAGTACGTCGCCCCAAAAGAGACATAGCATTATCGCGACTCTCATCTGATACATGATATGAATTTAAATAAGCATCAATATCCTTGCTGGATATTTCAAAAGATTTTAATGCTTTTTGAAAAGTTTCTTTTATCACGCCATTGCCAGATTTGCCCGCAAACAGCACGGTCAATGGAGTGGCGAAAATTAGAGAGCCATCTTCTCTTCGCGCATTTCTGACAGGTTTTTTAGTTTTTGAATCATACTTCCAATATCCTGTAGGAAATATTTTACGAAGCAGTGCTGGACGTTCAGTTTCTACTATTCTTTCTTCAATATCTTTTATCACTTCAGAAATTTTGGCGTTTTGCAAAAGGCTAATTTCATCCATAATTTCATTTGCAGTAACTGCTCGCGAATTTACTTTAGATGGAATTACGGCGCCACCGGAATTAATAATTTCCCCTAAATCCCTAGCGTCAATATGGCTCATGCCGGTTTGACGTTTGACATCATCCATTTTTTCTTCATCTAGTTTTACTTCTATATCTCGATACTGTAGAAGTATTTTTCTTGAAATAGGCAATAGTTCTTCATTGATTATTCTAGAAAATTCTTTTCCACTTTCAGTAGTCAAATCTTCTATAATGATTTCATCATCGTATATTGGGTCAATGGGCTTAGTGGCAACATCATTTAATTGGTTAATCAACTTCTTCCTAACAGCCATCGATTCATCAAGTGATTGTTGCAATCTCACTAAGTCCTCTTTAATTACTCCCGGTATTTCACGAGAAGATTTTTCATATTCTTTAATATTTTTTTTCAGCCTATTTATCTGATTAACAAAAATATTACTTTCTTCCCCATCTTCTTCATCGATGGCCTTGAAAACATCTGACTGAAGTAAATTTAAAAGATATTTATTGACAATATAGTTCACATCTTCAGACCTAGTCATTGCAATTTCATTAAAATCAGCATCCGGGCTCAAGTCTGGATGATTACCAAATAATTCTTTAGCCGTGTCATAAAGTTGTCTCGCAAAATTACCCCTTTCTTTTGAATCTTCATCAGCATAACGCATTTCCCATTTTCTAGCCCAGGTAACAAGCCCAAGTTTTTCAGTAACTTCTCTTTGAGTCTCTCTGTACTCTTCAAGACGGCCCCTTGCCTCTTCGAGCATTTTTTTTCTATTCTCCCTAGAACCAGAAAGAAAATTCATCAATCCTTGGACGACCCTCATCCCAACATCCCTAATTCGCTCTTCTGCCTTCATCATCGAAGGTGAGCCTATGGTGTATTTCCCTTTTGGAATGGGGTATTTAGTTTCCCCCGGTCCTTCCCCTGGTTCGAACACGTCAACGGTAACTAACTCGGCATCCTGTATCTCGCGCCACTCATCAACGTTTTGAACTGTTTTTCTAACATTGCGACCAGAGCCAAACATAAATTCTTCCCCAAATTTATTTATTTCTTCTAAGAATTCGGGAGTTAGAATTTCTAAAAGTTCATCAACGATATCTTCTAAGGTAATATCCGAGACTGGGACTTGTTCCGAGGAATCATTGGGCGTGGCGATTTCCTCAGTGTTGTCAATATCAGAGGACGCAGTAATCTCTCTTTTTGACCCATCCCTCATCTTGCCACCAGAGATACTAGGCGTTCCAGGTATTCCCGGGCGCTCCCAAGGAGTACCATCCTGAACTATGCCATCCTCATCCCCATCGAGGGCATCTGGGTCAAAAGGTTCATTGAGACGACCAATAGAGCCGCCTAGGGCTTTCGTTGAAGGAAGATAGAATCTCGTGGAACGTATACGGGGGCGCATTGTAGTATTTTACTTTACTTCGCGTGCCCTAATGGCATCCCGAATATCTTTAGGGGCGGTTTCTACCCAAGATAGTTTATTTGCCTCAGTTAAATACTCGTCAAATTCAGGGCTATCTTTCGCTACCCCAATAAGTCTTGCCAACTCTTCAAGATTGCTTGCATCTAAGTCAAATTGCCTGTTGGTTAAAGTATTCTCATTGACGAATATCGGTTTATTGTTTTTACTCATTTGTTTACCTTAGTCTTCGTAGTCAAAGTCATCGTCATCGTCGTCGTAGAGTGAATCTAAGTCAAAGTCAGAATTTTCTTCGTATGACGCTGGGTCCATTAACCATTCTTCCGCATTCTCAACATCATCAATATTCTCTGGCATATTGAATATTCTGGCATTCACCGGCGCCGCCACTAAAACTGCTTCCCACTCAGGCAAACATCCAATCCCTGTTGTTGAGAGGGATAAGACTTGCTCTGCGGGTACGTTTGCTACTGCAAGAACATTTTCGTTACCCTCTTCCAGGGGGGACGCAAATTTCATAGCCTCCCATGATTTTGTAGCCCACGAAGAAAGCGGACGTAATGTAAGAGGTTTCTCTACCCCAACATTATTTTCTTTCCAATCAGGATTGGTGGAATTCATATCTTTTATGAGTTGACTATTCTCGCCAACTGTCATACCTCTTGCAACAGACAATGACTGAACATTGAGTTCTTTGAGCATTCTCTGAGTTTCTTCATACTGTATGCGCAGGAATTCGCGTTGAAGCATCCCATTCATGTCCACTTCTTCGTCTGTTCTTTGTTTCATAGATTGAGCGTTAAGACTCTGCCCAGAAAGAGGTAACAAATCTTCTGGATAGTAACTTCCATCTTCCAAGCCGAATTCCTGAATGGCCATGCGCTGTAAAGCCATTGAGCGAGGAGAATTATTAGAACTATTAGCCCACTCGTTAATATATTCACTAGCCTTATTAATTGCCAAAACATCAATTTTTTTATCAAATGATTCAGATTTCTTCTTACTTCTATCAGATAGCCACTCAATAGACTCTTTAATAAAACTTTTCTGACTTGGAGTAACTTTATCCATAGTGCCAGACATAAGTTTTTGTAACTTCTGTCTCTTTTCCTCAATGTCATCGCCTTTAAGGGCTTCAGTAATATCCGACCATAAGCCATGAGTAGGGGCAATTGAACTCAAGAGCAAACTTTGTAAAAAGTCGTCATCTTCGCGTGCTCTCTCAGCAAACTTACTCCCAATGCGTTCGGAGATATGTTTTTTCAATTCAGAACGAATAGTCTCATTGTCAAGAAAATCAGAAACTTCCCATAGTTCTGTATCTGAGTCTCTATCTTTTATCTTCTTCAACGTCTGTAACTCTTGACTTCTTAACCCAAGTTTCTTAGGGCTCCTTTCAACAATTGCATGAAGGGAATCAACGAAATCAAATCCAGACTCATCAACGACGGCATCATTCTCTAATGGGGGCGGCAATGGGTCGGGTAAGTTCAAGGGGCCTCGCGCTGAACGTGAACTACTAGGGGTCTGAACAGAACGCACTCCTTCTAGTTCAATCGGCATAATAGAAGGCTTCACGATATTGCGAGCACCCCTAGGAACAGATGGTGTTGCTGGGCGCTCCCATGGGGTTCCTTCTTGGACCAAGGCATCCATATCACCATCAAACGCATTGGGGTCAAAAGGTTCTCCAGCCCTTCCAATAGAACCACCAAGAGATTTCTTACCTATTGTAGGCATTAGTAATCTAACTTTTCTTGGCAAAGTCTTTAACCATAGTTTATTTTTAGTAGAACTATATTCGTATTTCATAACACACCTCCTCCTTGGCAATAAGTAAAATTATTGTTACTTTTCAGTTCTTTCTAATTTTTTGATAACCGCTTCCATCTCAGAATTCATATCACCGAATTCAGTAGAATAGTATGACATGCGACTGAATTTATCTTCAAGTTTTTGACCAGAACTGCCCTGAATGACATCCTCAAGAATCTTCTTAAAATCCAAAGATGCAGAATAAACTTTCACTTCATCACCATCAATAGTTACCACGGACTCTGGTGTATCCATTAACTTATCTGATGTCAAATATATGTATCTCATCTATGAATCCAGTCTCTGGTCGGGCGGAATTTTTTTAATGAATGCCTCATAAGCATCTTTATCTCTTAAGTAAAATTCCATTGCATCTTGATATGACGACCTATGACGGTCAACGGATGGGCGTACCGAATAATTTTTTGGAGGTTCAATCATTTCGATACTTTCCAAAAAGGCCAGTACGGCTAGTTTCAACAATCTTGCATCCGACTTATATTTTTCTGCAATTTCAATTAACTCTTCTTGTGTCAGCATTCTATCCAGCGAAAGTGCTTTATTAATCGCAGCATTATGTCCAATAATTTCTTTAGGTAAAATACGGCCAGCAATTTCCTCAGCATCAGCCCCTAAGAATCTATCCAACCTATCCCTAAGGTCGGACAAACTCCAAGTAAGATTATCTGCAAAATCAACATTCTCAGTAGTATTGACTATTTCATTAACCTTTTTCATGCGATTTGTCGCATCTTGAATATCTGCAGAACTAACTTCTTTTTGTATTTCTTCAATAATTTTAATAAATTCAGAATATTTTTCTTCACTATCAATCGTAAGAAAAACATCATTAAATGGAAAATCTCTTCTGCTTGAAGTTCCTCTTTCGTACAAGAATACTTCTTCAAGAAAATTTACACCCTTTTTTGAAGGATGCCCTGGAAGACGCCTCTCAAGGCCCCAAGAATGGTCAATGGGTATCAATGATGAATTTCCATTATCATCAGTAGAAACTAGCATATTCATTCTATGTCTATCTTCATTTGCTATTACAGAATCTAGTAAGAGCATCCTAAGACGTTGCTCTAGCGACGCGACTTGCTCTCCCCAGAAAATTGAATTAGAAAACGAACTTTTACGGTCAGCATAATTTGCGCCGCCTGGTGTTAGTTGGCCAGTATAAGAATTATGGGCCAAATTAGTAATAAGGGAGAATGTAGGTTCACCTGGAGCAAAATCTTTAGCGTCTCGACGAACCAGTCTCATTGGCATGGCGGGAAAACCAAATATTTCAGCAACAATTTCTGAAATAACTTCATTGCGTGGTCCATCTTCAAGGAGTTCACCATACCCACCAAGACCATTAGAGTATTTAAAACCAATCATTCCGCCATTGGTGGTATCTTCCAGACGGAGCATGCCATGTACGCCTCCACCTGAACCCAAAACATTAAAACGTTTTCCATCTTGCGGATTTTGACTAGCATTATCTTTTATTGCTTGTGCTAAATGTGTGTCTGGTACTTGGGAAAGTGAGCCACCTTGAGAAACAAAATTTATAGATGCTTCAGGGGAATCAAGAACCATTGTTTCACCATTTGGGAGTTCCGCTTTATTTCCAACTTCAATAGGCTGAGGAACATCCAGATATCCATCTTTTGTTAATGGGGCAACACCAGTATCGGGAATATCTTCTTCATTCTTGAGGTTCTTGGCAAATGAAGGAGCGCCACGACTACCCCTAGTCGAACGAGACGACGAACCATCTGGCCAGCCCCACATGGATTCTGGTACATCCGACCACAGTGGGATAACGAAAGTACCATCATTATTACCGTTTTCGTCGCGAGCAAAACCTCCAGCCTGTATGGAGTTAATTGCGTTGACTACTATACCTATGTACGGCTGGCCTCCATGCATGAGATGGGCGGCATATTGTGATGCAAAGTCACCATGTCTATCGAAACCCAAACCAAGAGCGATATGGCCAAATTCATGTTCAACTCCACCTATTTGGTCTATGGCTCCTATTTGTCCTGTTTTGATAGCCTGAATTCTATCTTTGGTATGGGTGAATACGCCATCCAATACATCAATATCCTCGATTTCGGAAGTATCTATTTCTTCAATACTAGAAGCAGTCTTTTTTGCTTCTTCGGAAAGTGTTTTAAATCCACCGTTTATTTGTTCAAGGAATCTGTCTGAATTCTTGCGGTATTCGATGAATTTATTTAATTGTTCACGAATCCATTGACCATTTTCTGTATCAGGAAAATCAAATAAATCATCTATGCTTATATTGCTAATATCAAATTTAGATAGTTCGGCATTTAATACAAAAATTGCTTGAGACAAATCATCGCCATCATAGAGTGAAAAAAAAGTTCTAGGAACAAAAATATATTCCACTTCTTGATTGTTGAATGAATTCTTTTTTTGTAATTTAATTTTCTTTGAAGTAAATAAAGTTTCGCCATCACTATTTACTAATTCTAATTTTTTCTCAAGCCTCATAAATGAGGGCCCACGGTCGTTGAGAGATTGTGGGTTAACCTTCCACCCCGTAGTCAGTTTGGAACGGCGCAGTCTTTCTTGTTCGCCGAAATCCCTGAGAGCATCTTTTTGTTCCTTAGTTAAGTATTCAACGGAATCAATTAATGCAAAATCTTCATCAGATAATCCTGTAGATTTATCAAGTATCGGAATACGGGGGAAACGAACTACTGGAACGTGAGGATGATTTTCGCTTTGCTCCACAATAGGGGAGCCAAATGCTGATAGCCAACGAGAGTTTGAGAAATCGACCAACCAGTTGTCTCTTGTTTCTATTATTGCTGCAATAGATTCGAGAGGGGCCTCTCCTGGCGACGGAAGTCTCTTGGACCTGGAACTATCTCCCACGGACGTTACGCTGTCCACAACATCTTCAACGACTTGTAGTGAATCATCAATAACTTTTTCACCAGCATCAAGAGTCTCGTCAACATCTGGGAATCCGCGGTCATACTCTGCTTGCAAAGTTGGAGACTTGCCCAAAAGTAAGTTGACTGCCTTTTGCGCTTCTGCAGATGCTTTACGAACCATATCCGGGTCATTCTTTAACTTCGTTAGCCATCCAGCAATATAGATTGAATGGCCCTCTTGTGGCTCCGGCTCTAAACCTAGAATACCCATCAAGAACACTGAACCAATTTCGGCAACAAGTTCCTCATAGGCGTATTCTGGGGTTCCATGCTGGTTCATGTTTGGACGGTCCAAGCGACTCGTATGTCCAGTCCAGTGCACCAACTCGTGCATAAGTGTCTGATAATAAGACAATGGGTCTTTGAAGTAACCAAACGGGGGCATATTAATGCCATCGGTAGAAGGAGAATAATAGGCACGATTCTTATCGCCAGTTCCTTCAACTAATGATGGTGCTAATTCGGAAACAATCTTATCTAATGCCTCTAATCGTTGCTCTGGTGACAATTCTTCAATCTTGAAACGTTCCGGGTCAATCCCATCGGTCTGCGCAATATTGAATACATGAAAGAAATTTGCGACTAAGAAACTTGATTTTTCTTCATCCCCATCAGTTCCAACTTTTGTTGATTCTCTACGAGCCCAATAAACACATTCGGTCCCCTTTTCTCCAGCACGAACGGTACCGCCAAGTGCTTTCGCCTGCTTGAAAGTCATCCATACTGGCATTTCGTAACCCTTACCATTTTCGACAAGAGCCAAAATTACGCTGTTTCCTCCAGCATATGGTTTTCCTGTTATGGCGTTTCTGGGCATCCCGTTCAGTTTCCAAGGGCGCTCCCAATTACCGTCTTTTGCATCTTCTAGAGATGCTATTAACGCATCAGTCATTGCCTGGTACATCGAATCAAGTTTTTCTTTACTTGTCTTCTTAGGAGCAAAACTCTTCTTCGTATCGCGCTTGGACCTAGAACTAACAACGAAGTCGTTGTCTACGAGTTTATTGACGGCCCTGTTGATTTTACGAGCAGCACGGGGGCTGAAATTTGTTAATGTTTCAACATTTTGTACCGACACATTTAGTTCTATTAAATTTGCTGATGGGTCTTCAATGGGTTTATCATTATTCTTATATATGTTGTTAACATAGAGCGCATCAATTGTCTTACTTAAGTTCAATAAGCGATTAAGTTCTTTCTTGCGTTCCTGAAGTTCTGTATTTTGTTGAAGCAAACGCTTCTCTTGTTCCCGAACTGACATTGCTCTTTCCCAGAGAAGTTCTGGGTTGGGATTTTTAAAAGCATCAGGATTTTTGTCTCGTCGTTCATTGACGTCTGCTATGAATTTATTGGGCGAGTTATGGGCTGTGTAAGCCAAGACATCGATTGATGAACCATCTGGCAAGCGGAAGTTCTTTAACGATTCAACGTCTTTGGAGACAGCATCGTTCCTGTTACCCAAATGTGCAATGGCATCATTATTGTCAATAATATGCGAATCAACGCTATCTAGGTGTTGCTTCCAGTCATCGACAGAGAGGCCCCTATAGGTGGATTTCTGGTTTTTGCTATAAAGATTTTTTTCTACAAATTCCAATAATTTCGTGCTGTCAAGACCTTGAAAAATGGGACTATCAGTATCCAGAATGTCACTATTATAAGAATTGGTTGTATCTGCAAATGGCATGAGGACTGTAGGTTGACCTTTGTAGATTTTTGGATAATGTTTTGACGAAGAGAACAGCGCACCATCTAAATTTGTCAATTCATCTGTCAGTATCGATGACAAATCAGTATTTGATAAATTTGCATTACGCAAATCTGCCCCACTGAAATCTGGTTCATTTTCGAAAGTCATATTCGTCAAACGCGAATTACGCAATTTTGTCCCATTGAAACTAGTATTATTCGAAATCGTTGCTCCATCTAAATTGGAACCATTCATTCTGGAATTGCTAAAGTCAACATTGTCAAGACGTGAACTACGCATATCTGAATTTGATAGTAAAACATTCACCATCGATGACTCAACTATGTCTGACTCAAACAAATTGGAACCTTCAAGATTACTATTGTCAAAATTACTTGACATAATTGTGGCGTAACTCAAGTCTCTTCCAGGTATCGAAATGTCGGCATTGTCTGCGCCGTTCATTCCAACAAATCCACTCTTTACGTATGGGCGGAGTTTATCTGCGTCGTCTGTCCCACTATCAAATATCCCTGGAAGTCGACGTGGCGATGGCTCGTCTAGACGGATGGGGGTCATTTCTGGTGGAACGAAACCATCTGGGAATATTGTTGAACCATTCCACCTAGAATTAGTTAATTGCGATTTAAGAACTTTTGCGTTACTCAAGTTTGCACCAGCAAGGTTTGCCCCATCCAAATTACTATTAAGGAGATTTGCTGAACGGAAGTCCACATTCCTTAAATCTGCATGAGCGAAATGCGTCCCCTGAAGAAGTGCTCCTCGCATATTGGCGTTAGTTAAAATAGCATTAGAAAAATCTGCATATCTCAAGTCAGTTATCTGCTTGTCATTTAATGAATTAAAATCAGCATCACGTAAATCTGCGCTATTAAATTTAGCACCAAACAATTTAGATGCATTAAATTTTGATTCTTTCAGTTTTGTGAAAGAAAATGATGAATGGTTAGCATTCTTGGATGCCATATTTATTTTATCCGAGAACACCTGATTGTCGAAAACATAATTAGATATATCAGAATCTTTTACATCATCATCTTTTATGGCATTAGATGAATTAAACCCAGTAAATTTCTTGTATTCTATTCGACCATTATTTTCTGAATATGAATTAATACTTGGCTCGGAAATCTCGTCAACATCATCCTGATTATTATTCATTTCCCAATATTGTTTAATATTTTTAGATTCATTACCAAAAAACTTATTGAACAAAAATTCGTTTTCTATCGCATAGGAGCCATCATTTTTACGATAGGCAATTAACTCTGGTTTAATCGATTTGGCATTAGGGTCCAAGGCGTCATAAGATTTTTTGTTATCCCACAAATAAAATTCGTCATATAAACCACGTTGTATCTGTTGCGAAACAATAGAAGGTAACTCATCAGACAAAATTTGGCTTAATTCACTACCAATCTGTGGTCCGCCTGATTTTTCTCTATCTTCCACACGCTTACTAGCAACCGACTTGGGAGTATGAACAAAGTGTCCTATAGTCTCGTACCCCATAGATTTTGCTCGGCGCAATTGTGAAGAATCATTACCGTATCCTTGGAGCACTACATCAATTCCCTTTACCGCAGAAGCATCAATAGTCTTCTGTAGGGCTGCCCGTGCTGCTGGATGGACTCTGACTGCACCTTCACCATTATTGTACCCAGATAAGCCCTGCTTGAATCTGTCAATATCTAAATGGGCTGCCATCTTTTCTGTAGGCATATCGGGAATCAATCCACGTTCAATTAGCGTTGACTTACCAGAACCACTGGTTCCTGCAACCATGTACAATTTCTTATCAGGCTTATTTTTAAAATCATTATCTACATTGCCAATAATTTTTCTAGTTACAGCCATTCCGCCAGAACCGACCACGGTGCCATTTGCTGTTCTCTCGACAGAATATGCACGACGTCCGTCAATGCGTAATTCCCTACCAGCAGCAACAGCCTCGGGGGACATATTTTTCCTGATGCGCATTGGTATTTCGTCGAGAAGTTGGGGATTATTATTAGCAAATTCCACTAAAGGCTTATCAATTTTATTGATTCTCTGAGAACGTGAACGTGAAAGAATATTTATATTATTAAAATCTCCTTCATTATTTCTGCCGATGATGTCGAGCATCTCCGGCATTGACAAGCCCAAGGATTCCGCCATATGAGAAATCGTTTGTCCACTAATTTTGGACATTTCTTTTCTATCCCCACTTAGTGCAGTTGCAAGACTTTCGGCAAAATACTCAATTCGCGAAGTAGTGGCATATTCAGATATTTTTTGGGCATCTACTATTTCCTCAGGTTCCCCCCACGACAAGTCCATTGAAAGTTTTGTTCTTCGTCTATTTGACGTATCTTCCGGCTTCTCTAAAGTTGTCATGAAGTCGTCAACAAATGAATTAGCAAAATTATCTTTAGCCTGCTGATTCTGGGCTATGGCCATAAACTGAAATGCATGCGCCAATTCATGACGCAAATCATGTTTCAAGTCAGCATCAGACATCGAGTCATAGCCCATCCACCATGATGAGCCCTTTCGCCCAAACGCTCCAGCATTAAACGCAATATAACCATCACTGTGATACGCCCCAGTTGTATATTCCCAAAACTTGCGTTGGAAAAGGTTATGTCTAGGTTGATTCTTTGTTGCAACGACAGTTGGCAAACCATGCATACGAATAAGTTTCTGAAGGCCGCCATTATCCCCGGATTCACCAGCCATATCTAACAGGAAATCTTTAATTTTTGCTGTTTCTTCCCAGTCTGGTTTTGCTTTAACAATAGAAGCGTGTATTTTTTCCCAATTTTTACGCGAATATGGATTTGACTTCAGAGATTCCATCAACTCCGCTTCCGTGGATGGGAAGGAGTCATTAATCATTTTTGATATGTTTGAATTACGATACATATCGTTAGTAGGTGTCAATTTATTTAACCTACTAGTACGAATTTTGGCTACTAGACCAGCGGCTCTTTGATTTCTACGCAACTTTTTTTCAGTATCTTGAGGTTCCTCAGGAGAAAGAACATCAGGAGTAACTTGTTGCGAGACATTGTCTAAGTTTTGGATGTCGGGGGTATTGACTCTCGGTATAATTGGTCTTGCTTTTGGCGTACCCTCGAAAACAATACCGTCCATATCAGCGTCAATCGTTCCGGAGATGTCAACTGCAACCGGTCCAGATGGTCGACCAATATTGCCAACTTTTGGACCCAAAGCCTTAACTAAGGTGACATTAGGGTTGATGCTCATCTCTGAAAGTAGAGACTTTTTTCTATTCTTTAAAGGTTTCTTGGATTGTTCTACTACATCCAGAATTGTGCGTTTGGCTTGTTCTCTAAGATGGCGACGACCGAGGGCCGTAGTTCCTGCAACGCGTGAATAGTCAGTCATGTTTGTGCATGGCATCCAGACAGTTTTGCCTGTCTTTGAAACTCTTCTACTGACTCCTATGCACCCAAGTTGACGTGAACGTTTTTGTGCTGAAGAAATGTCTGTGAATACGTCGACGTCATTATCGCTTGGGGCGTACCAATCTGCTTTAAACGAAATACTATTAGCCAAATCAGCATTACTGATGGTGTCAACAGCAACATATTCTCGTCTTTTGGGAGTTTCCCATTGTCTACGAATCTTATTTACACCACGAGAAGAGCGACCCCTAATCTTAGAGTCATCACCCTGCTCGTTGATTTTGCCAAATTTAATTAATTCATCGGCACTAGCACAGGGACGCCAAATACCATCCTCTGTCTGATGGGCCCCAGAGCAACCAAGTTCTTTCGCTTGGCGCAATGCTCTCATCTTTGCAATTGTTGCCGATGATTTTGGATTCATGAGTTAATTATTTTTCTTAGGTTTTGCAGCCTTGTCTGGTGAAGGATTCATAACTCGATTAATAAACTTGCGCAATGAGGAGTCAACCTTTGCAGGCTTTTCTCTATTGTCTCCAACTTCGCTGCGGGCACCTGAAGGCTTCTTAGCAACAGGAGATTTCTTTTCATACCCACCAGCACGCCCAAAGGCTGTAGATTCTACGGTAGAAACTTTCGCCTTAGGTGAAACACTAGTAACTTTGCCATCATCATTCTTTTCATCATTAAACAATGATGCACGAGCAGCAGGATGTAGGTGCTCCAAAAATTCATAAGGCTTATCTTGTTTCATGGTTCTCATATTATATAGAGCAAGCATATCATCATAAGTACGCAATACTTCAAGTCTAGCCTTCAAAGGAATACTGTCGTTATTTACGTAATCTTCAACCCAAGTTTGCATTTGCTCTACAAGAGAACCATTAAGACCATCTAATTCGCCACCTCTATTACGTTCAAAATTTTGACGCGCAACATACTTCCTATGAAAAGGCTGAGGCCTACCGCCAGGAGTCATCCCGGTCAGTTGATTGAAACGTCGTTGTTCAAGTTTCGCAGCACGTGCGGCTATCGTCGTCTTCTCATCAGCACTCAACGACTCCCATATCTGCCCATCTGAATCAGATGCTCTATCAATGCCGGGTATTCCCTTATATTGCTTACCTATCTTTACAGAACGAGAACTTCTACTACTAGACGCAGCCATCTCTGCGCCCGCCTTACGGAAACGACCACCACCAACGGGGGACTTGTCAACTTTCCCTGTTTCTCTTGAAATCGAGGTATCTACACCTCGTCTTTTCATAATTCCTTGACGAGCAAAGTTTTTACCCATTGACGAAGACATGTTTGATACTGGCTTACGTAAAGGTGCAGGACGTTGGAAAGCGGTCCCTTCTTGGATGAGCCCATCCATGTCACCGTCAAAAGCGTTAGGGTCAAATCTTCCACCAATAAATCTAAGGCCTCGACCAATGCCTTTTTCTTGAATGTCAATCAAATTTTCTTTATTGACTTCACGCCGATTTTTGATAATAAGCATTTTTTGTTCAAATATTTCTTTACCAAAAGTACGTATTGGCAATTCTTTCCATTTATCAACAATAATTTCATGTATTGGAGATGATTCCATCAGGGGTGCAGACTTGAATAAGGCAGTGTGAGGGTCAAATGCTAGATAATTTTTTCTAGAAAAAGCCATTACTTCAAGTGATTTTGTGTCTGCTCTAAAAGCGACAGCCTTGTAGTCGATTATAGATTTACGTGAATCGATATCGTAAACTCTAATTTCTGCTGAACGTCCAGGGGGATTAATTGATTCATGTTCGTTGACTATTGATTTTGCTAAAAACTTTGTATTTGCAACATTTTCTTCAGTGTTGTCGGCCATTGGCTGAAACTTGCCAAAATATACTTCTGGAGGAAGTCCGTCCTCTAATGCTTTTTCCTGATTTGATGACGCCCATCTAGCCCATTGTTCTCCTGCTGGGGTGTACCCATGAAAGGACAAGGTGTCGTCTTGCTTGGTGACCATAGCGAAGACATCGTTTGTCTCAAAATTTTTGATAAGCGCAAAGTGTTTCATTATTATCCACCAAGGATTTCGTTTAGGTTTTCAATAGTAGATGACAAAATCTCTAATCTATTTTTTTGTATTTTTTGAACAATATCAATATGTGCTTTTTCTCCAGCAGTCAACTCTCCACCTGAAGTCAAACGGCTCCTATAGTTGGTGAAGTTGAATAAACGTGCGCGTTCAAGCATTTTCTGTATTTCACGCAAAAATAAACGGCGCTGAGATGCCTTCAATTTCTTGTAGTAATCGCCATATATGCCATCACCCTGAGCAGCCTTGAATCCGTCAATGACTTTCTTGGTTTGCTCACGTACTTTAATTTCCGCAAGAGGTGTTAACTCAGTTTCGAATACGTTCGACACGGGCTTATACTCCTCGGCGGATGACACTACGTCAATGGACGCTGGAGACCTATTCGTATTAGCGGAAACAAAGTCCGACACAAAAAGTTTAGCCATATCTTTTTCGTTGACATCATTAACAGTTTTCTCCTTATCTGGAGAAACTCCGGGATAAACAACATTTGATGTCTGATATAGATAACTACGCTTATCGCCAGTACCCACAGGGAATACGTCTGGTGATTCAAGGCCAAGATGTTGTTGCATGTCAGACTGGAATACAGCATTGATTGCCTCGAAATTACCTGCAGAATCCTTCATCCAATAAGAATGATTATCTGGCCCGTAAACCCTATTCAAACCATTGCGGGCCTGTATCTTCTTAAACAAATCGACCTGCTTCAACGCTTCAGCCAACAACGAAGGCGGAATATCGGCCAGTGAACCACCAGAGTTGATATGTGAAACTGCTTCGTCAACGGAAGTAATTTTTGTTCCTATTGCAGCATTTGAAGCGGAAGGACGTTCTGGAGCCTTAGATACCTTAGATGGCTTGCCAAATAGTTCCTTAACCCACTTCTCAGTATTTTTACCATTACGTCCAGGCACAACCTGGTGGGGGTTATCTACATTTTTGAAACTTTCGGTATATTTAATACCATCTCCAGTTTCAGAAACTACTTTTTGTAGACGCGCAATAGGGTTCTCGGTATTATCTATAGTGCTAGCAGCATTGACTGTGCGACCAAGTTTGCGACGCTCACCAATAGTTAGTGGACGCACCTTCTCTAGGCTCAACGTAGAGCCACCGGGAAGAACGTATGTCAAACGAGTAACACCAGTATTTGAGAGCAGGCCCAATTCTTCTCCACCCAATGATGGAAGGTCCCCTGCAGTCATTAGATAGGCGGCATCTTCCATGTCTCTGTTATCTGGGATTGAACGCAAAACGCGAGCAGAGACAACAGGTTGGAGAACAAAGCCGTCGCGTCGAACGAGGCGTGTCGCATTAATGTCCGGAGCACCCATATCTGCTACAAGTTTCGTAATTGCTTGCAACTTTGCTGGAGCATTAAGATTGCTAACTCGCGGTATTTGTGGCCTACGTGAATCCAGGATGTCAGTGTATTGCCCTGGAGTGACAGGGGAGCCAACGAGCGTGGGTGGAGTTAGGGCATTCGCAGCGCGTGCTATACGACGCAAAGCACCAATAGCCAAACCTAGTGGACTAGGTAGGTCGAATAATTGTGCGCCACAGTTTGAAAGTTCATTATTAGCAAAACGTCCACCATATTGGTAACCCTCAGGGCATCGTGCTACACGATTACTCTTGCGTGGTCGACCTCCAGGAATCCCTGGCATACCCGGAGTTAGTGCCGAAAAAGCAGCAGAACGAATAGGGCTTCTTATGGGGGAAATATCACCTGGTAGGGCGTATGAACCAATAGATTGTGCCATCTGACCAATAGCGGTATTTGAGCCTAATAAACCAACACGCTTGACGTTGTATAGATGTCTAACCCCATAGGCGTGACTCATCGCTTTATACGTTGTTATCTCTGGAGTCAATGCACTTTTACTTAGGATGACACTACTCTGGGATGGTTGACGGTCAGAAACAACATGACGCTTAACGTGCATCATTAATTGCTCGCAACATTTGGATGGTTTCTGAATATCGTAAATAATCATTTATCGCAACCGCAATCCTCGTCCAGCGGTACGAGTGACTTCATCATGTTCCCCATACCGTCTTCTCCTAACATGTCCCAGTTGTCGTTGTTTCGCAAAAATTCAACAAAATCTGATTCCATCTCACAAAAATCTTTCAGAACTCTCATTGCATGAGCCATGTCATCGAGTGTCACGACATGATTTTCGCCAGGGATAACAATAATGGCCGTCTTTGTATGCCAAGAATCAGAAAAGAACATCTCATCATCAAATGGCAACGACTTACCTTGTGGCTTGAACCGACGATTCATCATGGAATCCCATTCCTTGTCATTCCACTTAGAACCATTGAAAACTTTCTTCAGTTTACGTTTACAATTCTTCATTCCAGGGTGATGACACCCCTCATTGGGCCATAAGCCTGTAGTTTCATGGTGTAGCCATGCGCAAATATTATTTAATGGATACAGTTCTGGATGGTCTGCCAGGATGACTTTGCATCGCCTAAAGCCGCCTGGTTTGCGCATAATGGGACGCCAGTAGCGAAGGAGACGTTCCAGATTGCCTCGCCGGGGTCCACGGCCCTTGAGTACATCGCCTGTAAATTTTTCTTGTGGTAAATCCAAGATGGCGTCTTGTGGAGCCTTCACTTCAAATTCGTCCATTTCAAACTCATCCATTTTGTGTTCCATCCAACTTGAACTTTCTGTTTTTCTTTGATTCTAAAGTTTTTTCTTTAAATATTTTTGAACCTACCGTCCGCAGATTGTACGGTATTTGTCTAGCAAGTACCGAACCATCCATATTCTCCAGCGCATTGGAGGCACGCAATGCTTTGAAGTCGATTCCTCGATTTTCAAAGTAGTGTTTTGAGCGAATTCCTGGGTCAAGGTCTGTTTCTATTTTGACACCATTTAACAGGTCACCATCTACACTTTGGGTTTTATTTATGAATGTTCTTACCCATTTTTTTTCGTCTTCTTGACTTGGGTTTTCCCAGAGGAATTTGTGAAAGTCGGTGAATTTATATTCTTTAATGTACGGGTGGGTGGCGATGTAGGTGAAGAAATCTATCATTTCTGGTTTATTATCATCATTTATAATTGCGCCATCGCTTTTACCCGAACCAATAGGGTCAAGGAAATAATATAATTTACGCCCCTCATCTTCACCAACCAAAATAGCCCTGGGTTTCATCCTCTATACTCCTAGTCTGTTATTTCTTTTTTCAATTATATCCAAAATGAAATTAAGCGACATTCCAGTAGCCTCGGCGATATCCTCGGCAGACATATTGTTATCTAAGGCCTTTAAAATATCTCGCACAGAAGAAGTACTATTCAACGAAGAAGCATTAGTCAACTTAATAATTGGCCTAGTACTAGGACTCGGGATATTGGGGCGACCCGCCGTAGGAGAAACTGGGATAGTGGGGCGTCCCGTCGACTGAGGTGGACTATCTAGAGTAATGATTGGACGGCCAGATAAATCTGGAGCATTTACTTCCGCAGTATCTTCTGGCTTGCCATCAAATATTTCATTAAGTAACTTAAATCTTGCAGGGAACATCTCCCCATATGAAATATGTCGCCCATCAGCAGTCGTTCCAATTCTCCAATCACCAGTAGGTCGTGCTCTTGCTTCCATATATATTGCTATTGCTTCAGCCAAATCTTCTTCACGATTGGTCGTGCCATACTCTGTTACACCATCCAATCCACCCTGAATTTCTTTAGTATGCCCATGTTTCGCTAATTCAAACTGAGATGAAGTTTGCTTATCTGACTCAATAGCATCTTTCCAGTCATTAGTATCGGAAATCTTTAAGTCGTGAACGGAATATGTCGGAGTTTTAGAAAAAGTTCGTATATTTTCTTTTCGTGATTCCATGACATCATCACTGCCTATACTAACTGCAGCATCTTCCTGAAGCATTTGACTGACTCGATGCCCCCATTCATGGCGCACCAACGACCTATGGCTAGGCATGTCTAAACCATTGAGAGTTAAGGTGCCTTCCGATTCTGGTGCTGCTGGGCTAAAACCGATTACGAAGCCGCCAATATTATATGTTTTACCATTTATGTCCTTAGTTGCGTCTCTGTCCAATATGTATACTGCTGTAAAGTCAATATTTTTAAGACGCGTTCCAGAAACTTGTTGTTTCAGAGTATCTATTGCCTTGATGTAAGTAGTTACACTATCGGGTAGATTGTCAGTGGAAATAGTCTTAGAATCAAGTGTTTTGAAATCTTCTTCTGACAAATCTGAATAAATGGCCCGACCATTGTGTTTAGTTACAATTCCATAAGGACTATGGTTCTCGTCACCTACGGGCAAGTTCTGTACAAGGATTGACTCCCCGTCCTTCATGTCAACGATTGCTTGCTGAGCATGCAGGGACTCGTACCCCGAACCTAACTCTCCATTACTTAAATGTCTAGCGTCAAGTTTTCCATCAACTTTCACTAATTCATGCTTTCTGGCATGTTCAAGCCTTATTCTTTGCCAACTCGCGTCTCTCTGGCCAGGGTTAGTAGAATTTGGGTCAAAATCATCTGGAGGTGTAGTGGGGAGAAGTTCATCATCCAAAGATGCGAGAAGTGGCTTCAAGTCACCATATTTAACTAATTTTGTTTTGGATACTGGATTACCAAATTCTTTATCTGCAGCAGAGTTTGTTGCCCTAGTAGTAACGCTCTTTTCTAGACCATCATAATCTTCAGAAGAAATTTTATCTTTCAATTTCCTGAGAGCAAGTCCACGTGCACTTTCGTAATATGCAACATCTTTTTTAATTGTCTTCAACTTGCTTTGTTGGCTCGGAGTCAACTTGCCATTTTCGTCACGAGTATCTTCAATATCCAAAATATGTTCATATAAAACTTCAAGATTGCTATTCAAAGTATTAAAATGTTTTATAAAATAATTTGCATATTCTGGGGTACCCTCATCGGGTTGCCCATATGGGGAGAAAACAGCATTGCGTGCTTTGTACATTTCCTGCCGTGCATTTGATACTTCTTTACCTTTTACCCTCTTGGTTATTGGTCCAGAAAAAATTTCTGGCCCAGAACCACTATCGGCAAAAGGCCCAGCACCTGTGGAGGGTTTTCTCGAAAAATCTCTAAGTGTCCCCGACTCATCGCCTATATCTGCTTCGAATGGAACCTTGGGCTTATTAGGAGCCCCCGAAGACGAAGAACGCTCTTTGTATGACCATTCTTTGCCGTTCCAACTAATTACCGAACCATCCGGCGTCCTTACGGAACGATTATTGCTCCGCTTGATTCTGTCAATTTTGCTACCAATGGATTCAAATTCGCCATTAAAATCATTTAATTCTTTTTCATCCACATCAATAAAATGGTAATAATCTTCTTGACCAGCGAAAATAACACGTAGTTCACGAGTCTCAGCATTGTATTCAACAACATCCACTGCTTCACTTATGAAGTCGTCGGTTTTTATGTTATATATTGATACGTAGCCATCTTTAGGAGTCGAGGGAGGTGAGTCGGGAGTCGAGGGAGGCGAGTCAGGTTGTGGTTTTTGATTATCGCCAATTTTCTCTCGTTTCCCAAACTTTATACGCGGGGAACTATTGACTGTCACGTCGTCACCCAAATTGATAATTCCTTCATTGTCGCCACTAACAGTCACATCGCGACTACCGGAGGCTGGCTGTATCGGAGTTCTTGGCGTTCTTGGTTTTCTTGGTTTTTTTGGCGTATCTGCATCTGGAGTATCTACTGCATCTGGAGTATCTGTGGTGTCTGCCGCATCTGGGGCGGATATAGATGCTTTTCTTGCTTGATTTCTCTGCGAGCGAGCATTCCATTCTTCATCAGTCTCAAGCATGTCACGTCGTTCCGCCCATGCGTCATATGATTCAACAAATGCAAAATTGTCGTTTCCACCAAAACCAAAAGAATTTTCAAGTGAGTTTACATATTCTTTATATTTCTTCCAGTCTTCATTAGAAACACCTTCTGGACGATTTTTTAAGGCATCACGTTTTTCTTTAGCAAGTCTATTGTTTTCTGCTTCCAAATATCTGGAACGTTGTTCCACGACGTTCAGTACTCTTGAACTCTTTGGTGCGGCTCCGGGTCTTGTTCCAACTTGGACCCTAGGACTCTCTGGTGGTACTGTTCGACTTGAACGTTGGGACCTGCTACTAGAATTTCCAATGCCAATTCTTTCACGCAAAGAACCACCCAATTCACCTAGGCGGTCCTTGACTTTCTGGAGTCGTTCATTTTCACTAACAAATTCTTTGGCCGCATCAGCGATATCTCGTGCTTTTTCACGAGCAGCATCGCTTGTGGCTACTTGCGCACCTTTTTCAATTGCATCAGACAATCTATCTGGCAAGCCTTCGGGTGCTACCCTATCCAATAATTGCTTCTCTATACGTTGAGCCTGGTCTGGCGACAACCATCCTCGCTTAACTGCTTCACGTAGACCAACATCGGCAACATCTCGCCCAACTCTACGTCCAAATAGTGCTGCCAATCCACCAGGTCCACCTACAGCAAAACCTGAAGCCAATTCGCCAATAAACTGCGTTGCCTCTGCATCTTCTTCAGATACGCCCATACGTTCAAGTAACTTCTTTGCTCTCTTAGAGGTGAGTAGTCGCCCTGCTATTCCAGCGCCCTTCCTGGTACGCTCCTTCAATACCGTCCTAGTTGGGGGTGTCGAACGTTGTGACCTACTGCCTGAAACATCACCGAGTGAAGCACCTCTTAAGGGAGGTTCGACTAAAACGTAGTTAGGGTCTTCACCTTTTGGAATTTTAGTTCCAGTTCTCTTAGCATACTCTTTCCAAGTTTCGCCTTCCATTGCATCCAAAGGAATATTATAATCTTTGAGATATCCATCCAATGGATTTTTCTTCGGTTTATCTTCTTCTAATTCAGGGAACTTAAACTTATCAAAATCAATTTTTGGAACTTGACGAGCATTCCACTGTGCGTCAGTTTCATCAAACATACGGCGAGGCTCACCAGTACGTAAATCAAACGGAAGGTCAGAACCTATGGGACGCATTGAGCGACTTGAGTCAGGCATTCCGGAATTAGGACTTACGTAACGATTTATTTTTTTAGGTACTTCTTTATTGGTGCGAGCATCCTTCAATAACTTTTGAGCATTCATTGCTATTTCTGCAGCAATACGCTTTTGTAAAACTTGTTCAATATTTTCACTGTTTTGGATTCCGGGATAATTACTAAATGATTCCCTGTCCAATACATCAACACCATCAGGGTTTGTGAACGTTAATGCCGTAGTACTTCCGAATCGTTGACGGAAACCGTCCTGCCATTCTTTTGCCGCACGGTGTTCTACAAGCCATTTTGCATTATTTAATTTAATCTCACCAGAATTAATCTTCGCTAATAAGAGTTCTCTATCTTTTGGAGAAAAACCGTTCTCCTTCAACATGTCAACCCCACCTATTTCGTCAATAGACAAAGTAAATTTACTTGTATCAAGAATACGATTAGGTATTTTGATTTCTGAAACTTCATCAAAGTCGACGCCATTAGGAACAACTGCATCAAACTTATCGCTCTGTAATTTACCTCTACTACTAGAACTAGAAAATAATTTACTATTCTTGCCAGTCAGATTGCTATCAACAACATCAAAAATTTGTTTCAACTTGGCATTTCTATCGGATGGCCCCAAATCAGACAATGACATATGTGCGGCACTGACATCATCCATAGATTCGGAGAGGATAGGTGTCGGGATGTTGCCTGAGCGCATAAAGTCGCCTCGAACATATCCAGAGCGACGAGATACTTCTGGGAATAGTACTAAATCTATAGAGGCGTCGCCTTTGCGAATATCTCCAAATGGAGAAAATTCTTCTGTATCTAAAAAGTTGTTAATATTTCTTTTCACTGCAGAAGGAGGCAAAGAGTCTAAGTGTTGTTGAATTGCATCCTGGTGTGAAGTATGGCGCAAATATCCATCAACTGTTCTCGCTCGCGATTCTGCTATTGGGGATATGCCAATGCTTAACTCGCGTGCAGAACGCATACGAGAAACATTACTGTCTGGGTTGATTTCAGTTATTGGACGAACTCGACCAAATTTCATTACGTCATCAAAACCAGAAACCTGAATAGGGACGTGCACCCGGTCATCAAAACCTTTATGGAAATCAAATAAAGTGCTAGATACAATATTATTCAATTCTTCTGGTGTTGCTTTTGAAACAAATTCAAAAACATCAGGAGGGACTGAATCTTTTAGTTCAAGAAAGTCGGCATCTGGATTTTCGATTAATTTCTTGAGTTGAGAACTATATTCTGTAATATTTGCTACAGCAGAATCAATTTGCTTTTGTCTGGATTGGACCTCGACAGGGCTTATATACATCCCTATTTTTTCATACTCGGGACTAATGGTTGACAAAGAGACAAAACTCTCGTTTTGCGCGAATGGTTGACTTCCTGATTTTTTTTGTGAATTCAAGGCGTCAATATTTCTTGACTTCATTCTATTTTGCTGAATTGCAGTTTTACTAACACCGCGTTGTGAACGTGAACTTTCAGCAAAATCATCAGGAACTTGCGACTCGTCCGGAGCACCAGGTATGCCCGCACCATCGCGATTACTAATTCTTCCGCCTGCTGGTTTTGCTGCTCTGGCATCATTAATCGCTATAGCGATACGTTCACGTTCTAAACGTTCTAACTCGTTTTCTGGAGCAGGGAGTTCACGCAAGTCATCAAGCATCGCTTCTAGAACTTCTGGGGCACTTTTCTGATAATGAGGTATCGCAGTGATTGTTCCATCACTGTCTACGTCAACGATAACAAAACTTCCGGGTGGAAGAATAATGTCATCAATATCACCGTTATGAGAGTTCTTGTCAGGCATTCCACGGGAACCAGCAGGAACAATTATCTTCACACGAGTAGAAGCAGATAGTTCACTGCTACCCATGTCAACAGAGGATTCTGCATCAATAATTTTTCCTCTAGTCAAACTGCCGACTTCCATTATTTCCCCAGTACCAACGTCTGCCCCCAACTCACTAGGAATAACATAATGAATTTCAATGTCTTCCGAAATTTGTGTTTCGTCCAAAAGTCTTAACATGGGAGCAATAACTTCAGTAATTTCTTCATCTATATAAGGAGAAGTTTCATTTGGGCTAGGTTTACTTGGGCGCTTATCGGTACCTTCTATATATTTCTTTCTTGCCTCGTACGAACGACGTATTAGCGAACTCATACCTTCTTCATTAAACGCACCCAAGAGGATGCCAAAAGATTCACGTTCATTGATTGGCTCGTCACCTCCCAAGAATTCGCCAACACTTCCAGCCTGCCATTCAAGAATGAAATCACGTTCTTTTTTACCCCATTCCTTAGGGCTTGTTTTTCCAGTAACTTTTGGCTTTCTAGGTTTCTTACTAGGACTACTGGCAGAAGGCGTAGCAGAATCAGGAGCGTCAACGTCTGGGGTTCCTGTAGTTGATGGGGCGACGGTAGCGGCAGAAGGAGTAGTCGCGTCATCAACATCGGCTTCCGCATCAGCGGAAGTTATAAAGTTTGCTTTTTCACGCAACTTACCTTTTTCATAAGGTGAACTAGAAGCATCAAAACCAGGACGACCATCAAAATTAGAACCAGCATGAGCCCCAATCTCGCGAAGCCAGTGAACTAACTCATCTTCGTCAAGTTCAGAAATCTCTACACCACCAGCCGCAGCATGGCGTTCAAGGGCAGTACGATACTTCCACTTAGACACTCTGCTTGGTGGGTATGTCCCATCAGCCTTTGACATGTATTTTCCTGGCTTAGTCTTGTATCCACGCTCTTCAGCCTTGGCACGTTTTTCGTCCGTCATATGGGAACGTTCACGATTTACGTGCAAAAGGTAACGTAGACTCTTTAACCCAAGCCACAGTTTTGCTTGTTCATTTTCCGACAACGGCTCAGTCTTGGAGCGTTCCAATAGTTTGTCTGTCTCAGATTTAATTTTTTCAAAACGAGCATCTAGTTGTTCTGGCGTCATCTCTGAATATGCTTTTGTCTGACCAAAAGCATCCCCTGTCTCGTCTCCAGCACCACCAACTTCTTTGTCTTCTGAAGTTAAACCAAAAACCTCATCAGTCCAGTCTTTAATACGAGACCTATCTCGTCCAACTCTAGTTTTGGCGCGAGGTGCATGTTCCCATTGCGTTGCTTGGTCTTCTGATATATGACTCGCAATACGAGGCCATAAATCTTCAGGAACTGGTGGTTGACCATCCGTATCTACAACTTCAATATCAATTTTCGGCTTGTCTGGCTCTTCCCCGCCACCTGAAGGATAAACATATGTCACATTAATGTTGATAGTAATGTTATCTGGGTCAATTTTTTTGCCATCAATGATAATGTCGCCGACAACAAATGTGTCGCCGGTCTCAATTGTTACATTATCGCCAAGATTGACGATTCCAGTATTATCGCCACCAATAGTCACGGTGCGACCACCACCTGGTGGTGTTGGTGGTGTTGGTGGTGTTGGTGGTGTTGGAGGGCCTGGAGGGCCTGGAGGACCTGGAGGGCCTGGAGGACCTGGAGGAGCAGGAGGACCTGGAGGAGCAGGTGGTTGCGGTGGAGGGTTCGGTGATATGGGGGCGGGAGGAGACCTATACCCCCGTGATGGAATAATATTTTCAAAATACTCTAAAGTAGTATCTATATCATCACCTTCTATGACGCCCATTTTTTTGAGAGCATAGAGTTCAACGTGCGCTTCCGTTAAAGCAACGGCCAATTTGGGACTCACGCTAGAAGGATTTTTCCAAAAGTCTTTTATTTCATTTTGATAATATGCTCCAGAAAGAAGATGGAGCATTTTTTCTTCAAATTTACCAACACCATCAGGAGGCCATTGAGTAATAAGTTGTGGGGCGTCTAGTACTAAACTATTGACAGCCATTCGCCAGTCGTCGTTAGTCCATTGCGTTGTATCCGGCCCTAATTCTCTAATTAATTTTCCGTCTCTGAATAAAGGAAAGCCCCCTTCGGCGTCAACAAATTCTTGAATTCTTTTACCAGCCGAATAATATTGCAGTGAATGTCCTATTTCGTGCCATGCGACATGTCGCGCTTTGGCCTGAAGGGCAAGATTGAAACTCATTCCACCATTTAGTTCTGTTATTCTTGAAGCAGACAAGTCGTTGGCAAACATATTTGATGCTTTGGAGAATTGATACCACATCCTAGAAGCAGCATCCTCGCTAATGCCCATTCTTTTGGCTATATTGCGTAGTTCATTTTGTAATTCAGCACCAACAAAAATTCGACCTAGTTGCTCTTGTCTTTGCTTAACTTGTTCTTGTAATTGTACGAACATCTTTTCTTCATCTGTTCGCGCTTGTTGTCGAAGCATTCTGGCAAAAGTGTCAGCATCTTGAATCTGGTTGAGCATTTGACTCCAAAGTTGCATTTTCTCTTGAAGAGAAAGTTCAACGTTCCCCTGTGACTGAAAATCTAGTTTTGCTGTCAATCCATAAGGATTTTCTGGAGTTGGCTCCGTAATTTGAGCAAGAGCACGCATATCTATAAAGGGGGAGAACATCATTTGAAAAGTATTGGAGCGCATAATTTTTGCAGTCTGGTAACCCATGCCAGCCCCAGAGGCCATCTCACCCTCAATGGCCCAGAATGCTGCAATGGTTTCGTCGTCGACTGGAGCCCCAGGTGTAACGTGCTCCGGCATAAACGCTTCAAATTTGGTTATTATCCCGAATTGTTCAGGGTTTTCTACGGAATGTTGAGCATACGTCATCAATGTTCCACGTTGCACCATCTCGTGCGTCAACATAAAATTATCCAAAATCACTTTTGCTTCGAGATACTGGGAATGCAAAGGATGAGTGGGGTTTTTATAATTTTTTAGAGCATCGCTCAAACTTTTACCTGAAGTAAGTCTCTGGTCACCAATTATCGAAAGTATTGTATTCCCTACGGCTTCACGATAGTCCGCCATATTTTCTTTAAAGTTTTTATTCCTATCATATTTAAAAGGTCGTGCCTTCATAACGGGGTTACCTTGGCTATCCATAACGGGGTTACCTTGGCTATCAAGAACTGGTTCCCAAACCAAAGCATCTCCAAACAGTCCTTCAATTCTTGATAATTGGCGGTCTAATGCATCGGGTTGACTTTCAAACGTCTTATCGTACAGCATGATATATGCAAATAAATCAGCATTATTTACGGTAGTGTCATCACTTGGGTCAAAGCCATTATCCAACAAGAACTGGCGAAGTTCTGGCATATTTAAAATAGTTTTAATAATGTCTTGAGAACGTTCTTCAATTTCCCTATTACGGTCAAGGGTCGTATAATTTTTTTTGGCTCTTTGGAAACGCGGGTTAATAGAGTCAATCATGTCTCGTTCGTCCGCTAGTCTTAGGCCCTCTTCCTTCCAAGCCTCAAACCGACTAATAGCCCTGTCTAATCTTCCAGCAATTTTCTTTGGACTAAACGTTGAGCAGTTAGACATGTCCAAGTCAGTGAATTGGTTGGCATTTGGAGTCCCTGAAGGACACCTGAATTTACCGTTTGCGTCTACTATTAATCCCCGACTAACAGCACGAGCCAAGTCAATTCGTTGACCAGGCAAAATTTGTCCGATAGTTTGCCCTAATTGTTTAAATTCGAGAGGGATTTCTGAAAGAGCATTATGAAAATTTCCTGAATAAAAATCTTGTGAGTTTTCAAAATTGAAAGACTCAGCCAAAGTCTTAATATTAATTTCTTTAACTGGCTCCAATTCATGCGTGCCATGAGAAGTATTTTTATATAATTTTAAAACTGCTTTTGGTTGTTTTTTCTTCCATTCAATTGCTTGCTGTAAAAATCTTGCACTATCTTCAGCACTAACTTCCTTAGGAGGGTCCACCCAACCCCACTTCGCTCCCTCTTTGGAAGTCAACTCCCTATAAGAAGCATGCAGTTTCAAAATCTGACCAGGTTTCCTCTTCGCACGAGGATTCCAGTCAAGTTTAATTACAGGACCATCATATTCGTCGCCATCAGGCCCACTAGTACGTTCCTTGCCATCGCCGGACCCAGAAGATTTCAGACCATCGCCAAGAACCTTGACAGAAATAGTTGGGTCCATGAAAGGTTTAGTAGCCGAAAATTCCTGCAAAGAACGAAAATGGACAGCAGACTTTTCAATACGCGAAGTAGTCTTCGTGTTCTGATTTATTTTTGAATATCGGCGAGGGATACTCCTACCCGTCATACCGGGCTCCAATCCCTAAATAGAACTATGAATCACAGTTCGTTGTCGGAAACTTCTGCAGACATTAATTCAAACTCAACCAAAGTCTTCAAGAACTCGTCAGTGCCGTTCAAATCATCTTCAATTGAAAGATTCTTCTGTCCGGCGACCCACTCTGCTGGAATCATGTCTTCCTTACCCATTGCTGCAGCCTGCTTCATGATATGACGCTTTGCTGCCTCAACATCCTTCGCTCTACCATGAGCCATGATTGCGTTACGAAGGTCTTCTTCGCTGGCAATGGGGAATGAGCCGTCAGGCATTGCTGTGCCTTCTTCAGCCATTTCTTGACGCTTCTCGTCACCGAATGCGCGCTTCAAAGCAATTTCTGCGGCTTCAGCCTCAATCTCTGCTGTGTCGTCATTGTCCCACTGGTCGTAGCCCAAAACTTCGCCATCAAGCGAAACGAAAGCATCGTAAGATTTTCCGTCAAGACCATCGATTTCGACTTGGTATGAGTCAAAACCTTCAAAGATTGCTGGTTCTACGGCGACTACTGTACCGGGGATTGACTTGACAGCAATATCTGCCGCTTCGTTGAAGTCAATGATTTCGATGTCGCTGACGAGTGACTTCTGTTCGAACACTGAATCGTCAAGGCGATGGAATCCTAGGACTTCTCCGGTTGTGCCGTCAACAAAAACTTCGTTGACATGACCAGACTTTACCTGGACATCAACGACGAACATGTCGGCTTCTTGCGAGTAGCCAGAGTCGATAACGTCGCCCTTGAACATTTGTTCTGCAAGGCCTTCGATGTGGAGGAGGCCAGGCATTCCTTTTTCTGAGACGCATCCACCTGGGCAGTCGTCACATACCGAGTTGGCGCCGGGGTAGACTTTGCGTTCGATAGCACACAAGTATCCGTTGGCACCGATGTCAGCAGACTTGGTACCGAGTTTTCTAAGTCGTGCCATGCGCATTGCTTCCATGTCTGGAGATACTGCGCTGGGTTCTGCCCCCATGTAGTTCTTCTTTTTGGGCATTGCCATTGGCATTTCGGCATCGTCCAATGGGAGTTCTTCTTCGATGTCCATGTCATCTTCTTCGTCCGAAAGCATTCCGGCCATTCCTGGCTTAGCCATTGGATTCTTGAACTTCATGCCTGGCTTCGTCATGCCCATCCCCTTGGCAGGGCTAAGCATTTCTTCTTCGTCTTCCACGTATTCGCCCATACCCTTGCGCATACGCATCATTTTTTCGTAGGCCATAGCCATTTTTTGTTCTTCGGGGGTCATTTCCTCGTCGTCGTCCATGACATCTTCTTCTTCGGCCATATCTTCATCCATGGCCGAAACCCCAGGCATGCCTTTTCTAAAGCGATTCATTCCATAAGTTTTTGCTGTTGGGGTGACGGCTTCTTCGTCCATCATCTCGTCTTCTTCGGGCACTTCTAAGACTTCTTCGTCTTCCGTATATTTGCCCATGCCCTTGCGCTTGAGCATCATTTTTTCGTAGTCCATGGCCATTTTCTGTTCTTCGGGGGTCATCTCCTCGTCGTCGTCCATGACATCTTCTTCTTCGGCCATATCGCCCATGCCCATTTGCATAGCCTTGCGACGACGCATCAACATTTTCTGTTCTTCAGGAGTAATCTCCTCGTCGTCTTCCATGTCTTCGTCCATGGCATCGACGGGAACCATTTTGATTTCAACGGCCATTGCTCCGCATTTTCCACAAACTTTTGCGCCTGCCTTGTAGCCGCAGTCGCTTCCTGTTGCACCTTTGGCACATTTGACGACGCCACCTTCGGCATCAATTTTCACTACGGCTTTTTCGTCGTAATTCATAGTTCGAGACTCCTTGTAATGCTTTGTACTGGATGCGCACCCAGCGTGGCTAGTGCCTACTTCCAGTATCTTAGCCTGTATATTGGCTAGGAAGTAGAAGTATCTATTTAATTATAAAATCATTCTTTCTCATAGTATACCCTGAGAGTGCCTATCAATTTGAATAAATACTGAAACATGTATAGTTTATGCAATCTAAATTTGTTTTGAGGGAAAATCTTTGACGTAAGTAGGTTACGGGGGCTTGTTGTGACTTTAAAATAGTAAGATAAAGTCACCTTTTATATTATTTTTCTTTTGGTGGAATAATTTCTAACTTCGGCATTGTGGTTCGACCTTCGGGGGTTTTGGTTCCGGCGAGTTGTAGGTCCATCCCAGTTCCTTTACGCAATTTTTGTAAGCGTCTAGTTACTCCATCTGCGGAGAATCCCGTTGCGTCCACTAGTTGCTGTCGGGTTGGTGCACTTTTACCTTCTTCAAAAAATGATAAAATAGTCTTACTAATATCATCTCTAAGGCTTGGTGGCAGGTCTCTACTAATAGATAACTCTTTTCCTGTTTCTTTTCGTAAACGAACCAATCTGCCCTTTATTGCAGAAACAGACAACCCTGTTGCTTTCGCAATTTGTTCAGTAGTTATATTTTTATTATTTTCAAACAAAGATAAAAGTTGTTGATTTATGGCATCATTTAATATTGGCATCGCCGGCACGGGAGTAATTGACAATGCCATGCCGGTTTTTTGGCGTAATCTCTTAAGCCGTTCTTTCGCAGCCGGATACGACACTCCTAATTCTCTTACTATTTCCTGCATGGTTGGGGGCGTTTTACTATCTTTGAATAAAGATAAGACCAATTCGTCTGGAGTCTTTTTTTCTTCTTTGGACGTATCTCCAGGTTTGCGTTCAACAACCAATTTAGGTTTGCGTTCAACAACCAATTTAGGTTTTTTTTCTTTATTTTCTTTTTTTCTTAGTTTTAATTCACGCCCAGTTCTTTTACGCAAATATTCCAATCTTTTCCCCAACATTGAACGCGTCAACCCTGTCGCTTCAATAATTTCAGCACTAGTAGGATTTTTTTCATCATCTTTAAATAAAGATAAAATTGTATTGTTTATTTCTGCACTTTTCGGCTCAATTGTTCGATTTATACGAACTGGCAAATCCCGCCCAGTTATTTCTCGTAATTTAGATAACTTTTGACTTATCGAATCTAATTGCAAACCCGTTGCATCTGCTAGTTGTTCGCGAGTTGGCGGAATTTTACCATCCTCGAAAAACGATAAAATAGTCTCACCAATATCTCCTATTACGCTCGTTCGCTGCCCTTCCAGTTTTAGTTCACGTCCAGTTTTCTTACGCAACCTTACTAGTCTTTTATGTATCGCTTTATATGGCAGGCCTGTTACTTCCATTATTTTCTTCATATCTGGCGATTTTCCGCCATCTTTAAAGAAAGACAGAATTGTATTATTTATTCTTTCGTCATCTGTTGCGAGGCTTAATTCTCGACCAGTATTTTCACGCAATTTAATTAATCGGATATATACTGCATCCTGTGATAGTCCTGTCAATTTCGTCAGTTCATTCTTAGTCGGTGGATTTTCAGCATCTTTAAATAAAGATAAAATATCATCATCTATTTTTTTGCTATTTTCTTCCTTCTTCCCAGTTTTCAGTTTTCTACCAGTAGTTTTCCGCAATCTAACAATTAGCCCTCTGGCGGAATCGAACGTAACGCCAAGGGCTTTGGCAATTTCCTCTATGGTCGGAGCAGGCTTCCCGTCCTCAAAAAATGACAATATAATATCATTATTTTTTTCAAGTTTAATTTGTCTTTGAGCAATTGATGTTTGCTCGAAACTTATTTCTCCAGTATCTCTATCAAATTCGATAGTTTCAAAAAATGTTTTTGCTTTTTGAAGACGTTTGGCAATATCCAAATTTAACGACATATCGTCACCTGGCAAAAGTTTCGCTATATCCCGATAATCTTCGTCCAGTGAATCCAGGGGCCAATTTTCAATATCGCCCAATTGTTCTGCAATAAAAGCCATATTGCTTTTCATCGCATTAACTATCTTTATAGGAACTCCTGTTTGCTTGCTAATTTTAGATGCAGTCATCCCAGACCCGATATATCCCATAATTTCTGCATGTAAGGGTAAATATTCTTCAAATTTATCATAAAACGCAATTTTCTTAGCGACGTCTTCATCAATTTCACCGACGCTCAAATCATCTTCTATAGACAATTCTGGCAAAACAAAACTACTTTCCCCATCAGTTATTTTTGCTTCTAATGCTTCTATATTTTCAACAAACTTGCCCTTTTGCTTGTTTCCACCTTTTTGGCGTTCTAATCTTTGTTCGGCGCCAAGTGATTCATATTTATAATATGAGTTAGCAAAAAATTCACCCGGGCTTGTTCCTGCGCCTTTTTCTTTGACTATTTTTTCATATTTATCTATGATGCTATAGTCTCCTGCGGCGAACATCTGTGCCACCTTTTCCAAAAGACCTCCAGAGACTTCACCAGCATCTGGCCCACGTTTAAATTTTTCCGCATTTTCTGAAAGTTTGATGATTTGAGTAACAGCATCTCTTAAGAATTCTTCTCTTTTTTTTGCACGAGCCCGACGCGTTCGGCCGTCCGTAGGTTCTTCTTCAACTGGCTCAATGTTGTCGATATCAGCATTAACAAAATCGTCGATGATTTTAAATTCTTCGTCAGATAAATCAGAATCTGTATCTTTCTTGGAACGAGAAGAAGAGTCGTTGTCTGGCAATTTCGCCCAGCCAACTGCATCCAATTCTTGCTTCAGCCTTTTCTTCAGGTCGCCAGATTTTATAGTTCCACTTCGTTCACCTTCTACATAGATGCCAAAGTCGGAGTCGTCAGGAATAACTTCGTTCGGATTATGTATTTTGCTACTCACTCCAGCCTGATAGAAGATTTCTTTCGGCTTGGCTACATCAATAAGTTCCTCTAATATTTTCATTTGCTCAGCAGTAGGGGCTATGTCGGCTGCATGTATAGCCAAAAATGGAGCGGTGGCTGGACCTCTGTCATCTTTTTCCTTGGCCAAACTTACATTCAACCTAATAAGACCATCTCCAAAAGCGTCGTTGTAGGTATGTTCTTTTGTATGTCCATCAGTTACGTGATAAAGCCTTCCATCTGGATAAAGCCATGCTGCCCGTAATGATGGAGTCTCCCAAACACCCATTGTTTCAGGGTCGACTAGTTGTTTTGCTGAAAGAAATCTGTTTTTTAGTTTTCTTTCATTTCCACCAAACTTATATTTTTGAGGGTTGGAACGAATATCTAATTCTCGTATAAGTAAATATTCTGCATCTTTTCTATAAACACCCAACAGTTCTGCAGATAGGTCGGCATTTCTCACTGTCAGTTTTTCTTCACTAATTAAATTAAGTAAAGTTTTTATTTCATCATCTGAGAGTAATCTCAATGGCTCTGCATCTGCATTTTTGATTTGAAAATATTTTTCAATTACATTTTTTTCTTCATCGTTTAATTTTTTGGCAGCACCATTTTGTTTACTTAATTTTTCTAAACTGTATGACAACTTCTTTTCCGCTTGACCATAACCTTCGAACGTATGACCAAGAAGAGGTCGATATGTTCCCTTTTTTGAGAGAGAAGAAGAACTGTCATCACTAGTAGACTCTTCTTGCTTCCATGAAACTTCTTGCGTCAAAGATTCTTTTAATTTTTTAGTATCTTTGCCACGTAAAACATTCTCATACTGATAAGTGGGTCGAGAAGTATAAGACGCATCATACTCCTCACTTTTTTTACCAGCAGCAAAACGTATTTCACTAGGTTCTCCAGCATCCATAAGTTTCTGTAAAGTCTCATACTGCTCTGGAGTTGGTCGAGCGTCTGCTATTTCCAAATCCATAGATGAATCTCGCCTTTGACTTTTTTGAGAGAAAATAATCCGAATTAAACCATCTTCAAAAGCATCACGATAAACAAACTCAGTACCGTGGGAATCTTGTTGTAGCGGATATATGCGTCCATCCGGATACAGCCATCCACCATGCATCCCTCTATTAATTGCATATCCGTCCATGCCTGGGCCTAAGAATTCTTCTGCAGATACGAATTCTCTCTTTAATTTTCTTTCGTTGCCACCACCTCGATACTTGAAGGGGTCATTTCGTATGTCTCGTATGTCGAATTCTTGTTCGATTAATTTTCGAAAATCTTTATCGAATTCAACGTTTAAAGACTTTGCTCTGTCTGCACTTATGAGATTTGATAATGTGTCTAATTCTTCGTAGGTCATTAACGACAACGGGTCATAGTCGTAGTCGTACCTTACTGTTTGGGAGTAACTAAACTTCTTTATGGCAGATATTTCCTCATCACTTAAATCATCTTTGCGATAATCACTACTGCCGGGTGTTAGAAGTCCATCTAACTTTCTATGTAAATTACCTTGTCTCGTATAATTCCCAGATATTGGGACTATCTGACGACGTTCGGGCCTCATTGAACGAGAAGAAGAACCATCTTCAGGAGGATTATTTAAAGAGTTTTTCTCCTGTTCGCGTATCATCCCGATAATTCGGACATGTGGGAATAGGGGTTTCAATTCATCAAAAGTCAAACCAGTGAAATCTTCGATTTCGTCCCAGTCAAAGCCCAGTCCATTCATCATTTCCCAAATGCGAGTAGCCTGATTGAACTTTAATTTGTTTTCATAGCCTTCAGGTAAGCCAAGTGAAGAAATTCTTTCTGGGGTCATCCTCCAACCAAAACCGCGATAATTTAAAGGTGCCGTATATAGTACGGCATCATTCAGCCTATCGAAATGTATTTCACTGTTAACTTTTAATAATTCATTAAATGCATCATCAATTTCTTTTATGTTTTCTTGTTTTTCCAATTCAGGGAGATTAGAATTTCCTATGTATTGAATAGCCTGAAGACGTTCGGCCATCGTCCGAGTTACAAAAGAATTAAATTCTTCAGTAATTTGTGAAACAATACCATCGTAAGATTCAAGGAATCTAACATCATCATCGGTTAAAGAATCTATTTCCTTGATGACATCCAACGGCGGCACATAAGAACGAATGTCTGCTATGGCTGTATCGTCTATCCCAAATTCTTCACGCAAAAATAAATCTGGGGCATTGGTATATTTGATGAATTCCAAATCTTCTGGAGAAAGATTAAATTCCCTACGATAATAATCAATATTTCTGGTTGACCTTGAACTGTTGCCAATATAGGAAACATTGGGTGTGCCCTTGGTTGCATCACCATCAGGGACGGAATGTTTCTTTAATTTGAGAGCAACTTTCCTATTAGCCAAATCTACGCGTCGCTGAGCATAATCAGCATCAGAAATACTGCCCTTTACTCTTCTTTCTTTAAGTTCCGCTAAATCTTTCTGTATGCTAGCAAGTTCTTCATCAACTTTTTTCAATGGCATACTCAATACATCCGTATTGGCATCAACAGTAACCTTGTTCCCATTAATAATAGTAATCTTACTGCCCTGATTAGAAACATTTATGTCGCCAGTATCAATTGTCACATTGTTGCCGAGATTTATGATTCCCGAATTATTGCCACCAATATTCACGGTGTTGGTACCGGGTCGAGGACGAGGAACCCTGGGCTGTTTCGGCTTTAATGGGAATTCTTCTGGCTCAACAAAATCCTGTTCATCAACAACGTCTTCTTCCAATGTAGGAATTATGCTGGTTGACGGCTCATCTATTTTTTGTGTTTCATCAACTGGATTGTATTTAGATTTTCTTCTATCAAGATGCTCTTGGGTTATTTCATCCATTGGCTTAGCAAAGAAGTATGTGTAGTCATATCCTTCCCTACCACTAAAATCACCTAAATCATATTCTCTTTTTTTTCTAACTTCATATCCACGTAAAGACAATTCATGCACCAAAGTATTGGAAGGTTTTTTGTCTGATTTAAGTTTATCTATTAATTCCTCATCAGTATAATCTTGATACTGGTTCCATTTAAAATTAAATTTATATGAGGGTTTAATTAATTCTCCATCACCAAATTCGTTATTTCTATCAATTTTAGGGGAATCTTCAGAAGCATCAATAGGGGGCCGGTCAAACCATGGGTTGTTTCTATAAAAATTATTTCTTCTAGCATTCCACTCTCTGTCTGTCTCATGAGACATGCGGCGAGGTTCGCCAGTGCGTAAATCAACAGGCAGGTCCGAACCTATCGGTTTTCTTCGTGAAACAAATTGTTCTAATTCGTCACGAGAAGATGGTCTAATAAATTCTTCTCTTATTGCAATACCATCAATAGATTCTTTACCTAACTCAGAAAGTTGTTTATCATCGACATCGATTAATGGGATTCTTCGTGTAGAACGACTAGAACTTGACGATTGTTCGTTAGGCGGGTCGATTTTGTCAAGAAGTTCATCAATAGGTCCATCGTAGAACGCTATTTTCTTCTTCAATCTCCTCTCGTCATCCGGGGAGTCTGTACCGACACGATTAAACCATCTTGCGGCCACATCAACGAGCAAGCCGCGCATGTAGAGGTCCCTGTCCTCTTCGGATAGGTCAGAAAGTTCTGGTATCTCGCGCAACTTCTGCCAGAACTTCTTATCGCGAGCAAGTTGAATTGTTGAAAGAATATTTCCATATTCTCCGTGTCTATCAAAAGTATTACCAAGGGCGTAGTGCCCCAATAAGTCATGCAATATGGTGCCGGGCGATACACGGAAGTTTTCAGACAACACAGCACTCATCTCCTGCCAGGCATGCGGGTCTGTAAATAACTGTAAATATCCATGAATAAAATGGTCGTTATCGTTGGAGATTTCTCCAATTTTTGGATTTTCATTGCGTTTAATTTTTGCTAATTCAGGGATAATGTAATACTGAAGAATACGAGCAGAAATGTCGTTGTAGTGGTATTGGAGCGCCCCTTCCGGAGATGGTGCTTCTGTCGGGGGTTCAGCGTACTTGCCAAGATACAAGGAGTGGTGCGGCAGTTTTTCCCCGCCGACAGGGTATTTCCTTAGGCGCGCTCCACGTCGCCCGTCTTCATCTTCATCAAAAACTTCATATATTGAATTGAATAATTCATCTAATCTGCGCCAATCATTTGTGAGATTATCAAAAATTTCACTAACAGTTTCAGCAGTGGGCAACTCTACATCTTGATAATTTCTGTTGCCTGGTATGAGTTGCCGCAATATTGGGTTGGGAGGCAATTTGAAAGACAGAGTTCCGTCATCGTGAATACGTAATTCTGATTTACTAATGATATCTTCAAGTGACATTTTAGTTAGAGGGTGCGGTTCGTAGCCATCAACCATCTTCATGCGTCTCAATATTCCGCTTCGTTTAGCAGTCCCCATGGACTGCCACTTGTCTCGCAAGCCACGTAAATTCAAAATTAAATCTTCTACCTGCCTACGTAGTCGAGTTTCGTGACTTTTGTCCCATCCGCCCATATCTGAAATATGATTATTTAACCAATTTTCGAGGGCCTTTGATAACTCAACGAATGGTTCTCCCATATCTTCGGATTGTTCGCGCTTATCTATTTCAAGTAAATCTTCTAATTTGATTACTTCTCGGATACTCCTGCTACTATCTTCGGAATTTATTTGGTTACTTCCGGAATCAACAGCGTCTTGTCTGCCCGTAGTACTTGCCATAGATGATGAGCGACGGCTTTTTGAACCACTATCGCCCTCTATGGATAGAGAAACTCCCTGAGTTGTATCTGGAACTTCTGAGGCAGCGTCGCTGTCTTTCTTGTCATCTCCGCTATCATCGGAATCGTCTTCGATTATTGTTGGGTCAAGAAGAATTGAAAGAGTATTTTCCAACTCCTCAATCATGTCGTTGGCTTGTTTATAACTATTACCTTCTGAACGATGTCCAAATTCTGCCCCATCATAAGCACTGACATATTCTTCTAGGACAGGGATAATGTTTTGGATAGTTTCTTCATCAAGGAGACCATCGTTGTCATTAATAAGTTCTTCCATGGATAGCCATGGGTCAAGATGTTCTTCTCCGGCAAGCCCATTGGCAATTGCTTTTTCTATTTGAGAACGTATCTTCATGGAGAAATCTGTAGCCCATTTACCTAACGGCTTTGGCTTAGTGGGGGCCTTGTATTCTCTATCTGCTTTAATAATAAAGTTTTCTCTACGTAGGCCAAGTTTTTGCAATAACTCGGGTCGTCCAGCGTCGTATTCACTTAATGCACGCTGTATTGTTCTTCTGTCGTGTAATTCCGCTTGACGTGATTTGTTTTCGTAGAACTGTTCTTCTGTTAGTACTTCGCCTCTCATTGCAGCGGCTTCTTGTGCAGCCATGAATTCTGCTTGGTTCTGTACTGCTTCTTCTACATCAAGTTCCTTGTCTAGGGGATAAATTAGTCTGTCCCAATCTTCTGGGGCGATGCCATCGGGATTATCTTTTGTTGCACGTCCAATTTGAAACATGACATCAATTTTTTCTTTTGCAGTCATTGAATCAAAGTCGCCTGGCAGTAACTCTGAAGCAGGTTTTCCTACTGGCTTCTTGGGTTTTGGTTTTTCTTCTTCCTCATCGTCAATTTGGTCCGGGACGTCCGAAGGGACAATGGCATAGTAGATTTCTGTATCTTTTTTACTTCTACTACTTGAGTCTTTTCTGTCACTGCCACCAGGACCAAAGCGCCTGTACATGTTCGCAAGAGTGTTCCACTGTCGCGAGGTGAGATTTCCATTCCTGAGTCGATAAGAATCACGTATGTCTTTTAGAACATAGAACCCTAATCCGTCTCCGTTTGCCCAATCTATGAGGGTAGTTCGTGCTTCGGGGGTCATTCTTGATGGTGCGCCATTATTGAATGGGACGCCCTTGAAGTCTCCCCTATTGGCACTGAGGCGTGGGGAGGTGAATCTTCCGGATGCTGCAGCAATATTGAGTAGTGTTTCCCCAATGGGGTTGAGCCATCTTTTCTCTGCTTGACTGTGTGAAGCCATCCAGTAAAGTTCATCGTAAGCAACGGTTAATGCTGAATGTAAATTATTTTTAATTGTTACATTATTTTTGTTTGAATCTTGAGCGTCCTTTAACGCTTTGTCAAATTCTGCAAAAGGAGCAAAAGTAATTCTGTCTCCATGTTTGTTTAGAATTGATTGAATTTCGTCTCTTAATTCACCAATTTCGTCATTGGTTAAATCTAATGTTGTTTCATCCTTCAGTGGACGATACATGCGTGTACCGCGAGTTCCGCCAAGCCCATTGCCTACTCTGTCGTCAATAGAACTTTTAATTTCTAAAAGGTTTAGGGCTGCAGAATTTTCTTCATATTCGCGAGCAAGTTTATTTGCCACATTAGCCAATTGGTCAGACAAGGATAATAGTTCATATTCGGGCGGTTCTTCAAAATTTGACAATATGGCATTTGCTGCTAATTGCATCCATAACTTATCTTTTGCAGTAATAACATCGTATTGTTCGAGACGTTCAATATCTCTCTGCACTAGCGTTGCTACACTAACCGCCCTGCCTTCTATTTGTCCATCTGGTTTAATAGAATAGCGTGCTTCTGCTTTTATCCCGTCAATCCCGCCATCAATATCATCTAGTGATTTCTCAACTGCAGAAACCATCCTGTCGGTTACTCCACCATAGGTGATGGTTTCACCAGAGGAATATTCAACCAGCAGTTCTTCTTTGCGCCCATCATAACGAGCGTACTTAATTTTTTTACTAGTTCCCTGTTTGTCTTCATTGGGGAAAATCTGCCTAGTTTCGCCCACTCCACGTCCATTAATGAAGGAACGCTGCGAGCGACTGGTGCCATCGGATAAATTGCTACCATCCGAAATAGCCAGTCTTTGTTGATGATTACGCTTTCTAGCATCTTTTATGAAATCAATTTCCATGCTCAAACTTCTAATAGCATCATCGTAAAGTTCTTGAGATGGATTTTCCAAATAATCAGGGTTATTCTCGTCCTCTATAGGACTGCTCAGTATGCCGTCATACCATTCCGCATCATCTAAAACATCCTGCATTGATTCAACGAAATTTCTAGCCTTATCGCTTCCCTCAACGCCAAAGATATCGCTTATATCATTTTCGGAAAAAGTCAGATTGTTTCTAAGTCTTTCAATTTCAGCATCAGTAAAATCCGAATACTCGCCCCCAGTACGTTCGTCAATCATTTTGTTAATAAGAGGATTCTTTAGTCTTTTGAGACGAGCGCGACGATTTTCTCCATTTAAAAATTTTGCGTAATCAATAACGGCGGCAATTTGCTCATCTAATTCCCTAATTGATTCCTCAAGATTAGTTATAGCCTCTTCTGTAGCGTTCGGGTCATCGTAGAGGTCGAGTAGGCGTTGCGATTGTTTTTGAGAATGACCCAAAACATCTTTTAGGTCTTCAAAGAATGGGTCCCATGTTTTTTCATCATCAAAAATATCTCTTATAGATTTTGCGGCAGTATTATAAATTAGGGTAGGTGTTCTTTGCGAACGACTACCATCATCAACGAACCACTGATTGTAAGTTCGTTCATCACGAGCAGCCCTCATTTCTTCAACTTCTTGACTCAACCCAGAAGTATCGCCCAATTGACCAACGACCCCCATTCGTCTTAGATGAGCACTTCTCATTTCTGATAATTGCGACTGAGAATATTCTGAACCTAGTGCACGAAGAAAATCTAATGAATCTGCAAGACCATCCTGCTCCTGGCTCACGAGGTGTTCTATGCCATCTTCATCTACGATTACACCATATACACCAAATTTTCCGTCACCAATATCATGTATTTCTAATTCAACGAGAGCATTAGGATATTCTTTACTGTCTGGCGAAAAACCTAGTTCAGAAAAAATCTGAACCAACTTAGAAGTACCACTCAGCGGACCGAATTTTGGGGTTTCCCCTTCATTTGCTGGTCTCAACGGTACTTTATCAATGACTTCGCGCGCTGGCTTCCATATTTTTGCTGATTCAAATCTTCTAACTACGGCTGCATTTGTAAATTCTGAAGAAAGGTTTTTTAAAAGGTTAGAAGTACTTCGTGGACTACCACTAAATTGATAAGTTTTTAGGGGGTCACCAGAGATGGGGTCAAAAAGAACAGCAGAATAATGGCCGGCATCCAGGGCGCGTATAACAAAATAATCGCCATACTTTTCTTTTAATTTTTTCAATTCTGGCTTAAGATAATTATACCTAGGAGACAAGTCCGAAATATTTGTTACTGTCTTTCTTTCTTTTACATACAATTGCTTCAAGGGCATACTTAACTGCTGTCTAACATTACTATAACTATCTTTATCTAATAAATCAATTATTAATTTATTGCCACCCAAATTAATTAGAAGATTATTTTGTGCAAAAACAATTCTTCCGCCTGCCGCAATAATGTCATCTATCGCAAATTTCAACTCATCAGATATGGTTTGGTTGACTTTTTCAGTATTAACATAACCATGGTTTTCAAAAATTTTAAAAACTTGTTGAGTGTCTAGGCCTCTATAATTAAGGAAATAAGCATAATTGTCAATAATTTCTTTAGGAGTCAATTTTTTACTTCTAGAACTAACAGAGTTAATAATTTCATCTAGTGGCGTAATGATGCTGAATTCGTTACCAAGAATGCGCTCGGTTCCTGAATTTCTATAAACCCACGGGTCGTATATATTCGGATTAGTAGGAGGGCTTTTTCTTGATTTGCGCCCCTGAGTTTTTTTAGGAGCCTTACTGGGTGTTGGAATAGTGTCGTCTATTTTTGGAATAGGCTTAGAAGGCACCACTGAATCTGATTCATTCTTTTTAGGAACCTGATTTAAACGTGGTTTGGAATCTTCTTGCGAAACAGATGGTTTAGGAACCCTATTTCGCTCCATTTCCATAGCGCGGGGGAGGGAAGTCTGTTGAAGTATAGACGCCTGCACCTTGGGAATCATCGCACGAGGAATAATGGGACGCTGCATAGGCGTACCCTCAAAAACTATTCCATCGCTATCGCCATCTATGGCTCCGGTTACGTCAACCCAAACCATCCCTGGTGGTGCAGCACTCAGGCCTCCACCGATTCTTTGGCCAACTCGGCCTCCGAGGGCTTTTACTTCAACTTCGAAGGTCGGCCCCGTAGGGCCGTTATCTTTTCCCCAACCACCCTCTTTCATGAACATCCGTTGAATACTTTTCTCTGACGCATATAGTGCATCGAGTGTTTCATCATTGAATGTCCCTGAAAGATGGACGCCCTTTTCACTGACTTCTGCCTGAAGTCCGTGATACTCAATTACCGGGTCGAGTAGTTCCTTAACACGGAACGCTTGATGCGGTTCACATTTCATAATGACACGCATGGGTTCGCTCTTCTCTTCAATATAGGATTGAAGAAGATTCACTACTTCCTCAATTTTATCTTGTTGAGATTTTTCTGCTACTTCATCGTCGAAGAGCGGCAACTTTAAGCCAGCAATAACTTCATGGAGTCTTTCTTCAACGGATTTTTCGCCATCGTATCCACCGTTAACCATGGCATATGGGCTGACGGCATTCGGCTTGACAGACATTGGCATACTGGGCATCTGCATAGGAACGACTGTTTGTGGTTGAGGCTGGCTAGGACCTTGTCCCATCTTCTCTGGTTTGCCAAACATGTATTGTCTAACAGCCGTATCGTAGTGGTATGGGAGACGGTAAGCCGTTGATGAACCATTGGGGAGCATCCGATGGAATGTGACCATATTTTCAGTTGCGGAGATAATCTTGAGACGATTATTAGAACGTGACATCAGTTCTTCTTCAAGTCTATAAATTTCTTCGCGATTAAGTTCGCGTGCTTCGCCTTCTGCAAAAATATCTTCACGAGGACTAGAAACGTCGTAGCCAATTCTTGCCGAAATGCGCGATGGGCCACCTTCTGGAATCCCTGGTTTAAAAGCACGCATTACTGCTGGCATCATTGGCATTCCAGCGCCCATAGCAGGACTGTGGCACTTTTCACCTTCGTCGCTCTTGACGGAAATTGTGGCTGTCAGTTGATTTGCACCATGAAGAACTGGACTCACTTCGTACAGTTCAACTTCACGCAAAACGTTTGCTTGCATGGCGGAGTCAAAGTTTGCTTGGAGAGTCTTATAGCCGATAGACCATTCTTGGTCTCCACCAAAGAAAGCGACGCTAGCAAATGCTTCGCGACCTTTTTCTGTTGCAAGGTTGAATTGAACCTTCGCATAGAGCCCGCCCACTCCTGCTTGCTTCATTTTTCCTGGGAGACGCGGGTCGTGTGCTGGTACTTCGTAAATTTCTAGAACCTTACCGATGGGGTCGTTCCAGTTGTGTCCCCATACAACGCGCGGTTTGCGGCGCTTGAGACTTTCTGTAAATGCCCCCGATGCGACGATGTCACCCACGGAGTCTTTGTTACCTACGGCGGCAACGAAACATTCAACGATTCCTTGTGCCTCATCTATATTGAATTGGCCATTCATCGCCTTAAAATGGATGTCTTCAAATGTTCCTTGGCTCATGATACTCCAATCATCTAGAGTAATAATAGTCTCTATTTATCCTGATGAACGCAAGTTTATTAGTGTTTATGTAGTTTCAGTAAACTAAATAGGGGGAGTTTACTGCAACTATAGAGGGCGCGGGAAATTCCACGCCCGACGAGCCTCATTGATAGCCATATCTGGTCGTCTTTTAGCCAAAATTTCGGTAAAAATAGAATTTAGGTTAGACCTAACACCACTAGCACGCTGTTCTTCGTCCCGTATCCCATAGGAATTATATATGGCTTCAGAAATTAAACGTTGAGTTTCGTTATTCCGACTCTTAATTCGCTCCATCTGAGATTCGATATGAGTCAAAATGTCATTCTGACCAGGGCTAGAGTAAGAAGCGGATTTTGTCGAATAGATAGCCTGGGCGTCTTTGATAATGGCCGAAAGAACTGGCTTAATGTCTTCGTCCATTTGCTTATTCCAGGTATCAATAGGCATGACGGTATCTACGTCAAGTCCGCCACTCATCAAAAGTTTGCGTGATTTTTGTCCAGCAACCTTTTCGAGTACGACACGTTGCTGACGTTCAAATAGGCGTTCCAAACTTCTGTCAAGTATTTCTATCCAACGAGCAAGGTCGGTATCTTTTTCAAATAAGTCATCCTTGAATAGCATTTCGGAAGGGTCAGACATTTGTCCAAATCCGCCTGGCGTTGCGGGAGCACCTGGGGGCATTCCTGGCATCCCTGGCATTCCTGGCATTCCTGGCATACCTGGGGGCATTCCTGGGGCACCGCTAGTAGCGGGGAGCATTCCAGACTCTTCTGCCAAAGCCCCTGCCATCGTATTCGGGTCCACGCCCGGACCTCCCAATTCTGCCCCAGGAGGCATTCCTTCTGCTCCTGGTGGCATTCCTGGCATACCTGGGGGCATTCCTGGCATGCCTGGGACTGGCATTCCGCCCTGTGCTGGGGGCGGCGGCATCGGCTTGGTGGTGTTGGCAATTGGAGTTAAGTTCGGGTTCATTAAAAGGCTGTCTGCCAGGTCTGATTCAACTGTTTTTCTTCCAGTTCCGTCACGGTATTCGTTCGGACTGATTAATCCAGCCTGCAATTCTTGCATCAAGTAACGTTCGCGTTCTTGTTTTGACAAAATTAGATAGGGAACATCGGAGGTATCGAAGTCAATATAGTGTTCATCGTCAAGTTCATCTAGAGCGCGAGCAAGAACTTCTAGGTGGGGGGACATCGTCTCATTCCAGAATACGCTCACTTCTTCGCTGGCGTTGGCGAATGTTCTTCCGGAAGCATTACCAATAACTGACTCGGGAACACCGAAAGATGCAAGAATTTCTTCTTTAGTGATTTGACGCATCTGGATATAGGCGGCATCACGTGGGTTAGACGAAGTATCTACATAGTCAACACCATCATCCGCACTCACTACAGTAGTGGTTCCTACTCGGCTCATGTTGCCACGGAAACGACTTCTTAATTCTTCCTTGTCATCTTCATCAATTTCCCCACGAAGAACCAGCAAACCACCAGGACGACCATCATTGAGAAGAAAGTTGCGGTTATATAGTTTGGCTAAGTTTTCAATTTCAATGGCAATACCAGCGGATTCCATTGGAGTCATTGAAAGATAGGGGTCAAGTGGATGTGGGCGGCGAATCCATATAACATCTTCTGGTTTCATGATGATTTTATCGCCATTGGGCATGTTTACTTCGTAGCCAGACACAAACAAACGTGGGTCAGGAATAGGGGAAGTGGACTGTGGGGGGAGTAAGTTGAGTCCAATCAACGCTCCGTCACGGCCTTTTAATTTTTCAATAAAAACTCCACGAGTACCAAGAAGCAACTGTGAAGATAAGCGATATCTGAAAATGAATGAGTTTTCGCCTATATTTGATTTAGTATTCAAAATATCCAGAATTGTGGATTTGCCTTGCTTTTTGGTAACGATTTCTCCATCGGGAGAGTTGTCTTTACGTAAAATTATGGGAAGACGGGCCTGATTACCTGCGATAGCGTCAATACATCGTGACACCCAAGTAACTTTTTGCATGCCTTCGCGATATGCACGCTCAATATCCCACGGGTCTCTGTAGGCGCGACCCTGGAAACTTGGATTTGTTGAAATTGGGGCACCAGGAGGTATTGAGGTGCCCTTCATGCCGGTAGGGTTAATAGATTTATTGTCGATGCGATTCCAAGCCATATTTAATCAAGACCTAGGATATAGCCGAAAATTCCACAAGTTATACCCGCTACTATTAAACCCACAGGGGGTGATATCAGAGAAGTTCCAACGCTGGTTAATAAAATAAATAATACCATTAACACGTTGGCCATAGATGAACGAGTCAAAAAGCGTAAACGAAATAGATATAGACTGTCTCTGGAGAAAAATCTTCTAAAAGAATTCAGCATGTGGACTGTCCTGTAGCGGTGCAATATGTTGACATGCCCATAATCTAATACAAACTACAACGTTCGGAGAGAACTATGACTGACTGGAATAAGGTGCTCGAATATCTTGAGCCCAAGATGCCGCCATACTGCCCAGAAGAACCGTCACTTACCCAAAAAGTATTCTTGCGAACATACTCACTAGAAGGCCTATTCGGAGGAGCAGCAGGTGGTGGGAAAATGCTCTCACTTTATTCGGAGATACCGACACCTTCGGGTTTTGTAAAAATGGGAGACATCAAGCCAGGTGATTTTATTTTTGGTCGCGACGGGAATCCACATCTTGTTCTTGCTGAATCAGAAGTTGAAATTGTGGATGGATACAAATTGACTTTTGATGACGGTTCAACAGTAGACGCACATGATGAACATCTTTGGCTCACATATGATGCTCGTGAACTTGAGGCCCTAACCAAGCGGACACCAGAATTTCGTGAGAAGCGGAGAAACAAAAGAGAATCTCGTTCGCTCGTTGGGGCTGGAATAAAAACTGACCACACAACCAGACATCGGGAGTTCTTGTCGGAGTCTCGTAAGGAGTGGAACAAGTCAAATCCTCCGGAGGTCATGGACGTTCCAACCGGAACGGTTCGTACCACCGCCCAAATCGTCGCTACGCTCACCGTTCGTGGTGGTCGAGCAAACCATGCCATTCCTGTCTGTAGGTCACTCCAGTTGCCAGAGAAAGACCTGTTGATAGACCCGTATATTCTAGGCGTATGGCTAGGAGATGGGAATAAGAACAACCCAACTATCACCTCAATGGATGACTCAATTGTTGAGGCAATGGAGGCGGCAGGGTACACACTTACAAGCATGCAAACTAAGATTGATAATAAAGCCTCTAGTTTCTATTTCGGTGGTCGTCTCATGGGTGAACTGCGTTCACTCAACTTAGTAAAGAACAAGCATATTCCGCACGATTATCTTTGGGCTTCAGAAGAGCAGCGTTTGGCGCTCCTCCAAGGATTAATGGACACCGACGGCAATTGTCTTACGAATGGAACCGTTGAGTTTGTAAATACAAACCAGAACCTCACTGAAGGAGTGGCTCACCTTGCTCGCTCCCTCGGACACAAAATAACGATTAAAGAAGGTCGTGCCAAACTCAATGGCAAAGACTGTGGGCCGACATGGAAAGTTAAGTTTCGTGCCAAGGTTCAAGTGTTTCGTCTCACGAGGAAAGCCGAGCGTCTTGAGCCGTTATTAGGTGCAGAGCGACGCGTAACAAACTTCCGGTATATCGTTTCTGCTGAACGTACTGGTCCTCTGCCGATGAAGTGTATTCGTGTTTCTTCGCCGGACAGTTTGTATTTAGTATCAGAGGATTTTATTCCTACACATAATTCTTCCGCTCTTCTTATGTCAGCAATGCAATATGTTGATGTACCAGGATATTCGGCAATTATTTTCCGTAGAACATATGCCGACCTTGCACTCCCTGGAGCCATCATGGACCGGTTCCAATCATGGATGGCAAAATATGATGATGTTCGTTGGAACGGCAATAACTACACTGCCGTATTCCCGTCAGGGGCTCGATTATCTTTCGGATATCTAAACAACCAGCAGGACTACCTTCGCTACAAGGGTGCAGAATTCCAGTTTATTGGGATGGACGAAGTAACAGAAATTCGTGAATCCGACTATCGCTATATGTTCTCCCGTCTGCGCCGTCCAGCAACAGGACCCTTGGCTCAAGTGCCACTACGGATGCGTTCTGCCTGTAACCCTGCACCGAATTGGGTTCGTCAACGTTTTATCGTTGAAGGAACAGAAAAAGGGCGTGTATTTGTGCCATCAAAACTTACAGACAACCCTGGTATCGACGCTGATTCTTATCGTCAAGCACTTCAGGCGTTGGACCCTGTAGAGCGGAAGCGCCTAGAAGAAGGTGACTGGTGGGCTACTACTCTAGGAACGATGTTTGATAGAGCATCTATTGTCCTCTTAGACCAAAATGATATGCCAGCAATCACGTCAACTGCTCGTGCTGTCAGGTTCTGGGACCTTGCAGCAACAGAGCCCTCATATTCAAACCCTAATCCTGACTGGACGGTTGGGACATTAATGTTGTTCGACCAAGGTGTTGCTTATGTCCTGGATGTCAAGAAGGCTCGCGTTCGTGGAGAAAAAGTAGAACAACTTATTGCTCAGACAGCGTATGAGGACGGACCGCTCGTTGCTATTCGCATGGAACAAGAACCAGGCTCTTCCGGCAAGGCTCTCGTAGACCAGTACGCAAGGTATGTACTATCAGGGTATGACTTTGGTGGAATCCGTGCTACTGGAGACAAAGTCACCAGAGCGCGTCCTTTTGCAGCGGCAGTTGCCAATGGAAACATTAGGTGTTTACGCGCTCCTTGGCTTACGGACTGGATGGACGAGTTATCATCTTTTCCCGAAGCATGCGACCATGATGACCAAGTTGACTCAGTCGTAGGTGCTTTTACACATTTAACTGGCTTGGGGTTGCCTCAACGCAAAAGAATCGGTATCATCATCTAAGTAACTACTAAAAAGGGGTTTATGTTGAATAGTCCAATTTATGAGAGCATTGAAAATATTCGTCGTCTAATTGGCGAGGCAGGCAACGAATTGTTCAACGCCCTCCAAGAAGATGGTGTTGATTTGAAAAGTTTATGTTCAGCAATGGTTGAACTAAACTCATTAAAAAAAGATATTGGCTACATCCACGACGAATCAAATACTCGTTTCGCTGAAAAAATGGAAGATTCAGTCATCTTTCTTGAAGACGGTACAGAGATTGAGCGCAAGCAAGGTGCTGACCGCAAGGCATGGAACCATAAAGGTTTAGCCGTTGAGGTGGCAGCAAAGATTTCTCAACTTGCCATCAATATGGATACTGGCGAAATCACCTTGACACCTGACGAAATGATGGTTAAGATGTTCGAATACGCAGCGCCTTCATATTGGCGAGTCGGGGAACTTGGCAAACTTGGTGTCAACGTAGATAATTATTGTGAAAAATCAGAAGGTAAAATAAGCATCGTTATTAAGAAAGGGAAACTATAATGTCAACCGATGGAGAAATGCCAGAATTTGAGAGCCAATTGAAATATCGTGCGGAATCTCGCAAATTGGATGAAGAAGAAAAAAAACGTGCACAAATTGAATCAGCACGTCTTCTTGCTGAACTGAGTGAACCATTCCCACCCGAAGTGGAACGTATTTTGCGTAAGGGTGGAACGGCCTTAACTTATATTCCTGTAAGCGAAGTCATCACACGGCTCAATCGTACCTTTGGGGTAAAGGGATGGTCATCGGAAATTATTAAATGTGAACGCGATGCACTTGACCCAGATTTCATTGTTGCTCATGTTCGCTTAACAATCAATAATGATTGGGCTCCAATGGTTCAAAAAGATGGATTTGGTGGCCAAAAAATCAAGCGTATGAAGAGTGGTGAAATTGTAGATTTGGGCGATGAGTTCAAAGGTGCAGTTTCTGATGCGCTCAAAAAGGCTGCACAACAGTTCGGTATCGCCCTCTACTTAGCCCGTTCGGATGAAGCATTGAGTTTGGAAATTGAACAAGATGTTATTGCTGCAGCACCAAAAGTAGACCCAGCAGTTGCCAGTCTATGGGAACGGTTTCGCGAATCAAGCAAGGCATTAACCGCTGAACAAAAAGTAGAACTAGGTAAATTCTGGGAAGAATACTCGGGTGGCGGACCTAAGCCAACATTAGAAACAGCAACCATGCAGTCGCTTATGGCACTCATCGAGGAGTGCACACGACTCATGTTCCCTGGTTCTGAGATTATTCATGAGTGAACAAAAGGGTCCCCCGTACACTCCTCCACCATATCTTTCAGCATCTTCAATGGGCACGTTTAATCAATGCCCATTAAAATTTAAGTTCAACAAAATTGACAAAATACCGGACTTGCCTTCATCAGCAACTTTATTGGGAAATTTTGTTCACGAAACATTGGAAGAATTTTATGCCCTACCTTTTGATGGGCGCAATGTTGAGTCCGCCAAGATGCTCGCCCGTCAAGTATGGGAAACCGGAGATTGGATTAATCGGATTAAAGGTTTCGTGAGGGAATCTGACGTTCATCAGTTCCGCTGGTCAGCATGGTGGTGTGTGGAGAATGTTTTCAAAATTGAGGACCCATCCGTTGTTGAGGTTAAGGGCATCGAAACGGAAGTCAACGGGCTCATTGGCACCGCTACTGTTAAAGGTTTTATTGACAGGCTTGACGTTGTAGAGAACGGCGTATGTGTTTCTGACTACAAGACGGGCAAGACACCCAAAAAAGCATGGATGGCAGATAAATATTTGCAACTTCAAATCTATGCAACATTATTGAGAAATTTAGAGATGGCTGATGTCTCTGAAATTAAGTTGCTTTATCTCAAAGATGGGGTAATTTTTAAACATGAACTCGTTGAAGAAGATTTTGATAACACCATAAAGTATGTTCAAGAAACGCACGATGCAGTACAAACAGCATGCGAAACAGGAGATTTTAAATATAATAAATCTCGCTTATGTGACTGGTGCGCCTATAAATCAATATGTCCAGGATGGAAACGATGAACCAAATTAATGACGAAACATTCGCTTATCTTGTTGCGGAAGAAGTAAAAAATAAACTATCTTCGTCGCAACGCGATATTCTGATGCAGAAAGAAAATTGGTATAAATGGCAACGATGCCTTCTTGCTTTAATCTCCAATATTGACGACCAACTTTCTGACCTCATTCATGATGAGGAAAATGACCGCGAATTGTTTGATTCAATAGGTAGTCGCCGTCTTCAAACTAAGGCTAATGATGCTTATAAGGGTCGGCGGAATAAGATTGAACGTTTCAAATTTCATGTCAATAAGCGTCTAGACCAAGTGACGGCGATGATTGAGACTGGTTCTTCTGTTGAATCTAACGGCTGGGAACAGGTTGACTTCTTGAAGTCTGCAATTGCTAAACATCGTGCCATGATGAATGAAAATGACTTAGAGGCAACTCCAATAGATATTGCTCTCTGGTCGGCGCTATCAAATAATTGGGGATTTGATAATATCGATACAAGTAATTTATAAGTATCGGAGAGATTATGCGCTATCGGAGTAAGAAAAAGGAAGCAGAATACGTAGAACGGCGAAAAGTAGTCGCGAAAATGGTAGAAAAGTTTCCTTTTTGTCAGGCGTGTCCAGTTTTTGCTAAATATGACGAAAAATCAACTTATGTAAGAATGAATACCGTTGATGTTCATGAACTTGTCAGGCGCTCTCAGGGTGGGTCAATTATTGATGAATCAAACTTGTTGTGCGTGTGTCGTTCTTGCCATATTAGAATAGGCAATTACCCAGCGTTGGCGTTTGAACTTGGCCTAGCAAAACATTCTTGGGATTAATCCAATCCTTCCCTCTGCGGATGAGGTTTTTGTAGTAAAGTTTTATTAGCCCAGAGAGGGCCCTTAAAAGTAGGAGAAAAAAATGCCCGGAACAAACACCCCCGTAGTAATTAACTTGCAAATCCCTGGAACGCTCGCTGAAAGTAGCATAGTCAAGATGGCTGCCCCATTTAGCGGTAAAATTGTTGGCGCCTATGTCGCAGTGACCACCGCCCCTGTTGGAAGCGCCCTTACCGCTAGCATTCTCGTTGGTTCAGATACCGCTGCTGCTTTCAGCATTGCTGCCGCTGGCACCAATGACGAGGCCACGCTTACCGCTGCCAATGTTGACTTCAATAAGGGCGACCTCATCACCCTGGATATCCTTACAGTTGGTTCCAGCACTGCCGGCGCAAACATCGTTGCTTCAATTTTGGTCGAGTCAGAAGAAGATGCAACGTCAATTACCATCCAGCCTGACAACCGTTTCGGCTGAGCCAGCCTGATATAACCAATAGCACTCATAGTGCAAGAATGTATGAAGGCGGGAGGGAAACCTCCCGCTTTCTGCTTTATCACGTAACTATTAAATAAGAAAAAACGATGATGGCCAAACAACTCATAACCCTATGTGTTAGTGGAGAACTGTCCGCAGCAAAAAGACGCACCTCAGCAAGAATGCCTGCTAGTGGAAAAATTATTGGCGTATATACCTCAATAGGGACTCCAGCATCTGGAGCAACGGTAATCGTTGACGTAAATATCTCCGATACAACAATATTCACTACTCAGGCAAATAGACCGACCATAGCAGTAGGAGCATATTCTTCGGTCGCTGGAACGGCGGCTAATAACAAATTCGCTCTAGGAGATATTATTGCAGTCGATATTGATAGGGTTGGAACAGAAATTCCAGGAGAAGATTTAACTATCGGCATATGGGTGGATTTTGACTATTAAAATTAATGTACAATAGTTTTATAAACAAGAACTAAACCCGACAAGGTAGTAGTGAGAACGGCGCGAGGATTATCCTCCGCCGTTTTTGCTATTTATGCGTTCATTTGATATTGAAAATATGCACTATGCTCAAACTATGAGAATACTAGGATTAGACCTATCTTTAACTTCTACAGGATGGGCGACTAACGGTAAAACAGGTTCAATTTCTGTTAAAACAAAAGAATCTCAACGCCTTTACGATATTCGTAGAGAAATTAATAAAATCGTTGCAGAGAACAAGGTGACTGGCGTAGTCGTTGAAGGTTACGCTTTCGCTGCCAGGAACTCTCAATCACATAAAATAGGTGAATTAGGTGGCGTTATTCGTCTCATGCTGTTTGAATTATGTGTCCCTTACGTCGAGGTTCCTCCGACATGTCGAGCAAAGTTTGCTACAGGGCGAGGGAACGCCGCAAAAACTGAAGTAATTTCTGCTGTTTCGGCAAGAACCGGAATAGTTTGGTCCGGTAAGGGTGCGGACGATGAAGTTGATGCTTGGCTTTTAGAAGAGATGGGCTTGCATGCCATTGGTGAAGGGCGCTATGATTGGCCTTCATTAAACAAAGATGCCATGAAAACTATTGATTGGTCATCTTTACTTGAAAGTGGGCAGAAGTGAATTTTCCTGGACGCAATAATCCTATTAGCCAGATAGAAATCGAAGAAAATCTTATTCGACTCATTGATGAACTCGAAGAAGAGACAGAGGCTTTCGAAAAGTTGGCTGAAGATGCGGCAAAGAAAGAATCTAAGCATAAGTCTTCTTGGGCTAAGGAATATTTGTCTGCTAAAGGTTCCATTAAAGAGCGTGAGGCTTGGGCTGATTATATTTTGGCTGATGCTCATTATGATTTTAAAATTGCTGAGGCGTTGGTAAAGTCTAAGCGTGAAAAATTGACTTCTTTGCGTACGTCGATTGATGCGATGCGTACTTTGAACGCTAATGTTCGTTCTCAAGTTATGCCATGATTAAAGAACGCGAACTAAAGTGGCTTAAATCGTGTTTTAGTTTGGCTTCAACCTTTTCTACGTGCGCTAAAAGACAATATTTTGCTGTTATTTTGATGCCTAATGGTCGCGTGGCAGGTGTTGGATATAATGGTTCACCGCCAGGTATTGCTCACTGTGTTGATGGTGCCTGTCCTCGCATGCAGGAAGGTAGCCTTAATGGGTCGGCTTATGATAACTGTATTGCTCAGCACGCTGAGGCAAATGCCATCATATGGTCGGACCCAGCATTGCGTGCTGATGGTACGCTAATCATTAATGGGCCGCCATGTTTTAGTTGCGCTAAGCAAATAGCATCGTCAGGCATTTCTCGTGTGGTATTTTTTGCTGATGCGAGTTATGCTGATTGGCCTAAGGTTGAATCTTTTCTTAAAAATTGTGGGATAGAACTTATATCTGTAGATATGGAGAAATTAAATGAAACACCAAGTTGAAGAATGTCTAATTCCATTACTTGTTGACGTTGAAACCTTAGTTCCACTTCCTGGGAATCCAAGACGAGGCAACGTTGATGCGATTATGGCTTCATACAGCGAATTTGGGCAACTGCGACCTATTGTTGTTAAGCCTAATGGCGACGGAACATCTACTGTCATTGCTGGTAATCACCAGTTGATGGCCGCTAAGCGTCTTGGCTGGACTCATATTGCCGCCGTCACTTTTGAAGCAGATAATTCAAGAGCCATTGCTTTTGCTTTGGCGGATAACCGAACTGGGGAATTGGGTCATACTGACCAGAATCTTGTCTCAGACATGCTTGATTCAGTCATTGATGACTACGGCGACCTCATGACTGATTTGGGTTGGGATGATTGGGAATTGGCCTCTATGGAGGAGATTAGTCATCGGGCTGCTCCAACAAAGAATGATGATGGTTCTAATGAGGGCTATATGTCTCCTGTGATTCAGCCTATTTCTGACCTTGGCGCGACTATTCTGTCGTCTCTTGTAAGGGAAGATAGCGATGGGGAGAGGAGAATTAATGCTCCTAGTGATATGGACCATAATGAGATTGCCATTAAGGGCAGTACTGTGGCAACTCCAGAGGCAGCGCCTCGTGCTGTCGTCCAATTTACGATTATCTTTGATGAACCCGAACAACAACGTAGATGGTATGATTTTATTCGTTGGCTACGGACTCAGCCAGCATATGATGGTGAAACAACAGCAGGAAAATTGATGTCATTTATTGATTCTCATTCAGAAATTTAACTACTTTTTAAAAGGGGGTGATGATGGAAGAAAAAATAAAAGTTTTGCTAGGTACATTGAACGAATTAAAAGAAAATGCTGGCGTTGGATGGCCAACAATATTAGAATATGACGAATTATCAGAATTGATTAATATCGCAGAATCAGTATTACTTAATGTATCCAATTCGGATAACGAGACACAACAAGAGAAAGCATTCATACAATGAGCAATGATGCTGAATACATATTACGAGCAACGCAGACTGAGTTGTATGGTCTAGAAGACGAAGTGATATATCTTCGTGAAAAAATTAAGAAGTATCAAGAAGCGTTGAATGACGAACGTAAAATTGCGGACAAATTAGCAGAATTACTATATTCACTTGAACAAGAAAACAATTTTCAAGTGGCACGAAATGATGCACTCATTGCATACGAGCAAGCAAGACGATAGATTCCATTTAGTGAAGTTACGAAACAAAAATAAAAATAAATCGGCTTCGATACCTTCACAAATACATTGTGGCCTCCCATGGTGTGGGGTTAATGTTGATTCTAAATGTCATTACGAAATTTTATGTGGACAAAAATTAATTAAAAAAGGGAAAAATAATGATTGAAAAACCTTTCGAAAATAAAGATGGCGACTGTATGGATATTCAGTGGGAGGAACAGTCTCGTTCATGGCAGTCATATTCTGAAGAAATTTTAGGGAAGTTAGAAAAGGCTCAAGGGGAGAAAGATAATCTCATGTCTGACCTGCAGTATTTTTCTGATGAAGTTAAACAATTGCGTAGTAGGCATGACCAATGGGAAGCGATTGCTCATCAGTTGGCAAACACTCTTATCGCTCATCCGAACAATGTGAGCAAGCATCAAGAAATTTTGCGTGTTTATGAAAACATTAAAAACCAGACTACAACTCATGATGGCATTCTTGATGAGCGTGACAGGTGGCATGATTTGGTTCATGAAGTATGGAAGGCTTTTGAGCCATTAAATATTGAACGCATGGCTGAACTAATGCGCATCTATGAAGAGAATATGCACTAGCCCATTCAAGCCCTAGCGAGTGCATGCTAGAGCGTGTATGCTCTGAAGACATATGTCGCCCAGACTATAAATGAGAGCCACATATGATGAGTTGTATAAATAAGTATGAACAATAACGGAGGAATCACTATGGAACCTAATGCAACAGCAATCAAAGAAAATGCTCGCCTAGAAGCGCAGCGCAATGCCTATCTTGCTGGGCAGCCTGCTCGTGAATCAAATGAAACATTGAAGGAAATCAAATTTCTTTTAGCAGAGATTTTGGAAACTTTGAAGAAGAACAATGATTGATATTCCTGTTGTTGGGCGGTATCGCACGAATGGTCCAGATGTTGAGGCTGTTCGTTTTGTCCCTTTGAATCAGCGTGAAGTTGCTGATTGGTGTCATGGCGAACTGACCGTATTAACTAAGGACGACGAACCAAATCGGCCTGAATTAGTTATTTCTATGAAAACTATGGATGGCGAATTTTTTGTTCATTTAGGTGATTATGTAGTAAGGGCTGATGAAAATATCTTCTATCCGCTTAACGAAAATAAATTTGATTCATTGTATGAGGAAATTGAAGATGGCGCATAACGAAGACATAGACAAGATTCGCTATGAATCAACATTGGAAAGAATTCGTAAATACAAAATTATTGAAACAGAAAATCGCACATGGTATACGTTAGAGATACCGATGGAAGAAGAGTGGCCTGCTGGCGACCCAGTCCCACGAGATAAAGAAACACTCGTATGGCGTGCAACAAAAGAAGAGTACGATGCTGGACCTCAATGAGATGCTTGCTCGTTTTCGCGAGCGGGCAGAGGCAGTAAAGAAGCGTCCACTACCTCCAGTCGCTGGGCCAGAACGCGCCAATTTTGTCAATCAAGCAAAAGTGGATTTTCAAGATTTTGCGATGATAGGTGACTGCGAAGCAATACTTGAAGATGGAATATTGATTCTCAAGTTAGACCTACGCAAGAAAGATTGACATGACTAAATACCCAGATTATTTACTGCCAGTTCTTCAACGTGTTAATCCAGAATATGGCGTTACCATTTCTTGCGATGAGGGCTGGTGGAGTCTCGTTGCATTGTGTGATAAAGAACTCTCTTCCGTTGACCCGCTTTATACAATTTTTCAAATTAAAGAGAAATTTGGTGGGCTTCGTTATTATTACAGTCCATCAAATCCGACGAATACAGAACAGATGGATAATATTATTCGTAAATATGAGAAAATCTGTGCAATGACATGCGAAGCAACAGGGAAGCATGGCTTATTGATGCGTCATGGTGTTAGTTTTCAACTCAAAACATTAAATGAATCTTTTATTGGACAAGGTTGGGAACCTCGTGCGAATAGTGATACAGTCATCGTTCGTGAGCAAAATTAATAAATTAAAGGAATTTAAATGACCCGCCAACGGATGTTTCTTGACATCTCATGCATTGATGCTGCACGTCAGCGCATCCGTCACGTCTACGACACTTTTGATACTGTTTGCGTACAATTCTCTGGAGGGAAAGACTCTAGTGCGGTCTTGTATCTTGCTAAAGAAATTCATGAAGAACGTGGCCTCGGTCCAGTAAAAGTTATCTTTCGTGATGAAGAAATGGTAAGTCCCCTAGTCGTTGATTACGTCATGAAAGTTCGTGACTATGACTGGGTCGATATGGAGTGGTATTGCATCCCGTATGGCGCTGAAGTATGGGTTCTTGGACAACGACAGTCAGTTATCCTTTGGGGCGAGAAGCGCATGAAGGAAGGGCGTCTAGTGCGAGAAATTCCGCCATGGGCCATCACTGGGTATCACTTTGGTTTAACGCACTCAAAGCCTGTCCCTGAAGACGTTGACTACTACACGATGCAAGGCAAGAAGGGTAAGGTTGCTTTCTTGACTGGTGTTCGTGCCTCTGAGTCAATGATTCGTTACCGTTCGTGTGTTCAAAAACTTCACGAAAACTATATTGTCACCCCTTATCGTGGCAAAAAAGGTATGCCGTTAAAGTTTGCTAAAGTTATCTATGATTGGCAAATCAACGATGTTTTCAAGTTCTTAAGCGAAGAACATGGGGCCGACTACTGCGAGTACTACGACCTTGCCGCCTTGACGGGTTCTAATACCAGGGTTGGTATTCCGTTGCACTCAATTGCTATTCGTCGCATTGGAGACCTCGTTGCTACTGAGCCAGACTTCTATGACCGCCTGTACGAATGCTTCCCCCATATTGATGCGCAACGCAGATGGTGGCCAGATTACGACATTGAGAAGGTTATCGCTTCATATGCTGCATTGGGCTGGAATGGCGTGCGGGAAGCCATTGATTACTTCATGGTGGGTCCAACCAAGAAGAAGAGGGCACAAAGTTTTGCTGCAGAGTTTCGCAAGAAGCATGCTTTGGACCCTTACTCATATCCAATTGAGTGGTTGATTAGGAACATTATGTTGAATGAATTGGGAAATCGGGCGGTAACTCCGGTTGGTCCAAAAACTAGGGCGCATACGATGCGTCTTGCTGCAGCAAAGGATGATGTTGAGTTTTATGAAGATTGATTTTGTTAAAGAGGATGTTTTGGTTATTCCTGAGTGGAATGCTACTTATATTTTAAAACCAGATTTGATGAGTTTGGCTGACTCTATTGCTTCTTTTGGTATTTTATCACCACTTATTGTCCAACGCGAAGGGAATGTCGTCATTGACGGCAGCCAACGGCTTTTATTGATTCGCGGTAATAAGAATTTGGCTGATGCAATCATGAACGAAATACCAGTGAACTACGTTGACTGTGAGGAACTTGATGCCATGTTCCTGCATTTGCAGATAAACCGTGCACGAGGAGCCGCCGTAGCCAAAAAAATCTCTCATATTATTCGCACTCTGAAGAGGTCACGCAAATATAGTATTAAAGATTTTGAAAATCGTCTGTCTATGAAATCAGTAGAACTAGAACTCATGCTTGATGGAACAATCATCAAACAACGCGATATCAAATCTCACAATTACTCTCGCGCGTGGGTGCCGGTAGAGGCTCCACCAGGGACAATAGATAAAGCGCCAGCAATTATTGAAACTCCCCCAAACGCAGACCGTTAACATAAACCCTTAATACATGCTACAATTTTTTAGATTAAGTTTTTCAAGGAGTTCTTATGCCATTTCCAGATGCAAACGCAGATGAAGAAGACGAAATTGGTGGACCTGGTCGAATTAAGCGCAGAATAGCCGCTGGCATCAATGCGCTTCGTAACACCCTCGGTGTTGGCCCTGCTCGTGCCAATCGACCCAATAGGGCACGTCCACCAAGGCCCCAGAGGGCACGTCCTACCCGAACACGGAACCGTCGTAACTAACACACTATTAAGGTGACATAACATGCTTGTTACTACAAATGATTTAGTCACTTTTATGGACATTAGATTTTCCCTGCGTCAGCAAGATGCAGCAGAGATTGTTTTGGCTGGCCTGCAGAGTGAATTAGAAACATATCTTAGACGCCCAATAGAGTCAACTACTTTTATTGAGGAATACACGTTGCCTTCAGACTACGTCGGCATGCCAACTACTTCATTTTTCTATAACTCTTCCTTGGACACCGCATATACTCCACTGACTTACTCTCAGCCACCAGCAACAATTCCACTGAGAAATTCTCCAGTTACTAGCGTAACTAGTGTTCGAATAAAGAGTTATGCATACCCTCCCGTATATATGGGAGAAGCAATGCTCCGTGAGGCAACAGTTACGGCAACGTCCCAGGCCAGTACAAATGTCACCTATACGGCGGCTGCCCACAAATTTACGATTGGTCAACGTGTCTCTATCGTTGGTATGCTCCCAAATGCATACAACATAGCCTCCAAGGACATAACGGCAGTCACCGCCAGTACATTCACTGTAGGTAATATGCCAACCGCCATTGGAGCAATGACCCAAGGCGGGCAAGCCAAAGCAACAGGCAATGATTATATTGTTCGTAGATTCGGAATTGAACTATTTCGGGGTTTTGCCAACGACACCGTAGCCATTGAATATCAGGCTGGTTTAGACGGAGAAGAAATCCCGTTTTTTAAGTTGCTCATTCTTCGTGCCGCAACACGAGAAATGCAAAATATGCATGACGACGTTGTGGGTGTCAAAGATTTGAACTCTCGTAACGTTGCCCCATTGGAAACAGGATTCTCAGATAGGGAACTGGCGTCTGTCAAAAAATATCGTCGGGTTCGTGTGTCCTAATGGCTAATGATATAAGAATTAAGATAGATATAGATTTTAACCCTGATGATTTGGTTGATGCCCTCGATGATATGCGTAAAAGAGCCAAAGATTTTGGTCCTGTCTTCGAAAAAATTAGGGACGAATTAGAGGAAGTATGGTCAAACAATTTCATGACCAACGGTCTCCCTTCTGGGGGCTGGGCTCCACTTGACCCTGGTTATGCTTCATGGAAATCAGTTAACTTTCCCGGCATGCCACCCATGATTCGTAGTGGTAGATTATTCAGTAGTTTAGGCAATTTGCGCGGTACCGTCAACATTATTAGGGATAAGAAGGCAACATTTGGCACCCCTGTCAAATATGCCGAGTTCCATCAATATGGGACAACGAAGATGCCTATGCGTAGAGTCGTTTTTGAACCTTTGGGCTCTAGTAAGGTATGGGCCGGTTGGGCTGCTGACCATATTGAAAAAGGCGCTAGGTAGAGTTTTTTATGACTATAGACCTAATGCATGGGCCGCACTTCGCCAAGTCCTATGTCAACACTTATCTTTCGGGGGATATCCCTGCACGTCTCGTTGATTATCGCAATGGTTGGGGTGTTGATGACATAACCCTTCCTACTCCTGTTGCTTACTTTGGTTATGAACCCTTAGCGATGGATGACTGGCCAACAATTATTACTGTAGTAATTTCAACTACTGGTTTTGAACGTATCGGCTGGGACAGAATTCAACCCATATATAGAGTTTCTTACAGTATGAGAACATATGTTTGGACAAGAACAGAAGGTCCTGAACAGGCTACAATGATGCGAGATAGGCTCTCTACGGTTGTTCGTTCTTCGTTAATGGACCATCCCGCCCTGGATGCTATTGACACGCGACAAACGTTTCGTGTTGTTATTGATGAGGGTTCTGTTAGAGAAGAATATTCCGACCTCACCCTCCTCAAGGGGGACAGGGTTCTGGCTGGGGCTTATATTTCATACGATTTACATATAGACGAAATAATTATGAGGAAGCCTTCGGGTACTGTCTCTGAAATTGATTTTGCGGCACAGTCGGTTGGCCCTCTTGAAAATTTGCCATTCTAAACATAAATGAAGATTAAACTAATAAGTCATTTCTCTGTTTGTAGTAAGAAAGTTTAGGTATAATAATCTTATGGAAAAAAAATATTTTATCGAAAATCCACACATTCAAGATTTTGAATCTCACGTTGATGATGGGTACTTCATTGTCCTAAACAACAAAAAAACAATTTTGAGACTCCCCCCCGATGGTTATACCATTCTCCCCTTTGGACATGCGGCAATTAGTGAAATTGGCCAAGAAGTGGCAAAACTGGTTGAAAGTGGTACGGTTTCCATCGTTTTACAACCTTCAATTCCGCAAAAATTCGAAGACAGCAAAAAGTCAAACAAAAAGTCTGCAAAAATTGAAGAAAAAGAAACAATTACAGAAGAACAGCCAGTAGAAGAAATAGTGGCTGTCCAGGTCGAAGAAGGAGTTTCCACTCCTTCTGAAGAAAATGAAATAGTTGAAACTGTACAAGACGAAGCAACAAACATCGTCTCAGAAACACAAAATTCTGATAGTCTATAATACAGTTCCGCTACGTTTAAAGCAGTTTGGATACAATATGGTTATCGAAAAATTCGATTTCCTTTAAATGAATAGGAAGGTCCTATGCCTGGTGTACAGATTTCAACAGCGGTGCGAACCGGCCCCACATCAACTACGGTTCGCGAATCTTCGCAGGCGTTCTTCGTTGGCATAGCGCAGCGTGGGCCGACCAATACCGCCGTCAAAGTTAGTTCAATGGAAGAATATGAATTAGTCTATGGCGGCTATGTTGCTAATGCCTATCTACATTCGACTGTGGAAGCATTCTTTGAAGAAGGCGGCTCGCAGTGCTATATCGCTCGTGCTATTAATGCCAATGCGACTACTGGCGCAAAAGTTCTTTCGGATACATCACCATATGGTGCCGTCGTCCTGACCGCTATTGGTGCTGGTGCATGGAGCGCCGACCTCGACGTGTTAGTCGTCGCTGGTTCTATTGCGAACTCTGTCATAGTGAAGATTTATTATGACGATGTTCTTATTTTCTCCACCGGAAACTGCACTACCAATGCGCAAATCATTGGAAAAATCAATAACAGCCTCATTGCCAGCAACTATATTGTTGCCTCGGCAGGAAATGCTCTCGCTGGTCTTATCACCACCAGTGCTCTGGCCGCCCTTACTGGAGGCGCAGATGGCACAACGCCGACTGAAGCCAACCACGTTACAGCCCTGGATTTATTCCTGGACTCGTACGGCTCTGGCGCTGTTGCATGCCCAGAACACACAGGAACAGCATCAAGCGTTGGTACCGTACCTGCAGCACTCATCACTCATGCAAATGCCAACAATCGTATCGCCATCCTTCACACCGATGATGGTCAAACAGCAGCACAAGCACAAGATGCAGCAGAATACATTACTGGTAGCGTTGCAGACAACTTGGAACACGTAGCAATCTACTACCCGTGGGTTTATGCACCATCAGGAACACCGGGCGTCAACCGTCTTATCCCACCGGACGGATATGCTGCCGGAGCCCGTGCTCGTGCCCATAACAATATTGGCCAACATCAGCCTGGTGCGGGTATTATCTCTACTACACGCTACATTAATGGTGTGGAAGCAGAAATTGGAAAGACTAGTGCAGACACCCTTGATGAAGCAAAAGTTAACGTCATTCGTTTCATCAATAACAGTATCCGCATCTACGGTGCACGTTCATTGTCAGACGATACCGATAACTTCCGTTACATCACAGCGCAAGATGTTGTCAACCATGTGGTCGTTGAAGCAGAACGAGCCCTTGAGGACATCCTGTTCAGCGTCATTGATGGCCGTGGCCGTATCTTCGCTGAAGTTGAGGCACGACTCATCGGTATTCTTGAACCACTCCGTCTCAACGGCGCCCTTTATGAGGCTTTTGACCAGTTGGGCAATCGTGTCGACTATGGCTACACTGTTAAGTGTAATGCATCATTGAATCCGATAGCAAATCTGGCCAACGGTACCATTACTGCACGTGTTGGACTCCGTGTCTCGGGCGTTGGAGACAGTATCGAAGTAAGTATTGTAAAATCCAACCTTACCACTTCAGTAGTTTGATAGGAGCATAATATGGCAAAGAAAGTATCTCAGAGACAGATTCAGGCAGAAATTATTCCGGCTAATGCGGCGACATCCCCGACGTTTACTGGTTTTATTTTTCCACAAATTTCCGGTGGCGAAATTACTGCTTCAGTTGAGAAGATTTACGAAGGTGGGTCACGTTCGCCAACAGTTCTATGTGCACCTTTCGAAATTGGTGACATCACGTTGACTGCCCACTATGATGACGGACTCACAGAAACGACATCTCTTGCTAAGAAGTTGCAGCAACTACGAGACCTAGTAGGACGCGCCTATTACACTATTAACGTCAAGGTTTATGACTGCGATATTGCAGTTCCGGGAACTGACCGAGTGTATTCGAAGTCTCTTCTGGTTGGTTTGACTGAACCTGATGGTGACTCATCTTCGGGTGCTCCAGCAACTTTTGCTCTCACTTTCGCGATTCAAAGCGTTTCAGTACCCACAGCCGCTACCTCCTAGTAATAAATAATTTTTCTTTAAAAGTTACATTTTCACTGCCATACCTATGCTAGTTTGCATCTTATGACAGAACAACTTTATTCAGAAGATACACCAGACGCGAAGAAATCCCCATTGAAGGGTACGGCAAAAGAACTCACCGTTCTTGACCGACTTCGAGAGACAATTACGAAGAAGATTGAACGCCCTGTGGTTCGTTTGGCTGTTCCTGAGCGTCCTGGTGTAAGTTTACGTATTAGCCCAAATATTACTCAGCAGCAGATGCGTTCTTGGCGACGTAACTCCGGTGAAGACACCAAGGCTGGCATGAATGCCACCAAGTTTGCTGCCTACGTAGTTGGCCACACCACTGTTGGTATTCTTTTTAACGAAGAAGAGGTATATGACGAAGCCGGGAATGTTTTAAACTTTGCTTCAGATGTCATCTTGGATATGACTGACTCTGTTCGCCCTGTCCCTGATGCTGTCATCGCTCTTTTTGGTATTGAACCTCATGTTGAGGCTGCTGCTTTATCGATTCTTGACGCCGCAGGATATTCTGATTCGGTTGAGACTGAGGACCCTACGAAGGAGTCGTAGACGACCTCGTAGACGACTCTTACGTTATTTCTGCTGCCAGATTGGCAGAATTATGGCATGTTAATCCTCTCGAACTTTTGGACGTCACAGACGCTGAATGGTCTATACTTATAGCAAGTGCTAGAGTAATAGCGCAAGACCGAGAAGAGCAGGAACGTAGAGCCAAGAGAGGTAAGTAGACCTTTCTTTTGTTTTACTAGGAGTCAGTATGGCAGAGGCAAACCTTGACGTTAATATTGGTGTTGATGGTGCGTGGAAACTTACTAAGGTAGGTCACCAACTCAAGAAACTTGCCCGTTTAGCCAATGCACAGAATTTTAAAGAGTCCGCTCGAAGTTTAGGTGCCTACACTGACAAAATGTCTAAAAGTTTGACGGACCAGACTAGAATCCACAGAAAACATTTTGATGGCATTGACAAGATGGTTAAAGCCTCTGGTGGAATGATTCATAAAGGTATTGCGATGTCTGCAAAGTTTGCCACTATTCAGGTGGCTGCTCTTGGTGCGGCATTGTTGGCTGTTCATGCCGCTTTTGTTGTTGGGCAGGCAGCGATGAAAGCATGGAACTGGCTCATGAAGGCTGGTGCTGGCGCTATTGGTGCTCTTGCTACGGCTGCTTCCATTGCTGCAGCGGCAATGAGGGAACATCAGGCCGCAATGTATGCCTACAAAGGTACAAACATGGGAGAGTTCGGCAAAGGAATTAACCAGGTCCGTGTCCAGATGCGGATGATGCAGACCGATTCCCAGTTGGCAACCATTGGTGCTGAAGGTTTGAATGCTGCGTTGGCAGAAATTTACAAGACTGGCACCTATGGTGGTGGCACTCAGAAAATGTTGAAGTCCTTAATGGATTTTGGTGCGGCTGGTCAAGATGTTGCTAAGGGTGCTGCTGCTGCAGGAAAACTTATTGCAACAATACAGGACCCTAAAGCAGATTTTAGCAAGATGAAGAAAGCGGCAGAAGAACTTGGTCCAGCAATGGAGAAGGCTCTAACAGACCTAAATATCACGACCAAGGAAGGCCTCATCAACGCCATTAATGATGGTTCGCTTGCTCTTGCTGGTGGTGTTGCAGGGCAGTTTGATGCCGTATCTGGAACTCTCTTGAGTAGATTCAAGGCATTAAAAACACAAGCGGTTGCCATGTTCGCCGACTTTGGTCAACCATTACTTGAACCTACTAAAGTATTTTTAGAAGAAGTTGCTTTCTCTTTGAAGAAAACTTTTGTACGTATCTCTGGAAGTCTCGCCGTATTTAGTCAAGGAAGTTTTTTTGAAGGCCTTTTTTCTGCTATTGAAAAATTTGAAAACTTTTTTGTTAAATTTGTTAACAAGTTTTTGCCACAGGCAGGCGGTTTCTTCTCCAAAATTAGTGAATGGATGGGGCAATTTAAGATGGGGTGGGATTACGTTTTAGAAAAATTGCGTCCCCTTATCGACGGTGCAAGAGTTTTAGAAAAAATGTTCGGAAACATTTTTAGAATTGTTGGTAGAGAGTTGGCGGATGGCTTCGGGCACATCAATGATTTACTTCAAGAGAATCGTGCCGATGTTGAAGCGTTTGGTTCTAAAATTGGTAATTTAATTATTACAATTTTTAAATACGGGAAAACTTTACGAGACATATTCTTTGATATTTTGCCATTCATTAATAAAGTCATAGATGGTTTAACTAGTATTCTTGATACCGTTTTTTCTTTGATGGGTGGAATTCGTGAACTTTTTGGTGGTGGCGAATTATCTTCACTTGCATTGCTGCTTGGTTCAAGAGCAATAGGAACTTCAATGAAGAAGACTATTGGCGGAACACTATCCAGACAAGATATTAATGCCAACGTTGTCAATATTAATAGCGCCAGCATCAATGGCGTCCCAATGCATGGAGTAACTGCCGGAGGACAAACTAGTGGTCCTGCTGTAAGAAATGCTAATAGATTTGGTGCAACTGGTAATTCGGGAGCGGGAGCGGGTGCTGCTGTTGCTGGTATGGCAAGCACTGCTGCTGTCGTCGATGCTGCTGGAGGCACAGGACTAGCAGATATTGCTAGCAGGTCGCAAGGCATTGTTAGTGATACCATAAAAGCAAGGGAAGAAAGTAAAAAATTATTAGATAGTTTTGAGGCTGGCGATTCTAGCCGAGCAAAAAGAACTCCACGCACTCCTGCTAGAGCACTTACTCAAAACGATAGAGATAAGCGCTTAAAAGGAATTGCATACGCTAAAAATATTAGGGCAGCCAATTTCCCTGAACAACGCTTGAAAGAAATACAGGACTTTAGAGATGGTATCGGTTCGCCGAATCAGGGGCCATCAAGTCATAAAGAATGGGCCATGCAGGACAAAGAATTTGACCTTGGAGCCGACGGCGCAATACAGTTCGATGACAACGGAAACCCTAAGATGAACTGGAAGCCTGGCGGAAGATTAAAAAACTTATTCCGTCCGGGATACTCCGAAGCAAAACTTGCGGATATGCCCGGCGATACTTGGTCGGGCTCTGGTCGTGTGGGGAAATTAGTGACCGGTGCCAAAAATATTGGTCAAAAATTTAGGGGTGGACGTACTAGTGCTGCCTATCAGAAAATGTTTGGTGACGGCAAAAATTTTAAAGGTGCTCTAAATAGTGGAAAAGCATCATTTGGTATTGGTGCTGCCCTTGCTGCTGGAAGTCAATTTGCTCCAAAGGAAATGCAAGGGGCATTAGCCGTTGGTGGCGCTGTCGCACAATTTGACCCGATGATGGGTCTCGGTGTTGGTCTTGTTGGTGCTGGTATGAACGCAAAAAATCCTTTAGCAGCCGTAGGTATGGGGGCCGCTGGTGGTGCTGCTATGGGAATGAAAATTGGTGGCCCTTATGGTGCCGCCGTCGGCGCTGTTCTTGGAGGAGCAATTTCTGGACTTGGTAGTTGGTGGAATAAAAATAAGAAGAGAAAACAAGAAGCAAAAAAAATTGGCGAAAGCATGGTTCGAGAAGCGCATCAGGAAATGATGAAAGGTTTATCTTCAACGCTGATGAACGTAGGAACAGCAGGGTTGACTACGGCAAACATTGATAAAACTTTAGAAAATGCTTCACGACCAATAATTGAATTGCAAAAAATGGCAGGCGACGCTTTGAAAGATATCGAAAAAAATGGCGACTCAGGTATGAAAGCGGAACTTCAACGCCAGTTCGATACCAATTCTGGCGCTTGGGCCAAATACCTCCCTGACCAGGCTGCGGTAGACAAAGCAACTGGAGATTTGGAAGCATTTTTTACTGCCATACAAGAAAAAGGTGGTACAGATGCGGCAGTTATGAAATATGTCAAGGACAGTTATAAGTCCAAATTAGAGGACCTTGCTAAAGCCTTTGGTAAAAGCGAAGACGACATAATTTCTTTAGCAAAAGAAACTGGTACAAACCTTTTTGAAGTACGAGAAGGTTTTGGTGAAACATTCAAAAAAATTGCTGAAGGTTTGGCTTCGACACAACTAGAAATTCAAGGCATTTTTGCCAACCAAATGGGCGCAAACATGGAGAAGTTAAGAACTTTTGGTGAACAAGAAAGAGCACCTGCAATCATTGACGAAATTGGTCGCTCAATCTACGAAGCGAATAAGGCAGGGACCTTAGATGCGGCTACTGCTTCAGACAAAATAATGGAAATGTTTCAGGCTTACACTCAATTCTATGGTGGCAATACACAACAAGCAATGGTATCGTTGATGGAACAAATAGGTCCTGGTGGCAAGGCTTTCATGCAAGAAAACGGGTATTTCAATAACGCTGACATCATCTCATTGTTCACTACTGGAGAACTTGGTGCACTTTTAGCAGGAATGTCTAGTGACACATTTAAGGAATCTGGATTAGCGGGTCAAAGGCAATACGTCGAGGCTCTTGCTGGACTGGATTCTGGGACATATAAAGCGAAGGGGGCTTCTTTTGAAGCATTGCCAGGTTTGTTTGCTGATTTGGCACGAACTGATTTTGCAAGATATAATGAGTTGCAAACATTCTTGGACCCGACAAAGGAGTCCTCCCTGCGTCAGGGCAGGGGTCTCAACGAATTGACGCCGGTGGAGATAGGTAGGGTGATGAATGATTACCTTGGCGACGGATTTGCACGTGTTGAGGCAGATAAGTTAGATTTGACACCTCCTAATATTGATTCCGAACTAGAAGCGTTAGGTTTGAAATTGTCAGATGTAACGTCGGTGCTTGAATCTTTCGTAAGTGAGATGGGTACAATTATAGCGAACATTCCTAATACCATAGCGGCTGCTACTACAATAATTGACAAAAACAAAGATGGAATAGACGACGCTTTGCAAGACACGACAACTCCTCGTGGCGATACTGCATCATCACGATTCAACTCTACTTTCATGAAGCATCAAGCATTATCATCCATGGTCACGGGTAAGCGTCAGATAACTTCTGGTGTCCGTAATTTCAATTTAGGTTCCATTAACTCGGACCATGTTACTGGTGGGGCCTTGGACCTTGTTGGTCAGAACCTTGGACAATATAAGTCTGCTGTTGAGGCTAGTGGTGGGTTTGCGGAGTTCCATGGTGTGAATGCTGCTCGTCATCTTCATGTTGTGCCTAATGCTAGGGCTTCCGGTGATACTTCTACTGCTGTTTCTATGGGTGCCGTTGGTCAGGATGGGGTTGCTGTTTCTTCTGGTTCTACTAATAACTATTCTATTAATATTAATGGTTATAATAAGAATCCTCAACAGTTGGCCGCAGAAGTTCTTGCATTGATTAAATCTAACGAGCGCAGCATTACGGAGCGAAAGTAATGGCAAAAAGTTGGCCACCTAAAGATAATGGGGACAATAGTCGTAGCCCATATCCTTCTCAGGGTCCTGTAGGCTCACACAGAAACAGTGGATTGTTCGGTATTCTTGTCCGCTTGAATGCTACTGGCCTTGTAAAAAATCCGGAATTCAAGTCAGGAGATAAAGTCACTGCAACTCATACCGCTTTCAAAACACATGAAATTTGGACGGAAGAATCCTTTCAATACAAACCTTTAAACAGTCCAAACCGAGGAAATTATCATTATTATTCTCCGTATCGCCAGTTTTGGACTACTACCGACGGAGAATATGCTGTTGTCGCAAATAATCCTGGTCCTTCACCACACATGGTTCCTCCTCCTCTAGAAGTAGTAAATGTGGATGTGACTGGGGGTTCTGTAGGTTCTGGTCTTGGCCCTACTCCAACTACGGTTAACCCTTTTGTTGTTGGTGCTGCTTATTATAATCCCGTACCTACTTTAAATTCTCCAGGTTCTTTCTCCTATGGGGTTACAACAGGCACATATGGTGCAATTGTTACCAACATTGATGCTTTCGGAGTTACTGTAACTGCAGCATTAGGCAAAACCCCGGCGGAGACTATTCAGAACATTAAAAATGCTCTTCGTGCTGCTTTATTGAAAAAAGGTCATACACAAGCAGACGTTGATGCATTCTTGGCAAGTTATGTATATAAGGCTCCCACTGGCAACCCCAGTAATTCGAACCCTCCCGGCACTGGACCTAGGGGAGGTCCTGGTGGGGGTTCATCCAAGACTGTGTCTTATGGAATTGTAAGCAAACCAATAGTAAGCCAACTCGTAACAGTGCGTTTGGGGCGTTCATACGAGACACCAAGACTTTTACCACCACTATCAACGGGTGCTGAAGATACTAAACCGCAAATGATTCAATATTTAGCAAATCAGCCAGTAAGGTCAGCCGAAGATTTAAATAATGGCATCCCAGAAAGCAGTACTACAGAAACAAGTTCTAATTTTTCTTCTCTAAAGTTTGTTTTTCCATATATCCCTAGCGACGTTCAATATTCTTCATTGTCATCGGTATGGACAGAGATACCACGCGGATACAACTATCCTTTCTTAGACTGGTCCTCTTTTCAAAGAATGAAAGTTTCGTTTTCTTTAATCGTCGCTTCAACAAGACTAGAACCTGGTGGCGTCTTAGTCCCTGATGGCATGGATGCATCCGTTGATGAACAGTTGAATGTCTTGCGTTTAATGTTTCAAACCAAACAGCCGATTACTATATATAACATGGATTCGCTTCTTACGAACACTAATGATTCTTTAAGTAAGAAACCTACTCAGTTCGTAATGACTGATTTAACTATTGAGGCTATTAGGCGTCAAAAAACTCCTCCGCAACGAATCACTACGGCACAAGTTAACATTACTTTGCTTGAAATTATTGTTGAATCAAGTACTATTTTCAATATTAAACGGCCATCATTTGATGAGATTGTGCCAAATATACCAACTAATACAACGACACCAAGTGGTCCTGATTTGTGGTCTCCTACTTTACAAGTAGCCGTAGGAAATACTATTGTTTTGCCGACAGGGACACCATAATGCCCCCCGTCGCTAACCCTAACCCATATCTCACGAGCAATTGGCCTGATAGGTCCAAAGTTAAAGTCACAAAATCGTTTAACGAACCTGGTATTCGCGGCGTAGGTCGCGGCGGCTTTGGCAGCATACGCATAAGTATGATTAGAACAAAAGTAGTTGACTACGCAAAATACAGTACATATGATACGAATACCGTACAAGAATATTATACTTCTTTTGGACTAGGAGATGAATCCTATAGTCTTAAAGAAATAGTTTTTTCCGGAAGATATGGGCTAATGCCTGTTGGCATTGGAACTGACCAATATGTTATTAAGCGTCTATGGTCGCCAGTTTTATATAATGCAACCTCGCCTAGTACGACATTGCCTAAACTTTTTTATAATACCTCTGACATCAATGCCTCACTAGGGACAGGGTGGAAATGGTACCTGCAAAGTCGTTCCAAATATTCTGCAATCTCGCAGTCAACAATGGATGCCTGGTATTCGAGCACTGTAGGCGCCGGTGAGATTGACGAAGATTTAACTGGAGGAGATGATAAACTAGAAACTAATCCAGACAAAAATGGCAATCTAGAAATACCCGGTGTCGGAACAGTAAATGTAGGAAATTTATCGTCGAAAGACCCGTTTGCTATTCCGGGCATTATTATAGGGGTAATAACAACCACCCTTTTAGGTCAGGGTTATACGCAAGCACAAATTGATGAATATTTTAAAACTAGAATATTACCAACGCGTCCCGGCAACAAAAACGGACCGCGACCCCCAACATCTAACTCATCAAAAAATCCTGTCATATCTCTCGTTGATTATGGGGAAGCGACAGTGTCGGTCAAAACAAATAATGGATATAGTTCAATACTACCAAGAACTCCGGAGACTCGTCCTTTCATTATTCAACGGTTCACTGATACTGATGGCAATCCAGTTGAAAGAAAGTTTATTTTTCCCTATACACCACAAACAATATCTTATACACCAGGTGGTTCGGAATGGAATGAGATACCACGCTCGACAGACTCCCCGTTAATAGAATGGAATGCCTGGAGTTTAACTAAAGTGCAAATGTCTTTTATTGTTGCTGGAACAAGAATTGAAACAAACGGACAAATAAATACAGAAGTTCCTGACGGTATTAATGTAGACGTTGAAGACGATTTGCAGATGCTGAGAGCAATGGCCACCCTGCCTTTGCCTGTTACTATTTTTGGTTTGGATAGCATTTTTGATTTACAGTTACGTCAGGCTTCCGTTACGGCAGTTCCTAGCGAATGGGCTATTTCGGACTTAAGTATTACTGCGAAACGTAGAACTAATACTACTCCTTCACTTATATCTGTTGCTCAAGTAAGTTTGTCTTTGATTGAGTATCCTATTGAGAAACAAAGTCTTTATAGGTTGCCCAAGTTGAAAATTCCGGGGACACCACCACCACCAACCATTCCAGGTGGTGGCACGCCCGGTAATCCGGATTTGTGGTCACCTATTCTGCAGGATTCAGTGTGGGGCAGTATTGTTGCACCTACACCTACGGTAACGGAATAGTTATGACTGAAAATAATTTCACAACCGCACAAGATGACTGGGAGTTACTATTTGGCGACCTAACCACTGGCATCATGGAAGAAATAAAATCATCCATTATTTCAATAAATGTCAGTTATTCTATGACTTTAGTAACTCAACTTTCAGTAGAAATTGTTGATACAAACTTCGACCTGCTGCGAAATAATTATTTCATAGTTGGCAGAGACGTTCTGTACAGAACGCACGTATTTATGGGCAAATTCAATGGAGATAAAAGTATGCTTGGGACACCCACGGCATCAATCAGGAATGACAACGAGTGGTTGCAACAACTACTAGAAATAGCATCCGTAGAGGTATCGCCAGGGAGTGGCTCCTCACCAATAATAAAACTAGAGTTACGCACCAAGGCTGTTCAGCAAATGAAACGAGACAAAGAACCAGGAACAATAAAAGGTGATGGCTCAGATTTCGTTATAGCAGCAGCAAAAAAATATAAATTAGATTACTCCGTTCAAAAAACAAGTAAAAAAAAGCAAATAACAAAAGCAAGTGGTGATACTGAAGCAGATTCAACATGGACAGTTATGGACGGTCTTGCTAGCGAAGCAAAATACTTATTATTTGAATGTGATGGCGTTCTATTTTTTGTTTCCCCACATCGTCTCATAGGGAAATGGGGCTTATATCAAACAGAATTAGATTATATTGACCCACAAACCAATAAATCATTTAGTGCAACTTTCAACTACATTCCTTTACGTTGGCCCAGAAACTATTTGAGCAAAAATTTTGTGGATATAGGCAATGCTTTCCAACTTCATCAATGCCCTCAAGTGCGACAATCGGAAGACGACCCATTGGCGGCAGAAGGTAGCGCAACAGTTGACTACATTTCTGGAATATGCTTGCGTCCAGGAATGACGGTCTTGCTTTTTGGTATTCCAACATTTGATGGACGCCCATTTCTTATCACCGAAGTTTCGTTTAATCATTTTAGTCGAGAGCCAGTCAATATTAGTTTTGCCAGCCCTGAACGTCCTGATGGAAAAATTATCAATTATGAAGTTGGTCAAATTTTCCCATCTACAGGACTTGCTGGTTCATACCTTTTTAAAAGTGGGGGTTTAATTTAAATGGCTGACATTAGAGCAACTACACCTGGGGCAAAAGGTTCTGCCTACCCACTACAACCAAATGCAACATATTTGGGTGAAATTAAAATAGTTTATGTTGACAATACTGTCGGTGTTCACGTCAAAAAACTACGTTCGACATTCGAACGCTGTAAAGTGGTCGGTTCACCCTTGCTTCAACCTTTACTTAAAGGCGACAAAGTAATTTGTGGCTTTCTGGATGGCCTCAAACAAGAGTTGGTTGTTTATGGACGATATGATACTACAGGCGCCTTAAATAATGTCACCTTAAACAATGAGGGGACTATTGACCTATCCGGAAATATTATTATTTCTACAGGCAATACTCTTTCTTTTGAAGGTGCCACCAATAATGATTACGAAACAACGGTCACTGTTGTTGACCCAACCGCAGACAGGACTATCACTTTACCTAATGTTGATGGTACGGTAATTACGACAGGGAATCTTTCTAGCATCACCTCGACTGGCACGCTCTCATCACTAGTTATTACTGGGGATGTGACCATTGACACAAATACACTTAAAGTTGATTCAACCAATAATCGTGTTGGCGTTGGTACTGTTTCTCCTTCAACAGCACTTCAAGTCGTTGGAACTGTTACTGCTACGGCATTTGCTGGTGCATTGACGGGCAACGTGACAGGAAATGTTTCAGGTTCTGCCGCTACTGTAACTGGTGCGGCTCAAACAGCAATTACTAGTGTTGGTACTTTAACTGGGCTAACACTTAGTGGGACAGTCACTCTTCCTAACAGTGTTAATAATCAAATTTACACATCAACAACTGCTGATTCGGCACTTCCGTGGGCTAATGGTCCAGTTCTACAGGGCGCAACGGGTTGGTCATTTTATTCAACAATCAGTGCATCGTACCGCATGGGGTTCCGAAGCAATACTACTGGAACAAGTAAATACTTTTGGACAGCAGATAGCGCACTTATTGGTCAGTCTCCTGCCGACGGTGAAGTTACCAATACATTGAATGTCATGGGAACTGGGCGCTTTACTGGTGCCGTAACTGCAACTTCATTCAATCTTAGTGCAACACATTATCTGTATGCTGTTTCTGGAGAGTATGGCTCAATTCAAGTAACTGGTAATAAAAATACATATGCTGGTTACAGTATCAATGGCAACGCTGTATTTATGTCAAATGGCTCAAGTTTTGGGCTATATGACGACACCAATAATCAGTGGTTTATGTATAAGGACTTTGCTGGTGAATCGCGTTTTTATTACGCTGGAGTTGAACGGATACTCATCAAGTCTGATGGTGTATCTATCCGCGGCAGCAATTCCGGGACTGGCTCAAATGGAACATTAAACGCTTACGCATACTACGGGAATAGTAACGTAGACGGAACTGGGAATGCCTCGTATCACCCATCGGGTATTTATTCGCTTGGCACCAACTGGATATACGGTACTTCAAATTTCGCTGGTAATACATTGGCTGGTCTTGGGCATGGACAACCGTCAGCAAATAACACATACTATTGGGGGATAGGTACCTTTGGTGTCAATGCTTGGAGCATTGTTGGGGCATACCAGTTCTATAACCCATCCGATATTAGATATAAACAAAATATTGCCCCATTGCCATTGGGGATGAATTTCCTTCGCTTGCTTGACCCAATTAAGTTCACCTACCTATACCCACAATTCACAGAAGAGTCCGGAAACGCCCCAGTATCCATCGACGCCGGAACCAGATATAGGGCTGGACTCAGTGCACAAAACGTAAAAGAAGCACTCAATACTCTTGGTTCTGATGATTACTCATTTTGGGCGCTAGTTGATAAAGAGGACCCAGAGAATGGCGTTCAAATACTTGACTATACGGGTCTAGTTGCCCCAATAATACAGGCCATCAAAGAAATGGATGCTACGATTACGCTCCTGAAGCAACAGATAGAGACATTGGAGAACAAATGAGTGACGTACAATTAGATGTCAACAAGATTATTGAATCTTTGACAAACCAGATTGCAGCACAAGCGCAGCGAATTGCTGTCCTTGAGGCAACGATTGGCACAATGCGTGAAATGTCAGAGAAAACCACTACGCCTGACATTAAATAAGCCCCACGATGGTGCTTGCAGTGTAAGATTAATGTGGACTAGGAGGCAGAATGGATTCATTACGGTTCCCAATAGAATATAATGAAACAGGTTTTGCTAAACTTGATGACGGCAGCGATTCTTATTATAAGCAACTACTGAGTATTTCTGCCCTCACGGAACCAGGGATATTGCGCATGACGCCAGATTTTGGTGTTTATGACCCGACATTCCAGTCAGCCGACAAAGGACAATTTTTAATAAATGCTAGCAGATTTGTCCCGGAAGTTCAAATTATAAAAGTTGTCAACAACATTGACGGAGATGGAAGCAATACCATATCCTTCACTTTCAGAAGGCGTCAATAATGCCCGCAGATTTTTCACCATACATCGACCTAACGGTATACGACGTCCAACCAGTAGACGTCTATCTAGGTGCGATAGAACTCGCCCGCATATCCATGCCAGAGTTCACCCTACGTCAAGGCACCCCAGAAGACGCACTATTTCAGGCATTCGCATACATGTCATCCCTGTCAGTAGGGGCAATAAATAGACTCCCTTCACGACTCATGGAAGGAACAGCAAAAATGCTTGGAGTCAGCCGCTCTTACGGTTCCCGAGCATCAGTCGTTGTAGAATTCGTTGCAGCCGACAGCGACGGAGCATACATTCCAGCAGGAAGCATTTTCTCTTTCTCAGAAAAAATTGCTGGCGACACATATCAATACACCTATGAACTAGCAGAAGATGTATCTATTGATGCCGTGGACACTGGTTCACCCTTGACTGCTGTAGCGACTCTTTACTCTCAGGCTATTGGCTTACACCCAACCATGATTAGCGACGACTCTCTTATACCAATGAATGTCAACGTCAATCTAGAGTCCGTTAATGTTTGGGATGACGGCTTGAGTGCTACTGGAACTATCGGTTCAATTAGTGCGAATGGTTTACTGCAGGGTTCTACAACGTTTACTGCTTCTGGAACTAGTATTGCAGGGGCAGCAACTTATACTGGGGTCACACAGAGCGCAACCAGCGGTACTGGTAGTGGTGCAGTATTTACGATAGCCAAAGCCGGAGGAGGCACGGCATATAGTGGGGCTATCACGGTCACTATAACATCTGGCGGTGCTGGATATGCGTTGGGAAATACGATTACTATCCCGGGCGCAAGCCTTGGTGGCGCAACATCGGCGAATAACTTAACCCTAACTGTCGGCGGGAGCCTGGGTAGTCCGTGGACAGCAACGATTACCAATATGGAATCAACTTCAGGGTTTGTCGCCGGTAGTACATTAACAGCAACCGCTGGTTCAGGGACTCTTCATGGAGGCTCACCAACATCGGTAGTCGTTCAAGAAATCCTCACCACAACCAGCATGAGTTACACGGTCACTGGTGGTACAACACCAACTGTAGGAACAGTGACCAACGTAACTGGCGTTTACTATCCTACGCCATTTACCAACGGTATTGAGCCAGAAAATGACTTCACATATTTGAGCAGAGTACGGACACAGATAGCATCACTATCTGACGTCTTAGTTACTGCAAGTCAACTGCAAGCATATGTTGCTACCGCATACACGAACGTTACTAGGTGTCGTATTTATGACAGAACACAATCCACAGATACTGCCAGTTTAGAAATTGGTGCTGCCAATTCTACTGGTTACGTCACGGCGTTTGTTTATGGCATAGGCCAAGATTTGGGTGTCAACGACAAAAATGCTATTGGCGCAGATTTGATGTCAAAAAGTATTTCTGGTTTAACAATAGGAGTTAAAGATTTTTTTAGAGCCGACGTTGAAATAAGTATCAGCGTCGTATATAACGATGCTTTGCAGGATTCAAATATTGAGTTACTTATTAAAAGTGTTATTGCTAACTCGATAAGTCCAGATAATTTTCCAACAAACGAGGAACATCTTAGACTCAGTTATATCTCATCTTTCCTACTTGGGATTGACGGCATCGTATCTGTTGGCAATATAACAATTACCGGGATGGACTCCAATTCTGATGGCAACGAGACCAACGGCGACCTGAAGTTTAAATACAAAGGTACACTACCAAGAATTCTTGACATCGATACCGACATAACCGTAGTGCTAATACCTAGGGCAGTTTAATGGCACGTACAGAATCATTTCTTAGCAAAAACAATGAATGGTCATTTTTAGACGAAAATGAGAATGTTATTGCCCTAAATGGGTATGCAGAAAACTGGGAAGTTGTTGACGTGAACGGCAACGAACTGACAGTTGGTGGCCTTATTTCAGATTATAAACATATTTATTCGCATCATGCCTACAGCGTCGTACCACCAGATGGAAGCACTGCACCTATCACGGTAAGACTGAAAAATCAATCTGTTCCTGCAAATATTACGGAAAGCACAGTCTTAGCAAATCGTAGCACTAGCGAAAGAGTAAAATATATTACATCGGAACCACTGTCTGAATATACGTACAGCGACGGTGTTATTACTTCTTCTAGTAACGAATTTTTAACAATTGGAACAGATACTTTGGTTCATGGTGACACCATTGCGGTTACTGGCACAGAGCGTGATGATGCTACATATACCGCCGTGGGACATAATTTTAACGTTGGTGACTTAGTTACTGTTACTGGCGTAGCCCCTGAATCTTATGCTGTTTATGATAAGGAAATTATTTCTATAACCACGGACACTTTCACTGTCGGGGAGATGCAATCAGATATTGGTCCTGCGACACCATTCGTTAAGGCTACAGGCGAACAGCCAGCGTACGCTATTGGGGATACGGGTCCTGCTGGTGGTAAAATTTTTATCACACCTCAAACACATGGTAACAATACTGGCTTATATTTTGAGGCTGCCCCCGTCGCCACCGAAGTATCTAGAAGGTGGTCTGCGTTAGCAAACGCGTCTACCGACGTTGTGGGTGCTGACGGAACCGCAATTGGTACGGGTGCTGCAAATACATTGAATATCGTTGCACAGTCGGGGAACATCGCCGCAGATAGTGCTGCAGCATATTGTGATGATTTGTCCTATGGTGGTTATATCGACTGGTTCTTGCCGTCAAAAGATGAACTCAACCAAATGTATGTTAATAAGACGACAATTGGTGGTTTTTCAAACGTTGAATATTGGAGTTCTTCCGAGTATGACAATGATGAAGCGTGGTATCAACTTTTTACTAATGGTAATCAATTCTCTACCACTAAGACTCCACTGAATGTCCGCCCAATACGTTCTTTCTCTGCCCCATCTACGCCACTAAATTATTCTTACGTTCTTAGTACCAGTAGGTCAGAAAATCAAACTAGTTTAATTTACACATCGACAGACCATGAATTTAGTGTTGGTTCTATAGTTTCCGTCACTGGAGCCACAGTAGATATATATAACGTTACCAATGCGGTGGTTATTAGTGTAACTGACGACACCTTCACTGTTGAACCTTATTCCATTGGTGACATAGGGCCTGGTGGTGGGTTTATATTCATGACGCCATCTACGCCAGGCAATGCAAGCGGAAAGTATCTTGAAGTAGCACCTGTTTCGGTTGAGGTATCTAGAACTTGGTCGACTGGAGCAAACCAGTCAGTCGCAGTTTCTGGAGCCAATGGTACGGCAATTGGAACTGGTGCACAAAATACGATAGATATTGTTGCTCAATCAGGTAACGTTTCAGCAACAAGCGCCGCCGTGTATTGTGATTCCCTGGTTTTAGGTAGTGCATCTGATTGGTTCTTACCATCATTATATGAACTTCAAGAAGTATACGAAAATCTATATCTAGTTGGTACAGGAAATTTCAGTCCTACATCTTATTGGAGTTCTTCCGAGAACTCTGGAGTCGCAAGCGAAGCACAATTTTACATATTCAGTAGTGGACTGTCTGGAACTGTAGCAAAAAGTAGTGATTTTCTAGTTAGGCCAATACGTTCTTTCTTGCTCCCAGATTCAGGAACATTAGTTGCAACAATATCAGCAATAAGTCTTTATGCGTCATCTACTGTAACTAATATCAGCCAAAACAATGTTTCGTACATTACAGCAGGTCACAGATTTTCTGTTGGGCAACTCATTTCAGTTTCCAATACTTTACCCGCAGAATATAATATTGTTAAAGTTCCAATTATTAGAGTTTCCGAAACCACATTCACTGTTGAAGGAATATCTACCAATATATCTCCGATGTCTCAAAGTGGAGTAGCAAAAGCGAGCGGCGACGAAGGTAGAAGAGTCCTCGTAAAGAGTGAAACAGGTTCAAACGCAAAATATAATGGTATCTACACAGTTATTGACGTGGGTGGACCGAACGATAATTGGATTCTACAACGCACAGAATCTTTCCCCCTAGCATTCAATTGTATGACACGCAGTAATACGAGGAGTATTACTTCTACGGTGCAACTATATGAGAGTGGTGGCTCTACGCCAGAAAGTGTACCAACCTACCAAGGTGTTGTTGGACGTTACGGTGCTGTCAGGTCTAACATTTTTAATTCTTTCACATCCCTATCTCCTTATGATGTTGATATAGAAATAACTATTTCTAATCATGGGGGTGAAGCATTCTATATAACTTTGCCATTCTTATATAACTATTATGGTTGGCTGGCAAATACTTATGTACAGAACGCTAGACGCCAATATCTACCTCATTTTTATTGGGACGTCGATTCTCAACAGGACCCTGATTATCCTTTCTACAAACTTCTTGATGTCATGACTTATAAGGCAGATGAAGTGATGCAATCGTATTCAGATTTTTTCACATATGAACTTTCAGAACTCCCTGTTGGCACTAATGTCACGGAGCCTTGGGCAAACAGCACTCTTACTAGTCCGTCGGATGTTTCTCTAGCAAATAGAGAATGGTTGAGTCAATTCACTGGAGGAAAACTTCTTACAGCATTGCCGCCTGGCGTAGCGGCAGGAACAGTTGATTTAGATGCATTCATTGAATGGCAGTTAGTTAATAAATATTATGGGTATAGGGCTGGCAGTACGCAGTCTGTGATGGAAGCAGTTAAATTGTGTTTAACTGGCAATAAAACTGTAGCAATTGCTCCTTCTTTTGGGAATGACCCATGGACAATAAACATTTATACAAAAATTAGCGAGACACCTGCAGAGTATGCGATTGGTGATACTGGTCCTGGTGGAGGCAAAGTATTTATTACTCCGTCCACCACAGGCAATGCTACTGGACTATATTTCGAAGTAGCACCTGTTGGCGAGGAAGTTGAAAGAACTTGGGCGACAAACGTCAATAGCAATCGGACTACGGAAGTTTCTGGTGCTGATGGCACTGCAATAGGTACGGGTGCACAAAACACTATTAACATTGTTGCTCAATCAGGAAATGTGGCAGCAACATCTGCTGCAGTGTATTGTAGTGAATTAACTTATGGTGGATATTCTGATTGGTTTTTGCCATCAAAAGATGAAATCCAAAAAATGGGTCTTTATAAAAGTCAGATTAATACAGACCTTAGTATTGGAAACTACTATTGGACTTCTTCTGAATATGCTGCAGACAGCGCGTGGTATTTCTGGTTTAATGGATTGCCGGGAGTTCATAATGAAACCCTCAAGGGGAATTCTTTTCTTGTGCGTCCAGTGCGGGCTTTTGGTAGCACAACCGTTCTAGCACTTGCCGAATTAGTACGCCCCATGGGGTATATTTATTTACATCAAGAAATAAGTAATATAGATTTCATATTAGACAATTACGGTGCCGGAATCCTTGATTTAGCCACACTCGGCAGCGGCGCCTTGGGTTCATAAAAGAATAGTAGTAGGAGACAAAATGGCAAGTTTAGGTGCAGGACGTAAGACCTTTACATCAGGAAGCGTTTTGAATGCTGCTGATGTTCAAGGGTACTTAATGGAGCAATCTGTGATGGTGTTTACGGGTGATACTAACCGCAATAGTGAACTTGCCGCACCTGGTGATGGGCAAGTATGCTATTTGACGGATACTAACGTTCTGCAAGTTTATAAACCGACCGTGGGCTGGGCAACTATTGGCCTTCAGTCAGAAATTCGTGATGCACTAATAGCAACATATATGCAAGTTGTATAGTATTTGTTAATCAAGCAATTACTATAATTTGCGACCCACCTATTTAACTTTATATAGATTCTGGGCTCATCGTCATGTAGTAGAATTGATGTATGGAGGTTTTTATGTCAATCAAATTTATTAAAGATACTGCAGAGCGTGCCGTCACTGCTTTCCTCGCCTCATACCTGGGTGCCTGGGTCAATGCTGGCGCAGACTTTGAAGGTCTGACCAACACGGACAGTCTCAAGACTGGCGTCGTTGCCGCAGGGCTTATCGTTGCCGCATCACTTGGGCTCAAAAAAGTCGGCTCAAATAAGGATTCTGGTTCCATCCTCTAATAGTCCTATCAGCATATACTTCTCTCAACTACAATGTTATAAGTATTAGAGGAGTGTGAGCCATGCTTGCAGGAACATACAATATAACTTGTGAGCAGGGCTCGACGTTCAGTCGCATCATTACGGTGGAATACCCCGACCCCAATGACGCCAGTACAATGCTTCCGTATAACTTTACTGGTTTTACCGGCAGAATGCAGATACGGCGGACGATTGAGTCATCCATTGTCATGATTGAACTCACGACAGCGAATGGTGGCATCGTATATACCGCTTCAGCAACGGTCAACGCTGGTTCTTTCGTTGTAGGTACAAGATATGTCATTTTGACTGCAGGCAATACTTCATTTACGGCAATTGGCGCTGCCAATAATACGGCAGGAACATCATTTGTAGCCACTGGAGTGGGAAGTGGAACAGGAACGGCTTACTCCCCAAGTGGACAACTAACCATCAATATGACGGCAGGACAGACCGCAGCACTTGAAACAAGCGGTGTGTACGACCTGGAAATAATCAATTCAGCAAGTCAAGTCTCAAAACTCCTAAAAGGTGCCTTTACACTTCTCCCTGAGGTTACCCGATGACTGGTATCCCTAATACGGTCAATATTCAGCAGGATACTCCGAATACTGTCACCGTAAATCAAGAAGACCAGAACCTAGTTACTGTACAAACAACGGTTAATAACGTCACCGTGACCACAGGGTCTATTGCCTCTGGACCGACTAGGCGACACATACACACACAGGGTTCGGTGTCCTCTACATGGACCATTACTCATACCCTAGGGGGCAATCCTAGTGTAATGGTTGTGGATTCTAGCAACACAGTTGTCTACGGTGAGATACAATATTTATCTAGTACTCAAGTACAAATTTTATTTAGTGCTGCATTTTCGGGATTCGCTTACCTAACCTAAGGAAACACCATGGCTCAGAAGTTTCTAACAAATATTGACCTCAATCAGAATCAACTGATTAACGCAAAATTCGAGGCATTGGCTACCAACCCAAGTAGCGGCAACTTTGAAGGCCGGATGTACTTCAATACTGCGACATACAGCCTTATGGTGTATGCCAACAGCGCATGGCGAAAGACAGTACATAGCATTACTTCTGGTGGCGGCGCAGGAATTGCCGAGGCCCTCACAGTTTCTGAGTCCAACGGCACTGTAACCCTCACCCTGAATGTTGCTGATACTGATAGTGCTGGCCTACTACCTGCGGCGATGTGGCAAATGCTTACAGACGCCACCGATTCGGCCACTGCTTCCAAGTTGGCAAAACGTGATGCAAACGGCAATTTAAAGGTTGCCACCCCTACAGATGATGCCCATGCCGCTACTAAGGGCTACGTTGATGCCGCTCGTTCAGGCCTGGATGTTAAGCAGTCGGTCCGTGCAGCAACTACCGTCGCCGTTCTTCTCGCTTCTGGTCTAGAAAATGGCGATGCAATTGACGGAGTAACGCTTGCCACTGGCGACCGTGTCCTTGTAAAGAACCAAAGCACCGCTTCTGAAAACGGTATTTATGTAGTCCAGTCTACTGGCGCTGCTGTTCGTGCAACAGACTTTGATGGTACAGGTGAAGTATCTGGTGGAGCGTTCACGTTTGTTGAAGAAGGTACCGCCAACGCCGACTCCGGCTGGGTCGTAACAAGCAACGGAGCCATTACCGTAGGTACGGACGCAATCACTTTCGCTCAGTTCTCTGGTGCTGGAACAATTATGGCTGGTGACGGTCTCACCAAGGATGGGAATACGATTAATGCTGTTGGAACAGCGGGTCGTATCTCTGTTTCTGAAGACGCTATTGATATTGCATCAACCTACGTTGGTCAAAATACCATTACCACACTCGGAACAATTACGACAGGTGTCTGGAACGGCACGGACGTTGCAATCGCCGCTGGTGGTACTGGGGCTTCAACTGCTGGAGATGCCCGCACCAACCTTGGTTTAGCAATTGGTACAGATGTTCAGGCTTATGACGCTGACCTTGCTGCAATCGCAGGTTTGACTTCTGCTGCTAACAAAGTCCCTTACTTTACTGGTTCTGGTGCCGCCGCACTCGCTGACTTCACAGCAGCGGGTCGCGCTCTAGTTGATGACGCTGATGCAGAAGCACAACGCTCAACTCTTGGTCTAGTCATTGGGACTAACGTACAGGCGTATCACTCAACTTTGGCAGCCGTTGCTGGTGGAACATACACCGGCGACAACGACATCGTAACCGTTGGAACAATTACTACTGGTGTTTGGAATGGTACAGATATTGCTGTCACCGACGGTGGTACCGGAGCCTCATCTGCCGCGAGTGCTCGTACCAATCTTGGTACTGCAACTTCTGCTGGCACAGCAACGACTTCTACCCCCGCTCTTGCTCGCATTGCTAAGCAAGGTTGCGCCGCCAGCATCTCCGGCACCTCAACGACAACAGTTAGCCATCTTTTTGGCACAACAGATGTCATTGTTCAGATTTACGAAGTATCTAGTGGTGCAACAGTTATTGGCGACATTGTTCGTACCAGTGTAGACGTCGTCAGTGTTACACTTTTGGGAACGATTGCTCTCAACGACTACACAATCGTAGTAACAGGCTAAGTAAGTATTGCCCCGAGGGGCCCATCATAAGAGACGACCGAGGTCATGGCTCAAAAATTTATAACACCAATCACGATTAAGCAGTTGTCTTCTGCTGGCTCTGATGGTTTAACAATTTTTCTTGATGGCGAAACTTATGCAAGATTGCAGGTTCAGGGCGGTGGACGACTCGTTTGGGGTGATGGTTCTGCTGCGGGTGACGTAAACCTATATCGTGATGCAGCGAATGTCCTCAAAACTGACGACACCCTAAAAGTTCCAGTTTTATTCATTGATGGCATTGAAGTAGATACTTCTGGCGCAACTTCTGGTCAAGTTCTCCGTTTTGATGGTGCGAAGTTTGTTCCGTACACTGGTGGAGATGGAGCAACTGGTCCCACGGGCGTAACTGGGGCGACAGGGCCGACGGGCGTAACGGGAAGTACTGGTGCTACTGGACCAACAGGTATAACTGGCGCTACAGGAAACACCGGACCCACTGGCCCAACGGGAGTTGGAGCAACCGGCGCTACTGGCCCAGCAGGTGATACAGGTGCAACTGGACCAACTGGCATAACTGGTGCAACAGGAACTGCTGGAAGCACAGGAACCACTGGAGCGACGGGCCCTACTGGCATAACTGGCGCAACTGGGAACAATGGGGCGACGGGCGCGACGGGCGCGACGGGTATAACGGGCGCAACAGGCACGACTGGTGCTACGGGCCCCACTGGAACTACTGGTGACGTAGGTGCAACGGGTACAACTGGTGCTACTGGTAACACTGGCGCTACAGGGCCTACGGGTATTACAGGAACTACAGGCACTACGGGCGCAACAGGCGCAACAGGTCCGACGGGAATCACAGGAACCACAGGCGATACTGGTGCAACGGGTCCTACGGGCATCACGGGTGCGACAGGCACAACGGGAACCACCGGTGCTACTGGCCCGACTGGCATAACTGGGGCCACGGGTATCACGGGTGACACAGGGCCTACGGGCGTAACAGGGACTACTGGCGCAACTGGACCCACAGGAATCACTGGCCCGACTGGTGTAACGGGCGATGTAGGAGTAACAGGAACCACTGGAGCGACAGGGCCGACTGGAGTAACTGGAGCGACGGGCATAACTGGGGCGACGGGTGCGACAGGCACAACAGGTCCGACCGGCGTAACAGGACCGGCAGGAAACTTCGGCGGAATCACCCTCGACTATACGTTCAGCACAAACACGGCAGCGACTGACCCCGGTGCCGGATTCCTGAAGTTCAACAACGCAGATGCAAGTCTCGCAACCGTTCTCTACATTGATGATTTGTCTGACGGCTCAACTGATGTCCAGTCATTCTTGCGGACCATTGATGATTCAACGAGCACCATCAAGGGTCACTTCCGTATTTCCAACAAACTTGACTCAAATGATTTTGCGCTATTTACAATTTCCTCTACTACGGAAGAAACTGGATATTTTACCGTTGACTGCGCATATGTTTCTGGTCCGTCAACATCGTTCAGTAATGACGAAGATGTAATTATTACATTTGCTCGTACTGGTGACGTAGGCACTACTGGAGCGACAGGGGCTACAGGCGCTACCGGACCAACTGGCGTTACGGGAACGACGGGCGCTACTGGACCGACTGGAGCAACTGGTGCGACTGGCACCACGGGCGCAACTGGAACCACTGGTACCACTGGAGCGACAGGCCCTACTGGAGTCACTGGAACTACGGGCGACACCGGACCCACCGGAGTTACGGGTGCAACTGGAACCACGGGAGCGACAGGCCCTACAGGGATTACAGGAACCACGGGAACAACGGGAGCGACTGGCGCTACAGGGCCTACGGGTATTACAGGAACTACAGGTACTACGGGCGCAACAGGACCTACTGGCGTTACTGGGGCAACAGGAACCACAGGCGATACTGGTGCAACGGGT